GTTATAGCTGCCGTCGCTTTTAGAATAATTATCAACAGTATAATAACCGCTTAAAAAGCCGTTTGAATACAGCTCATCATCCGAACGCTCAGCCTCGTAATCAGCCAAATCGACAAAATTGCCCAAGCTGTATTTACTCTCGGCGGCTTCTTTATAGCTGCTCGTCTTTTCGCTGCCTGAATTTACAAATACCGCGGCAAAAAACGACACGGAGAAAACCACACAGAAAGCCGCTATACATAAGGAGCTTATCTTAAGCGCGGATTTTATTTTTGCGTCATTGACAAAAAAGTAAGCGATATAGCAAATTATTCCGGGTATCAAAATTATGCTCGGTATAATCAGAGCAAAGGTATCAACAACAATATATATCGGTGTTGTTGTCACTTGGTTTTTGACAAAAGCCCAAAGAAGCCCCAATAACACCACTGCAATTAAAACGACGACGAGATTTTTAATTGATTTCTTTTTATCCATATTATTACCACCAACCCTCTGGCCCTTCATTCGCAGGAATATGTTCTACATAGTGTACATTTATTGGCCTGCCTGCGAACTTGCGTCGTTCGTATGAACAATACCAATTAAGAATACAAGCCGAATCGATACCGAGGCTTTTTTGTTCGTTAAGTTCATGGTTAATATATTGGCACCTTTTAGAATTTGTAACCTTGTCTGTTAGTATAGACCTGCCAACTTCAGCCATATTAAAATAAAATAAGTACTTATCTGGTAATACTTCTGATAAGCCGTAACTAAATCCATAAAACGCATCATCAAAATCCGTCAAATATCTGCCCATTTTTCCTCCAGCACTTATATATTCCCAATCGGCGTTTGAATGGATTTCTATCTCAGCTTCAAAGTGTCGAGGACCAATAGCCGTTCTGAAAATTCCCCGTATTAAGATTTCTGTTGTTTTGCTATTACTTTTAATATCATAATCAAAATACAGACAATTGATTGTTTCGCTACCTTTGTTATTGTCAAATATATTAGGAGGCAAAACATACGTTGGCAATATTTTGTTAAGATTATCTCGGCAAGCATTGTTAAGAGCAATCAAAACGACCATTAAATTGATACAATATCTTACGCGATAATTAAGCGTTACACGTCTACCATCATAATCGACATTATTAACTGGATTATTATTACAATAAGCATACATATTAGCTCCAATGGGGCTACCTACCGAAGAAAGTAATATGCTTGTATCATCGGCATTCAGGAATCTGCCCCATTCCGGATTGTAGTACCTCGATTGCAAGTAGTAGAGTCCTGTCGTGAAGTCATAGTTGTAGCCTCGATATGTTACAGGACATATCGCTGTAATTACGGCTTTTGTGGTTTCATCAAGACTTTCATCGGCAACATAAGTTATATTCCCCCATGGGTCATAGCTAAACGAAATCATAGTTTCGCCACTTGGCTCTATAATAGAAGTTACATCGCCTTGAATATTCTTTTTGAGAAGCATCGTCTGTCCGTTCAAGATAATGGCACTCGGTGTATTTTCATTATTGAAATAGACAAATTTTGACGTAAACGTTATAGGTTTATATGTTACTACGCCATCTTTCTTCTGCTCTATATTATACACCATGTTTTGTACAGAAATCTTGCCGTCTTTCCAAATATAGTCAACCGAATACTCAAGGGTTCCGTCTGACTTATACTGCTTTTTTTGCGTTCTGAGTCCGCTTGCATCATAATTATACTGGGTATATGACCCGTCTGCTGCTTTAATTTCTGTAAGCTGTTTTCCGTTCCAAACATATGATTTACCGTCATATGACACAGGGTTCCCTTCAAGGTCATATTTTATGTCCTTACCATTATATGTTTTTAGACGGTCATTCCAAAGCATATAATTTGAGCCACTATCAAACCCGTATGAAGCCGTAGTCCACTTTTTTAATTTAGAGAACGAAGCACTAAGAGTAAATGGATACTCATAAATTGATGTTCTGTTTCCACCTGCATCATATCTATATTTGTATGATTTTCCGTTAACATTATCATCAAAACGGACAAGCTGCTCAGCCTTGTCGTAAGTATAGCGATAACGAAGCGTTTTTGTACCATCAGCAGAAACCGAATATTCGTGTGTTATATTACCATTGTCGTCATATTCGTAATAATATCCTTCATTTGAGACAACTGTTTTTATTCCGTCTGTAACAGAAGACACGGTATTATACAGCGTTTCCGTCTTGCTCGAAGCCATGGGCTTTCCATCTTTTTCAAAGCTTTGATAAGAATAGTCCGTCTTTATTTCTGCATAATTTGAAGAAAGAGTTAATGGGTCAGACATGAGAACTTCTTTTTGCACTGTTCTTCCAAATGAATCATTTGTTACTGTAAAGCCGACGGATGCATCTTTACTTAATAGTGCAGAGCTGTTCTTAGTGTTTTGTGTATCCGTAGATATTTCAGAGTCATAAGACTTTGTTACAAATTCTGTTCCATTAACAATCTCAACAGCATTGCCATCGGAATCATACGTTTCGTAACTTTCCAGCCTATCACCGACCAAAACTTCGGTTGAATTTCCATTGTAATATATCGTTCTCGTTATTTCAGAATTTATAATATCGGTTTCAGAAAGCATATTGCCATACAAATCATATGAGTACTTGTAGACGTTTACTTTTGCATTTTCAGAACCACTGTCGGCATTTCTTATTTCAATTATATTACCGCTATTATCATAATTATACGAAGTATAACCACCATTTGCATAAGTTGCCTTTAAAAGACGATTTCGATATGCACCCTCGTCATAAGTATAATTAACAAGCACTTTCCCTGTAAGCAACCCGGAAAGTCCTACCATTATACGTGACACATTACCCCATGTATTATAACTGATAATATAATGGAAATCATTATGACCTATGGATGTAATTCTACCTAAATTGTCATAACCATATGTTGCATCAAGGGATGAATTTTCGGATAAGGCAACAGATGATTTTGTAAGATTACCGGTTGCCGAATATGAATATGATGTTGTTTTTCCTTGCGGTTCTGTTTTTGATTTTAAATAACCGTTCTCTCGGCTATAGTTATATGTAGTTTCCTTGTCATTTTCAGAAACCGTTGACATAAGATAGTTTCCGTCCGAAGTATATGAGCGCTTGTTAAACATTGAAATCAACGTGTTAAGGTCATATCCATTTACCGCGAGTGACAAAAGATTTCCAAAATCATCATAAACAATGTCGAACCGTTTTTTACACTGCAAACACTTACAGGAATCCTTACTTTTACAGCTACATATGCAGCCGTCGCCATAGGCACAGTCTTCCCCACAAATGCAAGATGTTATGGTAGTAGACTGTTGAGGCTCTTCAACTACTTCTTCAGTAGAAGTATCGGCAGTATTTTCAGCATTTAAGGAGTCTGTTACAGCAGAGTTTTTATGCAAACTAACCTCAGCGATGGATGGAGTACCGGGTAAATTTTCGTAAACAAAACTAAACGTAACTTCAGTACAGTCACCTTTTAAGGTAACATCATCAGCAAGATATTGCCAATTTTTAATATACTGCTTTGCAGAAACAAAAATCGAGTCCGTTGCGGTTTTTCCATCGTCATCTACATAATTATATGTAACTTTAAAGCCAGCATTTCTATCCTTTAACAAACGCAAAGCAGATGTAACATCTTGTCCGTTTGCAGTTTTCAAATTCATGGTAGTATCTGATGCCACATATTTCCCTCGATACCAGCCTCCAAATGAAATCACATCACCTTTTTTTCCGTTCAATGTAATGCTTTGTGAAAACTCGACATTATTGTTTATGCTTGCTTGAGGGAAACTAAGCATTGTCTTGGAGCGTTCGCAAATAAAATCGGTTCTTTTAATATAACTATTTTCACTATTCCAACCGTTTATATTATTATCTGTACCAATTTCGAAATTGCCATTTTGCAAATAGTCATATTCTCCAATACCATTACCCTCTTCAAGCATGGCACTATCAACATAGAACTCACCGTTTGAGTCTCCAAGCCCTATCGAAACAGTTATTTTTCCAGAGCCAACAAAAGCTTTCGGTGCTATTTGCAAAGAATAAGTTTGAAAGTCTCCGCCAACTGCGGTTATTTCTCTCTCTTCAATATTTTGCATCTCGCCATGAGCATCAGAAAATTCCAAAAGCAATGTAAGCTTGCTGTCAGCATTCGCCTCAGCGGACTTTACTTTTACAGACAAAGTATAGGGTACGTTTTTAGAAATATTAACCGTTTGAGAAATGTACTTATCTGTTTTATCGTCCGAGGCGAATTTAATGGAATGTGCACCCGAATCAAAAGTTGTATCAACTACATCAGTCGCCTCAACATTCTCACTGTCCCACGAATTCGTTCCCGACTCGAAACTTCCGTTTAACAAAAGGTTTGAAGCCGAAGTTATATTACCGGATACGTCCTTATTTTTACCTGTCAAGTATGTGTAATAACCTTTGTTATCATATGTTCCTATATTTTTCCCAAAGTTATCAAACTGCTCATAAACTATCGTCCCGGTAGAATCCTTAAATTCCACTCCATAAGGGCCATCAGAACTAACTACAATTGTGTTTCCTCTTTCAAACAAAGAATCCTTTTTGGCAAGTTCTTCTATATAATTTATTTTCCCATTATCATTATATCCAAAACCGACTTTATACTGAGACGCAACACTTGCCGAAACCATTTCGTTGCTTGAGTTGTACTCATAAGAATATGTCTTGGAGCTATTCTTTGTTACAGAAACAAGATTTTCTCCATCATATTTATAAGTGCTCATCATATAATATAATTCATTTGCGCTATGTATTTGTGTTCCATTAGGCATAAAACACTTGATATTTTCAAGCTTTCCAGCAGTATTATATGAAAACAGATATTTTCTGCCAACGCCATCAGTTATGCTCTTTATTGCAAAATAATTACCATCTGTACTAAGGTCACTAACATAAGCGATATTGATACTTTGTTCAGCATATCCGCTTGATGTTTTAACTGTTTTTGTTACAGAAATAAGTCTACCATATTTGTCAAAACGTTCCTTTTGCCCATTAGGACGTTTTACAACTATATAGTCAAGCAAATCGCCATCATAATCATCGGGTACATCCAAAAGTTCCATAGAATACCCACTACTGCCAATCACGGACGCTTTCTCTTCGTCGAAAACAATTACGTCATCATCTTCCGAATTCGTATTCACGCTTGCATTAAAAGCTATTATCGCTCCTGTATCAGTTAAATAGTTATATGTTATAACATTTGAATCGTTTACAACCGGAACAACACACCTATTATAATTACTTATCCAATTAGTTCCATACACATCAGAAACTGCATTTTCTTTAATTGATACAGCATAGTGCTTAATTGAATCGACACTTGAATTATAGACAAAAGAAATGTTCACAGGCATAACATTACCATCAAGAGCCATATCTTTTCTAATAATCGACATATCGCGCGTAAAATCGTTAACATATGCCGTTTCGTCATTATCAATACTTTGAGTATGATATTGATAACGGTTGTCATATCCCTTAACTTCAGTATAACTTAAAAGCAATCCTATGTTTGATTTCTTATTTTCTCCCACAATAGTATTGCCGAGCAGCACACCATACGAAGAATTGTCGAGCGGAACAAGAGCAAGTCCTTTGTTGCTTGAGTAATTATTGACAATTCTGTTTATATAGTCCGTTATGTTGAAGTTGACTGTTGTCGGGTTTTCGGGCAACACATTAAACCCTGTATAATAATCCAAAATGCCACTCGATAACTTAGGTCTTGTATTAAAAGTGACATTAGAGAAATTAACAGAGTCCGAGACTTCCTTTATTGCAATTTTTCCTTTAACACAGCCTTGTCCGATAAGTTGAGCTTCGGTAACAACTGCGCCATCTATAGCATCTAAAATTTGACTTTTATTTAAATTGAGATATGTAATAGCCGTTATAGGTTCGGACGAATTATCAGGAATATAATTATCTGCCGACAGACAGAGCAAAGAATCTTCTCCTGTGGCATCCGGGTCTGAACTCGTTACGCAAGTATTAGTAACAACAGAATCCCCAACTTCTGAAATAACAGGGTCAAGGACTACCGGATACGACCTATCCTTAGATTTCAGCCAAGCTTCATCAGGACAATACTCTAATATATATTGTCCATCACATATTTTTTCAAGCGTTACTGCAATCTTCGAAGACGAGTTTTTATCATTGTCATACATAACCGGAGATGGTATTTTAAATACGTTATTACCCTCAGCATCTTTAAAGATAAGGCTACCATCATTATTTTTTTCAATAGAAAGGTCGGTTGAAACAGTATAAGAATACGTTTTTTCAACTGCTTTCTTACTTTTTATAATAATGTTTTCTTTTACAACATTACCATTAACACTATATTGTATATCAGTATTCTTTAATACATTCTTATAACTTACTGAAGAGTCTGACTTATCCTGAAGAGAGCTTATATCAGCTGTTTCTTTTGGGTTTTGAATGTCAGCTTTTTTATCAGAATCTCCACCGTTAATCACAAAAGATATAGCATGTCCATCTTTTAAAACATCAATGCTATTATTTTCTTTCAAGGTTTCCGGAAATTTTATTTCAAATGAATTAGATACATTCTTATATGCACCATTTCCGTCAGGAGTTATTGTATTGTTTATATCACGCCATTCTTCACCGTCAAAATAATGTAAAACTGAAGAAGATAAATAAGTACAATACGAACCGTCGCTTTTTTGTATGTTTTGCTATTTTGAGTACGTTTGTCGTTAATTTCATACAAAATTTCGCCATCTGAAGCCAACTTTGTTTCTGTTTCATTTTGAGTATCGCTACTCGCATCAATTTTTTCAATTGCTGCCCCGTTTATCGGTATCACACTTATCAACATAAGCATTGATAAAAATACCGACAAAATTTTAAAATACCGTTTTGCTTTCATTTTTTTCCCCCAATTGTTAATTTATAAAGAACACAATGTTGTGTTACTTCCGCAATTCGTTGTTTATGTACAAGATATTATATTATTATTTTGATAATTTGTCAATATTGACTACAACGACGATACTGTAATTCTAAAATGTTTTGCTACTGCATAAGTATAATATAAGCGACACCCGTAAACATACAAAAACACCCCTACTTTCAAAACGAAAGTAGGGGTGTTTTTAACATTATTAAGCATTAAGCAACTTCTTTTACTGAGCCACAAACTTACAGCCCTTAGTCTTTGCCCAAGTTTCGGCATATGAACCGGTAGTAACGAAAAGCGTTATATACCTGTTTTTGTTGTTGCGAGGCTCCCCTTCTTGCTTTTTGTAAGTATCATTAAAAGCGTCTGTTCCTATATTAGTAACACTACTTGGTATAGTAATATTTGCGAGAGAAGAGCACTGTTTGAAAGCGCTGTCTTCAATACTTGTTACAGAATTGGGAATTACAACGTCAGTAAGGGCATAGCATTGAGTAAAGGCACCGTATGGAATGCTTGTAATTGTGTTTGGTATAACGACTTTTGTGATACTTCTACAATTGCTAAAAGCACCCGAACTCATGCTTGTTACAAAATCAGGTATAGTATATTCGCCAGCTTTTCCGCCGGGGCAACATATTAAGTTTGATTTGTTTTTATTGAACAACACTCCATCCTCACTTGAATAGTTTGAATTATCCTCTGCAACTTCTATTGACTTCAAGCTATAACAACCATTAAACGCGGAATTACCTATGTTTGTAACGCTACTCGGTATTATGATATTCTTGAGAGAGATGCAACTTTCAAACGCGCGTATTCCTATGTCTGTCAAGCCATTGGGAATATTGACATTTACAAGTTTATCGCAAGCAGAAAAAGCATCTCTTCCAATACTTATTACACTATTAGAAATATTAACGTCTGTAAGGTGTAAACAACTATAAAATGTAAGATTTCCAATGCTCTTTACACCATCGAGAACCTCAGCCTCTTTAAGCGTTTGTTGAAGATGGTGCTCAGTAATGCCTTCCATGTTAACGTAGGCAAAAGCATCATTTTTCATCAATCCATCCGAGTCATTGCCGTTCTTAGATATTGTTACCTTTGTAAAATCTTTATTGAACTTAGCAACAACATACTCAGGTTTGGTTTTGCCTATATTAAGCGTGTAATTGTTGGCTTTTATTTGTTCAAAAAAGGCATTAGTAACACCAACCTCATCGAATGAAAACGTAGCTGTATCAGTATAATAACCCGAATATTTAGGTTTTTCGGTTGCAACAGCACCAAAGTGCGAGGTTTTCTCTTCAGTAGACTTACCGGACGTCTGAGTTATGATTGTCGAGCCACTTGTTAAATCGCCTTCGGCGGTAGCGAGCTTATATGGTATTTTCACATTGTTTTCTTCAGCTACAACGCCGTTATACGTAACTGTTCCCACAAGGGACTTACCATCCGGGATAATTACATCTCTTAATGTTACGCTGTTGGCGTTGGTATCGACGTCTTCGGACATCTTCTGTACTTTGATGTATGCCGGTATAGTCGCCGTATATGTAGACTCTTCTGAATACTCAACTGTTGAACTGCCCGAAGGCGTGTCCTGATTAAGTGTCTTATCTGCCGCGAAAGCCATAGTGCCACAGCTTGCGGCTGTTACTGCTCCGAGAGCTATAGATATAATCTGTTTTGTTAACTTTTTCAAATTTATCAATCCTTTCTTAGAAAATAAGAAAAGCGGCCCCTATAATTGTTCGGGGCAATATATAGGAGCCGCTGAAAAAATGGAATCGGGTCAATCAAGACCGATTACGAATACAAGATTAGTCAACAGATACAGTGAATGTAGCTGTGTCGTTATAGGTTCCTGAAAAGGACGGAGCCTGAGTAAGTACAGCACCGAGAGCCGTAGAAGTTACAGCATCCGGATTACCGGCGGCCACACTGAGAATGGTGTCGCCTGTTGCTATCTTCGTACCCTGATTCTGAAGGTCGTAAGTAATCTTAGTATCTGCGTTGTCAGCAAGTACAAGAGAATCCGCAAATGCAACCTTTACGTTAAGGGTCTTGCCGAACGGAATAAGGACTTCTTTGGCAGTTACATCTTCTGTTACCGGGGTCTCGCCGACCTTGGCAGCTTTAATGTATTCCGGAATGGTTACTATATATGTTCCGTTGACCGTATCATCGGTCGGGTCCTCCGGAGTACCGGGGTCGGTTACTTTACCTGCCTGATAATAGACGGTTGCAGTACCGGTCGGGGTGTCCTGATTAAGTGTTTTGTCAGCAGCGAAAGCTACTGTGCTGAGTGAACAAAGAGTCGCAAGTGAAAGAGCTGCGGCTACTGCCTTCTTTAATACGTTTTTCTTAAAATGCATTGTTAATTACCTCTTTTTCTTTCTTGAATTTTTTTGTCTTTTGTAATTTGATTGTGTAATCTCTGATGAATCACACAACACTTAAACATTGAAATGCAGCCCAAGAAGGCTCTGCTCGTACCTTGTAATAGACTTTGGTTTTCAAAGCAATTCTCCTTTCAATTTAGATTTTTGTATACGGTCTTGTTTTCATTGCACGTCTCTGAACAATCTTACTTGACGTGCATAGTTACTTGCATCTCCGGCGAGTTCATCTCGGCGCCGGTTTCCAGCTCGTTTGTGTAAATGTGTATGATAATCGGATAATCACCCTGCGAGAACTCACGCGAAATGTCTATTTTATGTATTTTTTCTCCAGGCGGCACCATGTTTGATTTGTATATTACCTCTCCTGAGTCTTTGAGCTTAATTTCAAACGAGAAATAGCACGGGTTGCCATCAGGGTTTTCGAGGTCTATACCTAATCCCTCTGTTTTATTTGCCGGTATCGTCCATTCGGTGAAACCTTTTACTTGGATGCCTGCCAGTCGCTGTTCCTCACCGTTATTGTCGCTGTTCCCTGTAGTGTCTTCTATCACAGGCGTCCACGGCATATACGGTTTGTCAGGCTTTGACGGTATAAACGTCAATCCGACGAGCATAGACGTCACAAGTAAAATCGGAATTATAATTACGGCTAACGAACGCTGTATCTTTGTAAAGGAGTTTTCTCCCGTCCTTACATACTGTTTTGTATACGAGAAAAATCTTCGCTTATTGTAATGGTCGAATTTGTCTCCGTTTATAGACAGTATGTTGTCGCCTTTGTCCTTAAACTTCTTTTTTATCTTTGCAAAGCCGTCAATGGGATAGTCTTTACCGCGTTCTTCCTGTTCCTGCTTAAACCGCTTAAACTGCTTGCGTGTAAGATACTGATATTCTTTTTTCTCTTTTTCACGCTTGTATTCACCTTTTTTATACCCTACGCCCAAGTCCTGCACATTGCGAGCGAAGTATATCTTTTTTTCATCCGTCTTTTGCTCTTTGCTCTGTTCAACATCAGAACTCCCTGATGTGGTTAGTTTTTTGTTTTCATTCATTTTTTGTTTTTCCTCCTTGTTGTATTTACATCTATATATGATGAAAAAATCGTGGAATTTGCCCTTTTTACAAAAAATCAATGTAAAAAAGGACATAAAAAAACCGCTTCCCATAGGGAAACGGTCTGATGTTCGTTATTCGGTTGTTTTTGCGTTTGTTCTTTTTTCTCGCACTTATCACTGTAACTATTATATCGCGGCTTTATTTTGAAGTCAATGTCATCTTTTTTTCACGATTTTTTTCACTTTTATTTCACGGTTTTTTTCACATTTTTTTCACGTTTTTTACAAAGCCAAAAAAAGAAAGCCAACATCAAAAGATGCTGACTTTCTAAATTATTTTATGTAATGAAACAATCAAACCGAACCGTGCATACTCGAATATTTTCCTTTATGTTCGCAAGTGGCATTACTTTGTTCTTGCCTCAACAAGCTTTGAACTTCACTCGGTGCTATTTCGACTTCTTCTGCATCCGGTATTTCATCGGCTGCTTTGGAAGCTTCAACTTCGGCTTTTTTCTCGGCTTTGGTAACGGAAGCTTCGAAATCTTCATCGTTGCTTCGTACAGCTACAACCTCGTCGTTGCTGTCTGCCTCGTTATTTTTCACCGACACAACCGAATTGTTAACACTTCTGCGCTTAGTTGTGGCCTTGGTTTCTGTCTTAGCATTTTCCGGGCTTGACGTACTCTCAGGAACAGAAGCCTCAACATCTGAAGCATCTGCATATGTCGTAACAACCGTCGTTGTTTCCGGCATATCTTCATCATTATTCCTTTGAATAGAGAAAGCTACCGTAAGTGCTGCTGTTAAAACAGCACAAATGCCCACTGTCATTATTATTTTAGACGTCTTTTTCATGATTAAATATCTGCCTTTCAGTAAGAAGTAAAAGTAAGATATATATAAACGGCTGTAAAATATAGAACAGCCGGAAAACAAAAGAAAGCCGCATTCTCTAAGGAGAAGGCGGCTGATATATTATACTTGCCATATTACTACAACAAGCGGTCTTCAAAAGACCATAACAGCCGCCTTTACATATGACGGTTGATAAAAAAATAGCTGCTACCAATCACCAGTCGTGAAAGATAACAGCAAGCTCCCGTAAAATACACAATATAAATAAAAAAACCGCCACCAATCGTCGAACGCGAAAGATAACAGCAAAACATTAAATTTATTTAATATACATAATTTATTATGTTTAAATTATACCATAGTATTTTACTACTGTCAAGCGAAAAAACAAAAAGGCTCACTGAGTATTGCACCTCGGAGAGCCTTAATTATATTTGCTTTACTTTAACATTTGTAATAATTCTTTCATTCTTTCAACGCCCTTACTTGCGCTCTTATAGCCGCTGTTGTACGACCTTGTATACCATTCAAGAGCCTTGGAATAGTCTTGTTCCACACCTTTGCCAAACTCGTACATATAGCCGATATTGTTCATTGCAGTAGCATAACCGGCATTAACAGCTTTGTTATACCATTCAAGAGCCTTTGTATAGTCTTGTTCCACGCCTTCACCGTAACCATACATATAGCCGATATTGTTCATTGCAGCAACATTACCGGCATTAACAGCCTTGTTATACCATTCAAGAGCCTTGGAATAGTCTTGTTCCACGCCTTCACCAAGCTCGTACATATAGCCAATATTGTTCATTGCATCACTATTACCTGCATTAGCAGCTTTGTTATACCATTCAAGTGCTTTTGTATAGTCTTGTTCTACGCCTTCACCAAGCTCGTACATATAGCCAATATTGTTCATTGCAGTAGCATCACCGGCATTAGCAGCTTTGTTATACCATTCAAGTGCTTTTGTATAGTCTTGTTCTACGCCTTCACCGTACCTGTAAATATGGCCAATGTTACATAAAGCCTTATTGCGACGTTTATTATCTATTGTGCTTTCTTGAGCAATACTGTTAAGGTAAACTATTTCCTTCATGTAATATAGCTCTCCCGTATTTTTCTTGGTGCTATACAGGGGCTTTCCACATTGTACACAGAAGTTTGCCGTATCCATATTGACATTTCCACAGCTCATACATGCGTTTCCCAAAACTAATCGTTCTGCGGAAATTTGCACATCATTTATACAGACTTTCGGGGCTTTTGATATAAGTGTATTGTAGTAACATTTGTTTGAGCGACAGTCGTTCCTATATTTATCAATACTGTAAAAAGCAGGCTTCTTTAAATCGTCTTCCGATATAGCAATACTATTATCTATGTATTGTTTCATACGATTACCCCAATATAAGCACAACAAATCATTGCGGGCTTGAGAAATAATGACAATATATTTAATTTGTTTTATGCTTGTTTCCTCATGTACGGGAGAAATAATGTCATTCCCATACATGTTAATAAGACTTATAAGATATTTCAAAACCGCAAGTTCGGAACAACTTAAAGCTTTGGAACATTTCACGTCATAAATTTTTTCAAACATATCATAATGGTTTCTGTTAGTAAATCTCTTACAAGTGTTATTATTATATAAACATGAAATCTTTAAGGCTTCAAGTAACGCCGTAGCAATATATTTTAGCGGGACAAATTCATTAGCGAGTCCCCTTTTGGCTGCAAGAGTCGCAGCTTTAACAATCCAATAATAATATCTCACATCGTACAGATAGTTATTATTAGAAAAATACACTTTCGCATCGCAACATCCACGGAAATAATCATAAGATACGCAAACAGATTGAAAAGCGCCCCATTGAATTTGCTTCGGCAGAAAACCGACAGCAATATCAAGCATTGCCTGAATATCGCCTTTATTGGCTTTGTTGTTTAAATCAACGTACTCAGGTATACGCATAAGGTCAGGCTTAGTGTAACAATTATACCACATTCCGTAATAACGGCGATTGGGAGAATAATAATCGGGATTACACATAGGTACATTATTATTCTTTTTGGCTGTTTCAATTTTTTCCGTGTTTTCTAATTTTCCTTCAAAAGCTTTAAGCACTTGGTTAAGAAGATGCAAACACTCTTCCGCATCATCAATAGTCGCTTCTCTTTCAGTCTCTTCTTGGGCGTGGACTCCACAATTAGACTTAATCCTTATACGGTGAAGAAGAGATTCCTCTTTTTCGTCAATCATATTTGCTTCTCTGATTTTCTGGATTAGGTCACATAAATCCACCTTGTAAGTATCAATGTTGCATTGGCCGCAAAGAATTTTTACAACTCTTTCAAGAGCTTTTCTGATATTAAAGAGTGCATTTTCCGCCTCTCCTCTATCAATTGCTTCTTTCGCCAACCGATAATATTCATACTCTTTTTTTGTTGTAGTCGCATTTTTCATAAATAAAATGGCCCTCCGTAATATTTTTTCCTTTCTTCCTTTCGTGTCTGAAAAAAGCAAAAAACCGCATATTTTTTCAGAACGTATCATTTTATCACACAAAAAAAGAAAGTCAACACCTAATTGATGTTGACTTTCTAAATTTTCATTATAAATTGTACGTTCGGTTTAATTGCGTAATCCAAGTATCAATGATTTGCACTACTCTCAAACCGTTCTCAAGCATAAATTATGCAGCGGTCTTTATTCTAACCGGCAAGGTTATGAAATTAGCTTTACCGTCCAAAATGTTAATGGGATTATATGCATTACCTACTGTCATTTCAAAGTCTTCGCTTTCTACAGCTCCGACTGCTTCTAACAGATAGTTAATATTAAATCCCATAACCAACTCTGCTTCGGCATTTGACTTCGCTTCAACACTTACCTTTGCTGTTCCGAGTGCTGTGGCTATTGAAAACTCAATCTCGTTCTTTGTAAACTTCACAACGATAGTTTTTTCCGTTGCGGTGCAAAGAGGAATGAGACTGTCAACCGCATCCTGAAATTCAGATGTGTTTACATTAAAGGTCACTGTGTTGTCTTTTGTTATTTTTGCAGTCAGCGCGTCCACGTCAAATATGTTTCCGCCGTACAACCTTCCTATTACACGGCTGTTGTTTATATCGAAGATAATGTTTCTCTTGTCATATGACACGATTACGTTTTCATCATCTTTGGTATTGCTTTTCGCAAGCTCTAACAACACATTCTTCGGCAGCTTTGCTTTGAACGATACTGAGTCGTCAGCTATCTTCGTCTTACGGCAAGCAACCCTGAAACCGTCAAGCGCAAATGCTTTCATTTCGCCTTTTTCTACTTCAAGGCTGAAAGCACAGCCCTTGGCAAGACTCGCTTCGTCATTGTCTCCTGCCGCAAACAGTGTCTGTTCAATGCTTTCCTTCATATCACCGAACGGAACCGTGAAGCTTTTAGCTGATTCCAACGACGGCAAGTTAGGATAGGTCTTTACATCTACCGTAGGCAGGTTAAATTCCATACCGGGTTTTGATACCTTGACGCTTTTATCATCAAAAGTCTCAATAACTATTGTCTTCGTTGTCGGCAGCTTCTTTGCAAGAGATACAAACGTCTTGGCATTTGTCAATATCTCTCCCGGTTCCTGCACTGTTATATAATCACAGAGCGTTGTTGTTATACCCGTTACAAGGTCGTATCCTGTTATTATAACCTTGTTGTCCGCCGTAGCGGTTATTTTTAAACACTCTAACGCCGGAACGGTGCTTTTGCTCGCCGCTGCTCTCGCACAAGTGACAAGAGCTTTTTTGAATTCTGCTGAATTTGTAAACGTTACTTTCATAAAAATTTTTCTCCTTTTTATTGTATATAATTACTTGGTTTATTTTTTTACAGACTAAGACTTATCAACGATTCCTCATAAAACGAATCATCACAGCCGTAAATGTTTTTAAAGCCCCATTTGTAGCAGCTGTCAGGCAAAATCTCGTGAACAAACTTTATCGGGAGCTTGACATCCTTTTCAAGTTTAAGCTCTAAAAGACTTCCTGAACCGTTCCAAAAGTCTATCAGCCCGCAGTTAACATCCTTATCTAAAACAAGGTATTTCCTGTCTTTAATTTTCTTGGGGCAATATTTTTCGTCTTTCGTTATTATTTTTTCAAGTTCTTTTTTCGCTTCCAGTATTGCTATAGCTTGCCCTAATGGCATCTTAACAAGAAACGTAAGTGCATTTATACCGGTACATTCATTAACGTATTCCGCAACAAGACTTTCTAAAAAGCTGTTCTTACTGTAATCGCCTTCGTTATAAGCCTTGTTAAGCTGTGTCTTACTGTATCCTTGCTGTTTAGACAGCCATACTGTTGAAGCTAAATCATTTATTTTCCCTTCGTAAAACGAGTTAAGAGTAAAATCGTAGTTTGCATCACCCGTATCCACAGTTATATCAACGCAAACAGTTCTTTTCAGGAACTCGTCAAACGGAAAGTTTATATGTATGTGTTCTCTTACCCACTCGTAAATGAAGTCGTGATAACCCTCGTCAAACTCATTTTGAATTTGAGTTGTTATCTCATCACACTCATAGTCGTAATAGTCATCATACATATCAATTATTTGCTCTTCGAACTCTGCCATAGGCTCGTCGCTTCGGAAGATTTTTTTCAACCTTTCCGTTGAAATTTCATCATCGCAATCAACGTAAGTATCGAAAGAATATTCTCCGTCGTGTTCGTCGTTCAAATACATATTATTTTTTATATAGTCTCTGATTTTATCGACGACTTCTTCCTTAGTTAACGTATCCAAAGCAAAAGCCAAGGGAAAACTCATTTATAATCATCTCCTTACTTTTTATTTTTTATCAAAAACGGTACAACCCGTATTTTGTGTTTACCAACCACGCCTTTCGTGTTTCGTCATATTTCGTTACATATACATTTCCATACATTTTCACGACTTTTTCTCCGTCTACATTTACAACCGGAGCCTTAGCGTATTTTCCTTTGTTAAGTATGTATATGTCTTTATACCAAGCTTCTGTTTGATTATGCTCAAAAGCTTCAAGGCGTTCTAATAGAGTCACAAACAAAAAGCCTCCTTTCCTAAAAAAGAGCCACAACCTTGCCGAAAGCAAAGATATGACTCTATGTTTTGTTCTATAAAATAAAAAAATCTGCCAGCCGAAAACGGATAGCAGATATACTTTGTTTTTTATATTTTTATTATGTGTTAAGTATAACACAATAGCCAAGCGTTGTCAAGAAAATGCGCAAAAAAAGAAAGCCAACATCAAAAGATGCCGACTTTCTAAGTTATTTTACTTCGTCTATAATAATGTTTTTCAAGGTGCTTGACGTTTCCTCTATTATGCTCTTCAAAGTTGCAATTTGCGTAAAATCTTCAAACAAGCATGGAGTTTCAGACAAGCACCATTCCTTCAAATCGTTTTTATTCGCCCAAATATAATATACACTGTTTTCAGGCGTTTCCTTTTGACATTTTAAACAAAACATAGCAAGCAATTCCTATCTACAAAGTAAGTTTATTATATCATACAATATTTGACCGTAATTTGACAAGTAGATTATTTCTTATTCCGAATAAGGAGATATTGAAACAATGATTGCGGTTTTGAAATTTTCATCTGCAATTTTGTCAAGATACTTTTCAAGTTCCGCATCCCCATTTTCACAATCTCTGGGGAACATTTCGTCAAGCTCATCGTAATTGTAATCATAATATCTTTCTTTGAAATCGTCTCTATCGCAAAGTACCATTTCGTTCAATATAGCGTATTCATCTACCCGACAACTCGACATAGAACCTAAGTACCAACCGTATTCATCATTGGGTACTACTTCATTGTCAACTGTGAATATGATAGGTAATTCAGGATTTTCACTTGCTAATTTTAACAGTTTTGCTGTTTTTTCACAATTGTTCATTCTTCGTCCTCCTCATCAACGGTTTCAAACACGATGCCGTTGTTCTCAATGTCTTCATCTGTATATCCATTCGATTTCAAAAACTCTCTGGCATCATTTTCGTCATCGAAAACAATAGCAAGTCCGTTTTTATCGCATACATACTCGTTTCCGTTTATTGAGATGCCGTTTATCGGTCTTCCAATCATTACGCCTTTCATCTTTCACACCTTCTGTTCCATTTTTCTATTGCTTCTTCTTTAGTCATACCTCTCGCACCTAAACAACCGCATTTAACGCAAAAGACATTATATCCTGCGTCACTACCGATGATTTGTTTCTTTTTTAGTTTGGCGAGAAGATATTCCTCTGTTCTTACAGGCTGTACTGTCATTACTTCTGGGAACACGGACAAATCCGTTCCACAAAACGGACACGGTTTCAAAACTCCCATTCTCTTTCATCCTTTCAACTCTTTCTCCGCATTTCTGCAATTGGCAACTATGATACCTTTTGCTATGTCGCCACGAATTCTGAATGTATAATCGTCGCTCGGCAAATGCACCCATTCGGAACGGTCAGCAAAATCAGAACACCTTTCTGTAATATCACTGTCGGAAGTTAATCTACTCGTATGACAGAGAGTATTATTGTTCTTACATATATTATAATGTAAACAATCATTACAAGTTTTCATTTTTCGTCCTCCATCATTTCAATTTCAAAATACTCGTTTTCGTAAAAGTCTCCAGCACTTGCCAATTCAGTCCAGCTTTCAGCTTCTGCAGCAATTTCGTGCGGAAACATATCAATCAAAAAGTCATACACGCTTCCGCTGTCGGCGAAGCTGTGACTTTCGCTGTTTAAGACCTCGCCGTTCTGTTTTGTTGCAATCTCGCTTTTAAGCGTTACCTGTGCATAAACTCCTTTTGAAAAAGACTGTCGCATCATTACTTAACCTCTACTTTCCTGTTGTTCCATCCACTTTGGTCTACCGTCAATGCCCTGTTCGATACAATCGCCGTTCTTTACACAAGCATCACAGTTGTATGTTTCATTTTCGCAGTTGTCAAAAGTGTATTTTCGGAAAACGACATCATTGCCGTCTATGAACAATTCCATAGGCTCGCCTTCCTTGATGTTGAGTTCCTTGCGAACACTCTTAGGTATAATTATTCTGCCTAAGTCATCGACTCTACGAATAACTCCTGTTGTTTTCATTTCTATCAATCTCCTATTAAAGTCCTTTCTCCATTTCCTTTCTCAAACTTTCCTTGATGTAATAATCAAGTCCGAGTTTGATACAGAGGTTTTCGGCTTTTTTACCAAATTCAGCCCAGTCGATATTCGACTTGTGATAATTTAGTTTGCCGATTTTTACTTTATCAACCAACGGTGCAACCCAATGTAAATCGACAAAGAATTTCTTTTCGTCTGTTACAGGCTCAAAAGACACCCAAGTTTTTATTCCTCTCTTGTGTGCTTCTGCAAAAGCATCAACTCTTGCTCTCCATAACGGGCTTAGACCGTCTCCTATTCCGTCAAGAGTTATACCGTACCAATCGTTTTCATCAAGCAAATCTAAGTCTCTGCTTCCGTCACCTTTGGTAAGTATCTGAACATTATTTCCGCTATCTTTGATAGCTTGGATAATTTCTCTTGTCGGTGTTGTATCATAACCTGTCGGATAGGGGTCGCAAGCAAAGCACAAGTGTATCAGCTTTCCGCTGATATTCTCGTCTTTAAGTTGCTTTTTTACAGCCTCAACTATGTTTTCTCTCGGCTTTACTTCCGAATGAAATGTTTTTCTGTCTTTATGCAAAACATTTGGTGCAAAACAGTAAAAACAATTATGCGGACAGCCTGTGTAAATGTTTATGGCTAAATCGCCGTATTCTTTTGCTTTGCCTTTCGGCTCGTAAATCGGTTTCATGATTTTTTCTCCTATTTATATTTTCCGTTTCTATCATAGAAATGTGTTTCGTTGTAATACTTTGATGTGTGACGCCATCCGCTGTATGTGAGAATTTTATCTTTCAAAACAGTTAATGGCAATTGCTTTACTAACTGGTTTTAGGCATTGACTGATTTCTCATTTACACTCATCACAAATTCCTCGATTCGTTTCATATTAGGCTTTACCGGGAGACTGGTATTCTCTTTCGCATACTGAAGACGGGTTTCATAATCAGAAATCAGTTCAAAGAACTCCTGTTTGTATGTCCCATCCTCATTCTGAAACGCGCCATTTCTGATACTCAGCAAAAAATCTCTATCATTTTCACGATAGGTACATATTTCTTGTTTTTCGAGAATATCTAAGCACATGAGGTACAACCTGACAAGATGCATAGCGTGTTTATTAAGGTGTGCATCGTCTTTCTTGCGATTCCTATGATTCAGCTTTTCATAGTTCTCAACAACAGAGGAAAGCGTGTTAAGCAACGTTTGGAACTCCCTCGCCGGGTATTTATCAATATGAATGTTGCAGTAAACCTCCAAATCAAGGTCGTCACGCTGGCTTTTGTCAGTCAAGAGTTTAATGCCACCATTTTCAAACGAGGTAAACTTGTCCTCAAAGGATTTAACAGAACGTTCCAGCGCCCCTTTGATATGTTCTTCCGTCTGGGCTTGAGAAACCCTATCTTTGGCGAGAGCATTTTGGAGCCTACGCAACTGCTGCGTAGCATAACCGCCAAAAGACGCAACTGCCTTCTGTGATAAGAAAAGCCCTCTATTTTCAATCATCTGTCTACCAACATCGGTAAGCAGGAAATAGTGTTCAGGCTTACATCCAAGAAGCTCGATTGTATTCGGGTTGCAGTTAATCAGTAAGTTTACCAACTTATTAAAACTATAAACGGTGGTATCCGTTTCGGTATTAACCACCTGTTCAAAATTAGACAGCCCAAGCAAATCGCTCTTTCGATTCAGAGCACAGCCACGAATATCTACATCGGAGGTTTCTACGTTCGTTCCGTATGCGTAACTTCCGCCAAGTGTCAGGAAAACCAATCTTCCTGATAAATGCGGATTGGTTCGTAGAAAATCATACTTTTCTTTTTCAACCATATCCTTAATTTTTTCTGTTGTCATAAGAGCACCTCCGTTAAAACCATACAAGTACCTGCCCGAAAGCCGGACTTGTGAGCCAAATGAACATTGTCATACCTCCTCAGTTATCTACATTCAGAATGATACACGGCTTCCAGTACGGGTCGTATTCGGCAACCGTTTTCTTCACAAGAGCGTCAAACTCCTCATCGGTGTAATCAACATCGGTGTAATCAACATCGGCAAGGGAGTCTGCGACAGCTTCCTCAAACTCGTCCCTGTCGGTGTAGCACATACAGTCGTTGACCGTCTGAGCACAGTCAAGAAATTCCCCCTTGTATGCCTTGATGTAACTGCAACACATATAAGAGTAGTCTCCGATGTTGGCTTCCTCTCCCGCAAGGACGAGAAGTGGGAGGGTAGGGTTCTCGCGGATAAGTTGACGCAGTTCGTCAGCTGAATGGAGTAGCCCGGTAGGGCGGCGTTCATCGTTTGTCATTTCAATACCTCCTCGTAATCATCAAACTCAACCTCATCATTAAAAATGTCGAGAGAAACGGTGATTTCGTCCTCTTCGGTATCGTCTACGGCAACATAACCAATGCCGTCACATACAGTAGACAACTGGAGGCAGTCCAAATCTTCCCCCGTTGCTCCGATGAAACTGTCGCGGTCGATTTCGACCACTTTGAAATATCGTGCCATTATTTCTTCGTCTCCTTTATAAAATATTTTCCGTAAAAACACACACCACAACAAATCTCATGATTTAAGTGGTATTTTTGACGAAAACAAACACACCGGGGCGACTCCGAGACCGAAGTTGGCACTGCTGGTGTAGATGATGCCTGTCGGACCGACATAGCGAACACTGTCGCCGTTGCCGCTGAAACAGCCCCACGGAGTAAGCGTCCACATCCACTCCGGGTAGCATGGCACAAGGTCTCTGTACTTACGATACTGGTCGCAAGACAGTATCGTTACATAGTCCTTACAAGTGCCGTACCGTTTGTCTCCGTTATCCGCAATCATGTCTGATGTCTGCTTGACAAGATGCTTCTTATTGAGCTTGTCAAGAAACTCATAGTTCAACTCTCTGCGTAAGGATGACTCCTTCCAGTTGTTATGATTACCAGCATCAAACGGAAGCTTCTGCCATAATTTTGCAGTGATTGCAAGGTAGTTGCCGTCGATAATATCAAGGCATATCCACTTTATATCTTTATAGATAAAGTGGTCTCCAATGCATATATCCGGCTTTTTAACTATTTTTATTTTTACTTTTTTAATTCTTCTCATTTCTTTCTCCTTTTTTGTTCTCCATAACTGCAAAAATCATATTCCTGCATAGGAAATACAGTAAATAATCTTGCGCATACATTCCCTAATAATGCATTGTCAACAGAATAGTATTTGCAGTCTTTGCAATAAACAACAGTATTGACTGCCGTAGCTTTATGTTCAAAATGCTCACACCTATCACTCACGTCACTATCTGGTGTAAGTCTCGATGCGTGATAAGTGTTGCAATTCTCTACGCACTTGGCATAATTTACACAATCTCTACAAATCATTCTGTATCACTCCTTAACAGTTCGGGGTTGTCGTGTATGTTTCCAATAACTTCACAGCAAACAGTTGTTTCGCTTTCATACAAGTCATCCATTTCTACGGTTTGTCTGTTTGTAAAACATATTCCGTCCCACTCTGAAATTTCTACACTGCCACAATTTAAAAATACACCATCGTGGTAGCCCTCATAGTCTGCTACAGCGTCCTCGTATGTTACAATATCTCCCTCAAAAATCTTTGTGCCGTTCTTATCGGTCAAGCCTGTGTATTGTCCTACAGTATTTTCATCAACATACAAGCAATTTGCACCACAGCAATTATATTCTTCACACTCGAATGTGCTTTCAACCATAACCATTTCACCGTGATTATCTTTCGTAGGCACACCATACGCCCACTCGCCGTTATCTGTCCGTTTACCTCTAAACAAAATCACTCTCATTATTCCTCACCAACCATTCCTTTTAAGAGATTGTCAATATTTTCAAAAGACACAACAGACATTTCACCTTTTTTATTAAGCAGCAGATATGATTTCAACCTTTCCGCAAACTCTTTATATGCTTCAGCTTTGATTTGCTCAACAGTTTTAAAATTTGAGCAAGGGCCTTGTACGCAATATTCCGTTATTTCACCGTCATACTCATAAACACATTTCGGGCATTCTTTTACCCTTTTAATTTCTGCGTCTTGTCTTTCGATGACTTCAGCACAAATCTTGATTTTTGCTTTTGCGTTCTCAATTTCTGCCTTTTGGCGTTTGATAAGGTTAAGAGTCGCAGTATAGTCTATTCCTTTACATTCTTGCTCATCATCATTCCAACACGGGCAATCATAACAAGGAATTGAACCGTTTTGTTGAGTGCATAAATCTAACGCTTCTATAATTTCTTCATCAGTAAATTTTTTATCGGTCATCTTAATTCTCCTTTATCACAAAAATCGTCAAAATTCAAAATGCCTCTATAACCCTTCCCGCATTCTGCGTAAAAATCCGAAAACATTAAATATTTACAATTTTTGCAATATACTATACTCTCCACATAACACCAGCTCTGCGGCGGTCTTGTTATTATAGGTTTTTCACATTCGTATTCCTTGCCTCGATAATGAGGGCATGGGGTAAAGCAGTTACGATTGCAGGGCTTTTCAAATTCGCCTAACCCTTTCGGCTTGTCATATAATTTAAGGTTGGATATGTGCCAGCCGTAAAGCATACGACTGTTTTTGCCGTAATCGTTGAGGTCATCTTTAAGAACACAAGAGTTTTTTACAGCGGTTATTTCGGGTTCAATATCATCATTTCCCCATTTATCAAGCGACAAATAGCAATAATCGAAATTATCGTCAATTCCTCGTTTTCTGATTGTGTCGATTCTATCACACACAAACTCTCCGATAACCTTGCCCAAAAATCTCTTCATAAAAGGTTGATATTTTTTCGGAATATGGTTAAAAGACTTTTTATCTTTGGTGCAATATATCTTTCCCACCTTATTCCACTCATCATCTTGAGGGTAAGTCTTTCTAACCTCAACGGTTTTTTCTTTATCTATATTCCAACCCATTGTTTTGGCTATAATTAGAAATACCCAATAAGGCTTAATGCTTATCATTACGCTTTTCATATCATTTTCTCCTTTTTCCCTTTGCAATTGTTAATATTAAATCTCATAAAATTATTCCTTTCTTTCTTGTTCATTTATATATGAACAATTTTTTTATTTTTTTGCCACGAAATAAAAAAAGTCGCAGCACTGCAAGCGCAATGATACGACTTTCTGATTTTTACATAAAAAAATCTGCTACCCAAATAAATGGATAGCAGATATAAGTTATTTTTTATTTTTATATTATGTGATTAGTATAACATTCTTTCTATGTTATGTCAATCGCATTTTTCTATTCCTTCTTCGCCAAAAAGAAAACAACGGGCAAATTCGTCTTGTATAAGATACAACGTTTTGTCGGTGGAATCCGAATGAGGAGCTTTTGCAACAACCGTAAATGTGGATGCTGTAATTCTTTCGTGTATAGACGGGTCAAAGTATGGAGTACAATACATATAATACACCGCAAATTCGGGTGCGTTTTTTGTTACCCATTCTGTATAAGAGCTATACGCACAGCCGGTATCAATAACCTTAACTCTATCTCCAACATTGATTTCTTTATCATCCTTGTTGTCTACAAGCTCAAGATATTCGGAAGAATTCATAACCCACCAGAAATGGTTGTCTTTGCCTTTACCGTTACCACTGTGTCCGCCAATATTGTTGTCAAATTCAACCAAAACACTGCTGCCCCCTGTTTCTCTTATTACGCCCAGCTCGTTAACAATATTTACGTTTCTAATTTCATAATCTTTCTTAATAAAACGAACTCGGTCGCCAACTTGGAATTCCGGTTTGCATTTAGCTTTATTGTCTTCCGAAATGTAATCCTGTGAATGGTAGAGCCTTCCGAACGCAATTTTGGCGCCGATAGCAAAATCAAACTTATCATTAGGATGACATTTTGCTACAGCCTTTTCGCCTGTTTCTTTATCAAGAGCTATAACATCCTGTCCGTTCTGATAAATAATTACCGGTTTTCTCTTTGTGTTTTTGTTATCCCATTCAAAATCACTGAATTCAAGAATAGTATAATAATTGCGAGTTAAGAAATATGTTTTCTTACAATAAGTCCCATTGTTAAAAGTATAGCAGGTATCGGGGCCATAGTTCCAGTTTGTCATTGACATATACGAGGTTCCGTCAGCCCACCTTCTGCCTACGCTATCAAGGTAGCGGCAGAAGATTTTAGCTTCCTCTTTGGTTTTGCAGTGCATAGCATAGTTGCCCATGTATTTGTTAATATTAAATTTCATGATTTTTTACTCCTTTTTTATAATAAATCTTTACGCTTTACACCAAAGTCAACTGATATTCCTGATGTTTTTTTGCTTCATTGGATGATTTAGAAGGCTTTGGCTTTAAGCTGTTGACTTTTTCTTTGATTTTTGACGCAAGGCACGTTCTACGGTAGTCCTGTGAATTGTTCTTAATAGCATATGTTATCTCTTTTTCGTCTCCTACAAGAGTGAATTTTTCTTTCGCTCTCGTTACGGACGTGTAGAAAAGATTTCGGCGTAACATTGTTTTGTTTTCCTCAGCTATAGGCATTAAGACTGATTTAAATTCTGAGCCCTGTGCCTTGTGTACGGTTATTGCATAGCCAAGAGTAACATTCATATCCGAGAGTTCTTCCCGCGTAAATTCTATCGGGTCTCTTCTCTCAAAAGAAATTACAGCAGATTTGAATTTTTTGTTATCGTCTGATGTCATACTCATAACTATCCCTATTTCACCGTTTTTAATTTCCGGTGTATTTTTTTGGCAAATTATCTTATCCCCTTTTCTTATTCTTAAACCCGTACCTGTTTGGTACGACAACGGATAGATTGTATTGCCGGCCGAAGACACGCTCGTGTGAAGCGGGTTTAACATCTCTTGAACAGCTTTGTTAAAAGACAGTGCCGATAATTCGCCCTTCTCCCGAAATGGCGTTATTATCTGAACTTCTCTTACGTCTTTTACCGTTTCAAGTTCTTTTTCAAAAGCGTATAGAACAGCGGCTTTTATTTGCTTCGGGTCGGAATATCGGTAGTACACAAAATCATCATCTAAGCGTATATCACGTTTACCGGTCATTATCTTTGTTGCGTTATATACTATCGAGCTTGTTTCAAGCTGCCTGTATATTACGCTTAACTTTGTCACCGGAACCGATTCGCTTTCGATTATTGATTTTAGCACTTCTCCTGCCCCGACCGGAGGCAACTGATTAGGGTCGCCTATCAGCACTATTTTCGCGTGTTCATCGGTGTTATAAAGAAGCTTGTAAAACAAACTCAATTCACACATCGACGCTTCATCTATGAACAACACATCTGTTGAAACTTGGTTTGGCGTTACCTCTACATTTTCATCCTCTTGCCCTGTAAGGCCCAAAAGACTGTGTATCGTTGACGCTCCTGTTTCAAGCCCTGTTGCAAGAGACATTCGCATTGCCGCTCTCCCTGTCGGTGCTGTCAGCGTTACCTTGCACTGCCCTTTGTGAAGCTTCTTTAACACTGCTATACATACTTTAAGGACAGTCGTTTTTCCTGTGCCTGCACTGCCCGTTATTACGCTGATTTTGTTGCTTAATACGGACATCACCGCTTCTCTTTGCTTTGCTTCAAGCTCTATTCCGGCGTCTTTTTCACACTCCTTTATTGTCGATATATACTTTGCTTTTGTTGCCTCTGTATATTTGTACCGGAAATTTGCCATCTCCGCTATTCGCTTCGAGATGTACTCTTCAGCTTTATAATAATAAGCATCGTACACCCACCAGCCTTTATCTGCTTCGGCAAGCTGTCCTTTTACTTTTATCTTTCCACACACAAGCTCTGATACTTTGCACATATCATACAACTCTTTAGACACGTCTTCCTTGTTTACCCAAAGCTCTTTCACTTTGTTTTCGTTAAGTTTCCTTAACGTGTATTCGAGTAGCTGACGCGAGTTTACATACGTGTGTCCCTGAAGTGCTATCTTGTTCTTTAAAAGATAGTGCACACAAGCGTCTATCCGTTCCTGTGACTTTAGCAACTCAGGATGTGTTCCAAGCATCATCATACATACTGCTTCCGCAGAGTTGAAACTCGTTTTGTACTGCGTATATAACACATATGGATTGCTCTCAAGCACTTCCATTGCGCCTTTTCCGTAAGTATTTCTGAATTCATTGATTTTTTTCTCGGATATTCCGGCTGCCTGCATTATTTTGTATACTTCGTCTTGCTTTTCATGATTCTTGTATTGTTCTACAAGCGACTTTGCAAGCTTCTTGCCTATTGCTTTGTTGAAATATCCTTCTTCGTTTATTTTCTCGCCGAATTTTGTGTACTGCCCATCAAGCGCGTTCAAAATCTTTGCCGCCGTCTTCGGCCCGATGCCCTTATAGCACGTCTGAAGATAACCTACAAAGCTTTCTGTGCTTACATATTGCAAAGGTTCAAATCTTGTTACGTCAAATATCTTGCACGTCTTGCCGTCTCTTTTGTATTCTTCCCACACCCCTGTGACTTCAACTGTCAACATCGGTGCTACATACGGCGGTATCGTGTTCTTTCCCTTTGCTTTGAACCTCTTTTTCGTGCCTTCATCTATTAGGTCCGCAACTACAAAGCTTTTGTCGCTGCTTACATTTATGATATATGCACACTTGCATATGTGCTTTTCCGGGGCAATAAGCACTTCCTTTGCTTCTGCTGCTGCCATTGCAACTTCTCCTTTCTTTTTTTTCGCTCTTCTATATATGAGCTTTTTTACTCTTTTTTTGCCATAAAGCAAAAAGCCGCATCAGCACAATTTATACTGATACGACTCTATGTTTTTTGTTAATAAAATAAAAAAATCTGCCACCTCAAAAGAGATAGCAGATATGTGTTATTTTTTATATTTTTATTATGACATAAGTATATCACTAATCATATACTTTGTCAAGCCACAAGGTCAAACAAGTCCTGCATACGCTTGTTGTACAACTCATCCGTGATGTCCGTCGCGATTGCTTTGTACCCCCACAGCAACACTGACATTGTTGATATTCCCTGCACATACGCCCGGTATATTGTGCTTGCCGACATAGGCCGTCCTTTAGACATCATATACTCTTCCATTTCGTCTAACTTTATGCCGTGTATCGACATAGCTTTTATTATCTCATACTGCATCGCTCCCCCTTCTCGCGTCTTTAATTCTTCTAATGCTGCATCAATCAGTTCAAGTAGATATTTGCTCTTCAGATACGTTCTTCTGCATTCGAGAAGCTTTACCTCGCTTCGTGTAAACTCGTCTTTGGTTGTCATCATTTCCGCTATCTCTTCCGCTGACAACTCTTCTATCTTAACATCCACAAACGCTTTTTTGTATCGCTTCTTTACAATCGCCTCAAATGACTTTACCTGTAAGGATATATTGTCATAGTTGTCTAAAAGCCGCTTGGTGTTTTGGTAGTATTTGCCTTTCGTGTTTACTCCTGATATATATGGATTGCTCGAACTACTCATATCTTTACCCCCGAAATAAATGATTTTAATATCTGTCTTTTCTCTTATATATGACTTGCTTTTTTTATTTTTTGCCCTTGGTAGCAGGAAAAGCTGAAAAGAAGGAGCTTTTTATCCCCTCCTTTTCACTGTTCCTACTTTACTTTGACATATTAGCCAACCTTTGCAACCCAATAGATTACTTCTTTAATTGTTGAAGCTATCTCTTTGTCGCTACTGTCCGCGTTTATGCTTTCAAGCATTGTGTCAAAGCCTTTCTTCTGCGTTGCGGCAGGAAGCTTTTTAAACTTCTCTAAGCTTTCCGCAAAGTTTGCATCCTTATTTGCCATAGTCTCACCGCCTTTCTTTTGTTTTTTGCTTTAAGCCGATTTGATTTATTTGCTGCTTGCGTTTACGCTGCTACACTTCCCCATCGGTTTGCTCTTCTGACTATGTTCTCAACAGACCCGAACGTCATTCCGTTCTCGTAGTCCATCTTAAAGAGCGTTACCCCTACAGTATCTCCGACTTCGGGAAGCTCCATACAGTTGATTTTCTTGCAATAGACATCTATTCCTGTCTCTGTGTCGCCGACTTGTATCCAATATCCGTTTGATATGCCTGTTACCACTCCAAGAGTTATCGTTCCTTCGCTGTACAGCTTCATGTTGTTTTTTACCACGTTTTCCTGTGCAGCTCTTAGGCTCGCCTGCATATCTATTTCTCCGGTTTCGTGATTTACAGCCAAATCTGTTATTTTTACGTTAACTATGTCATTATTCCTCACTACATCTCCGACATTAGCTACGTATCGCCACGACATCTCTTTCTTCGGTATCTGCACCTGTTTGCCGTATACATCAACAAAGCACGTTGACTTGTTTGTGGATACGACTCGCCCTTTGACTATAATGCCGTCTTCATATGCCCTTTCCATTTTGCTTTTGCCGCTTGTCTTGTTTACTTTAAGATAGAAGTCTTGCTGTTCTTTTTTCATCGCTGCACTTCTGTCCCCTATTGCCATTCGCAGAGCCGAACTGATACTGTCCGTCTCTTTTTTCGGATACACCATGAATTTGACATCCGTCCCTAACATTGACGCTATGTATCGTTTATACAGACTTTCTTTCTTTTCTCGCCCGTATTCTTCGATTGACGATAAGTCAAGACCCATAAGCCCTATCGGTATCAGTATCTTCCAGCCTTTATAATTAACCACTGCCATTACCCGCATCTTTGAATCTGATGCTTTGTCGTTCGGTTTGCATTGTATCACTCTACCTATTAACGGCCTCTGCGCCTTTCGGCTTTCCAAGAGCTCATTGTAGACAGCCATTCGCTCTTTTTCGAGCGTTGTCAATTCTTCCTGCGTTTTCGGTAATGTATAAATTTCTGCCATTGTTATCACTTTTCCTTTCTGTTTTTTGATGTTTTTTTATTTTTTGCTTTTGTTTTATGCGGCTTCTCTTTCATCTTCCGCTATTCCTTCTGCTTCATCGTCATAATCATAGCTGTCGTCTTCATCGCCAGTCTTACTTTCCGTCGATGTTGTTGCCGGTGCGAAAAAGTCTTTGATGAACGCATCCGTCCTCTGCTTATCTTTGCTGTCTTTCGGAGATAATTGAACTACTTTTGCCTTTTCTGCTACTTCACTTCTTTCGGTTGTCGTTATACAGTTTTTATATTCGTCGTTTCGTATATCTTGCATATACTTCTCTCTGTTGTTTCTGTATTCCGCTACCTTCCTTTCTGTCTGCAGTTTTGCTTCCTTCATTATCTCTTCCGCCTTTTTCCTGTTTTCCGCCTCTTCTTCCATTCGTTTTCTGCGCCACTCCGGTATGTGGTCTGCCGGGGAGGATTTTATGAAGTTCTTCGACTCAGGGTGCAATGTGTAATCGAACTTTTGACAGAGTATCGGCTTCTGACATCGAAGCAAGATGAGTTCATCTGTGTTTTTCATCCTCAGAACTTCATCTTTGTTCATTACCTTTCGCTGACCTCTCGACTTTACTTCATGATAGTCTGTGTCTTGATTGAATATCATTACCTGTCTGTCATATGTGCTGTTCGTACTCTCAACCTCTATTGTCGCTATACCCGTTACATCCGATATGTATTCCGCTGTTATCATATCTGTACAGCCCAAGAATATCTTTATATCGCAACAACCCATTATTTCTTGCCATTGGTCGTTCGGGTATCGGTTCTTTAACTGCGCTATGTTCTGTATGATGATTGTGATGTTGATGTTTCGGCTTCGGACCGTCGATATTTTTCTTACAAAATCCGGTATCTGTCCGAGGTTCGAAAATTCGTCCATAATGTAATTGATTGGCAACGTTTCTCTGTATTCTAACCCCGCTTCTTTTTTGCCTCGCTCTTTGTCTATGAACTCTACCTGTTTGATAAAACTCATTGCGTAAAACAGCACTGCAAGGAAATCAAATGATGTGTGCTGGTCCGATGTGATTAGGAAAAATGCACTCTTTTTATAACAGATTTCTTCTATGTCGATTTCATCTGTGTTCGTTACATCTCGTACTGCATCGTCTTGGAACACCGAAAGCATCGCACTGATGTTGTTTAGAATTTGTCCTTTTACATTATCATTGCACCGGCGAAACGCATTGTATGCTCGCCTTGCTACGCTTCGTTCCGGCAAGCCCCAAAACAATTCGTCCATCTGTTCCGGGGTTTTCTCTGACAGAATGTCATATATTCTCCCCATTGTTTTTACTGTTTCATTCGGACTTTCTATAACATACAGTGACACCGCCTTGAGGATGATTGCGGCATTTGTTACGAAGTACGTATCGTTTCCCTTTCCCGCGTTGTCGGCTACTGCGTCTGCAAATATCTTTGCCACAAGGCTGTTGTTCCCTATACACGCTACGCAATTCCAACTATCAGAATTGAGTAGATTAACAAGGTTGAATATTCGCACTTTATACCCTTTGTTCTGCAAGAAAACTGCAGTATCTTCAACAAGCTCTCCTTTTGGGTCTGTTATTACAAGACTTTCATTTCGCTTCGCCGCTTGTATGATTGAGTTTCTTACTACTGCTCTCGTTTTCATTGTTCCCGGAGCACCAATTACAAGAACATTCTTGTTTAGCTTGTTATTGATGATTTCTTCTATACCCCAATTAAGCCGCTTGACCTTTTCATCAAACTCTTTATCTGAGGGAACGCTTAGTACCTTGCCGTCAAGCTGTCCGAGTATTATGCCCTCCTGCTCTCCAACCTCCTTCATATCCAAAACGTTACCGACTTCTTCTTTTCGCATTAGAGACGATGTTCCGTATGTGCCTTCTTCTGCTACGGTAAAGTTCCTGTCGTCTTTATATCCCGTCTCCTGCTTTATCCTCGGCTTAATTCCGTAATTGTATCCAAACCACACCAAGGCTATCGTCAAAAGTAAACTGAGTATACCGCTCACGGTGCTTATGCTTGCCCACATGCACTTCAAGGGATTAAGAGTGAAACACATCTTAATAGCTTCGCTTACACTTCCTGTGAACCCCTTTTCTCGCAAAGCCGCTGTTGCAATCGGTAACCTCAACGCCTGTCCCAAGATGCCCGCGAACCACATAGTGAATAACGCTATCACCATATCTCGCCAAAAGTGCTCTTTTATCTCCGTTACTATTTTTTCTTTTAACGGGATTGCTTTCTTTGCTTTCTTCCCTTTGTTTGTGCTTTTTTTATTCAAGGTTTTTACCTCCTTTCCTTGATTATTTTTGTTTTTTATATTGAGATGAATACTCGTTCGTTCTCTCGCCTTATAAGCTTATATGTAGTATGGCGTTACTATTATCTTTGTGTCTTCTTCCACGCCTACTCTCTTTGTCAGTTTTTCATATAAGCTCCTTTGGCTCTCTTGACATATTATGATTGTCTTTTTCCTTTCACCTGCCGTTTCATTCATCTGCGTCATAAACTGCACCAGCTCGCCTATGTTTACCTCATATCCAACATACACGTTTTCTGCCTCCGTCTTTGCACTGTATATGCTACCGCTTGCCCTCTCTATTGCTTCGCGACTGAAATATCTCTTTGTCTCTTGCTCTTCTCGCAATCGCTGCTGATAGTACACTCTCCGCATTTCCTGCGGAATGGTATATATCTCCATCTGCTTCGCCCCGCTTACGTCTATGTTGTGATAATGCTTTGAGGTGTGATGTGCTTCGTCTGTCTCTATCATCAGTGCTTTTATTCTCCTGTTTTCTCCGTCCTCCCTTTTTGCACGCTTTCTCGTCAACAACGTTTCTATGTTATATAGCAGCGTTTCGTAGTTTTCTCCAAGCAAAATTTCTTCGCTTATTTCTGTATTGTATTTATTCTCTATTTCTGCTTTCATCTTTCGCTCGGTCTTCTTACTTTGCGCCCCTACGCTTCCACCGAGATTGTATATCGGAAGAAAATGTGCATTGCTTTCCGCATCACGTATTTGCATAAGTCCCGTTATCTTCGACGCCAGCGCCCCTTTGTTCTTTATGCTGCTTCGCAGATTTTCATTGCTTATGTACTTTATATTCTTCCTCCCTATCTCGCTGACCTTGCCTAACAGTTCTGTCTTCATAAGTCGAACAGCTCGCTCGTTTTTTAGCGCACTCTGCAACACAAACCCCGTGCTTTCCTTTGCTACCTGTCCGCTTGCCTTTTCTGTGTCACCCACAAGGTTGCCTTTGAGTATTATCAAATTTTCCTTTTCTTCGTTGGCTTCGCTTTTTTCCCTCTCTCGGTTCCCTTGCTCCACTTGTCCTTCTTTGAGACGTATGTCGAGTTCCTCACACATATCCTCCCGAAGTTCCTTGTTCAATATTGTTAGGTCCTCACTCTCTATATAGTGCCGACCCGCTGCCGTTAGCCGGTATATATTCTTGATTTTATACCCGCTCTTTCCCTCAAGGCTTTTTATACTCACTCCCTTTTGCTGATACCCTACTCGTATTCGCTCCGCATATCCAACAGTTATCAGTTCTCTTAGTATTCGGTACAAGTATGTCGGCCCTATTTGTATTCCTTTCGTTCGTAAGTACATTGCGTACAGTTCTATCTGTGATGACGGTATACACTTCTCTACGTACAGGACTTGCATTATCTTTAGTTTCATTGCAGTTATTTCGTTTCTCATTTCTCTTTTCATCTCCTTCCTTTTTTGATTTGTGTAAAGAAATGTGTAAAGCTTGTAGAGAGCTTTTTTCGGCTTTCTCTCTGCTCGTTTTGTTTGCTTATTTGCAGTGCGGTTCTTTTCCTTTTTTTATTTGGGTTTCTTTGCCCTTTTGAGTTTACCGCAAAGGATTAGTTTACTGCTGTGTTTCGAGTGCCGTCTCTCTTGTTTTCTTTATTGGGCCTTTATTGGGTCTGTTTAATTTCTTGTTTACGGTGGCTGTGTTGTTTGACGTCTTTGTCTTTTCCCTTTTGTATAAACGTAAAGACACACGCCAATCCAAATAGAAAAAATAACAAGTAGCCTCGTCTCTCCATTGCTCTGTATTTTTTGCTATTTGCAATCCCCAAAAAGCCCACAAAGCCAACCTTTTTATCGTATCTTTTGTGTGCCAAAATCAAATTCTCAAAAAAGTGCTTGATTTTAGCACACATTTTATTCTGTTTTTTTGGCCTAAACAGCAAGTCTGAAATCAATAATATTTTCTTTTTCTTTGTTTTCCGATTGAGCCGAAGCAGGAGCTTCAAGAGCAACACGCATTATCTCTTCAGGCTCGCTGTACGGTATTATATATATCTCGGTTTTGTTAGTGCTGCCGTATTCAGTATCGAACATAAATGCTGCATGTTCGGGTGAATCGTCTTCGAGAAAAACCGTCGTAATCGTGTTTATTAAGTCATGATATTCGTGATTGTCTGTATCCGGAATATCATTTCTTTTCCTATTAGTTGATATTACGTTTTTTACATAAATGAGGACTTTTTCTTTGTATTTTGAAATATGTTTTGTCAATTTATAGTTGCGTAAATATGCGTACAACTCACCGTCCACTAATTCATTTGTGTAATAATCCTCGTAATATTTCTCGCTTATCTGAGTCTTTTTATAGACTTTTTTGTGAAGCAACGGAGGTATTTTGATTTTAATTACCGACCCGTTTTTTTCGACTTTAAAGTCATTTGCTATGAATTTATTGAGGTTAAAATCTATAACATTTGAGGTAACAGGCATAATCTTTTTATTAGCTGACACAAACAAATTGTTTATATTACCTCGTATGTTAAGAACTATTCTCCCCAATTTTTCCTCCATATTTATCACTTTTTCGTATTCTTTTCTATCGTATTGTTTTGCGTTATTTATTTCAAAATAACGATTAACCGCTTCATTCACTCCTTCGATTTGCTCGAAGATTTCACTTTCTTCTTTTGAAACACCTTTAGTGTTATTAGTACCGCTTTTCATGGTTTTTTCCTCTCTTTATACCCTATTTTGTTCATCAAAATTATAATAAGTAACATTGCCATCGGTTGAAATTACGACGTAATACAAAATTTTGAAAATGTCCGGCAATTTGATTTTTTCAATCTGTTTAATATCATCAATAATGACAATGATATTCTGCTGCTTATCTCCGTATATATTGTAATTAGTATCAATAGTACGGCACGAAGTCGCCTCTTCGCCGTCTCTGATGTAGAAACAAGTAATGTCGCTTAACAACTTTTCCTTGTTTGATAAAAACAACACAGCCGGATATTTGCAGTGAAAATTGAATATATCATTTTCCACATTCGTATTAACGCTGTCGATATACAACCAAATTGCTTTTTCAAGCGATGAGTTATATTTCTGATATGACACCATCGGAGAACTCACGATATACTCTGTACCTTTTATTTGATACGCAAGGTGATTGTTGAGCATAATGTTAATGATGCTGTCAATTCTTTTTTCTTTAAGTCCTTGGTTCTTATAGTATTGTTTCAGCTGTGTCAGCTTCATTATTTCCGCGCTGCTGACAAGTCCGACACCGTTGTAAACGTCAACTTGAGCTATTTTATTAAGCATAAAAATCCCTTCCTTTCTGTAAATTTTATGGAGTGAGCCGCAAGAGTTTTGCCCCTCACGGCATCACTTATTGTCTGAATTTATTTCTCAAACGCAACTAATTTCTTTTGTCTTTTCTTGACAATGACATAAATAGCTGCGCCGCTAATCATTAACGATGCAAAAGCAAGAACAGACACACGAACCGTTAATGTAGAACCGGTCTGAGGAAGATTTACTGTAACGGGTACAGCTTCGTTAGTGATTACGAATTCGCCTTCAGCTATACCATAGTCGGTTACTGTAAATGTAACTCTTTCGTCAGAGAGAACATAACCATCAGGAGCTTTAAGCTCTTGTGCATAATAAGTGCCCGGCTTGAGTCCGTATATTACAAGTTCTCCATTCTCGTCTGTGGTGCCGCTCTTTACAAGCTCGTTGTTGCTGTTATAAATACCAATTTCTGCTCCGCTTAGGGGATTGCCTTTTGTATCGGTCTTAGTAATGACAACCTTTGACAACGTGTTTTCCAATGTGGTTTCGCCCTTAACCAATCCATCTTGAGCAATCTCAAATTCGTGCTTTTCGGGATTGATTTCATAGCCTTCTGCCGGAAGTATTTCTTTGAAATAATACTTGCCTCTCAAAAGGTTATAAGCATAAACCTTACCATCTTTGTCGGTAACAAGCGTATACAAAAGTTCGTCGTTCTCGTTGTAGATGCCGATTGTAGCACCCTCTATCGGATTTCCGTCTGTATCAGTCTTAGTAATAACAACCGAAGTTTCCACATTAACGATTACATTGTCTCCGGTAACATTACCTTCGTTGTCAATAGAAAACTTATAAGATGTTTTGTCCAAAATATATCCGTTGGGAGCTTCAAGTTCTTTGTAAGTGTAATCTCCCGCATATAAGCCGGAAACTGAAATCTTACCAAATTCGTTTGTAGTTCCGCGATATACTTCATCACCGTTTGAGTTGTAAATAGCTATCAACGCGTCTTTGAGAGGTACACTGTCTTTGTCTGTCTTCGTGATTGTAACGCTTGTCGATTCGTTAATCATTACGTTTTCGCCTTCGACTGAGCCGTCACGATTGATAACAAAAGAGTACGTCTCTTTATTAAGCTTGTAGCCGTCAGGAGCAGCTATTTCTTTATACGTGTACTTGCCACTCTTGAGATACTGGACTTTAATCTGACCGAGTTCATTGGTAACACCACGATAAACTTCTTTGCCTTCCGAATCGTAAATACCGATTGTTGCGCCTTTAAGAAGCTTTCCGTCTGCATCGGTTTTAGTGATTATAACTTCTGTCGGTGCATCGGTAATGGCGTATCCGTTTGTTATTGTTCCGTCAGCATTTAAAGTAAACTCATAAGTTTCGCTGTTGATTTGATACCCGTCGGGATTTATTGTTTCTTTAAAAGTATAAGTACCAACAGGTAAGTAATCCACGGTGATTGTACCCTCTGAATTTGATACACCCGTGTAAACACATTTGCCGGTGCTGTCATATATTTCAATGGTAGCTCCTTCAACGGGTTTACCGTTAACAAGGTCTACTTTTGATAGCGTAACGCTTGTTTTCTTGTTCTTTATAGTAAGCACTGTGTCCTTAGTTGAAGAATTTATTTCAAAGTCATAATGCGAACTATCCTGAATATATCCGTCAGGGAAAGCTGTTTCCACAGCGTAATACTTGCCTTCAGGAAGAGTATTATAAAGAACAATAGTACCGTTTTCGTCGGTGGTGTAGCTGCCTTTATAAGTGCCGTCATCTGCGTAGATTGCAAATGTTACATCGGATATTTTTTCGTTAGTATCGGCATCAACTTTTGCTAAGGTATAGCGAGTCGGAACGTTGCTTATTACTACTTCATTAAGTAAATTACCGTCCTTGTCGGTGCATTTACCGTCGTTGTTTATTTTGAAGTAATGCTTGGTGGAATCGGTATAATATCCTTTCGGAGTTAATGTTTCAACGAAATAATATTCCTTGTTTAATTCAAGTCCGTCAGATATTGTAATTTCGCCGTTCTCGTCCGGTTTGAGAGACGTTTTATTGATTTTTGTGTCACTAAACGTGCCTTTTTCATAAAGGTCAAATTCAGCACCTGACGGGGTAATTTCGGCATTATCCGCGTTAACTTTTTTAAGAGTTACTGAAATTCTGTCGTTGTTTACCGTCATTTCATTGTCGTTAGCAAATCCGATTGTGAACTTTATCGGAGTAAGGTTAGGCACATAACCTGTCGGAGCCGTCTTCTCAACAGCATAGTAAGTTCCCTCCGGCAAGCCTTCTATTTTCCAAAGACCTGATGCATCTGTTTTGCCGGTCGCTACCTTGCTGTTCGGATTAAAGCTGCCGTCGGCATTTGCTTTGTAAACAACAAACAGTGCGTTGTCAATTCCTCGATTTGTTAAGCTGTCAACTTTTCTTACCGTGAAAGATGTTCTTGCGTTGACCGCGATAATTTCATTATTAGCAATTACTTCATTGTTTTCGTCAACGGCTTTTCCGCTTTCGGTTATTGTAAAGTAATGCTTTTCCGGATTGGTATAATACCCGTCGGGAGCTTTTACTTCTACAAAACAATAAGTAACGTTAACAAGTAAGTTCTTCACGGTAATTATTCCGTCTTTATCTGTAGTGTAAATTTTATTTTGTCCGGTTGCAGCATCCTTTACGGCTTCAAGTCCGGTATCTGTAACTTTGTACAGCTTAAATTCTGCTCCCGATAACGCTATTCTGTCTTCTATATTTTCGTTTGCGTTTACCTTTTTCAAAGAGACAACAGTTGAATTGTCATGAATTGTTATAGTCTTGGCTGCCTTTGCAGAAATTGAGAAGGACATTTCGTCTTTGCTCTGAGCAGTTGTAAGATAACCGTCAGGAGCTTTTGTTTCAACGAGATAATAGTCTCCTTCCGAATATCCTTTAAGAACTATCAAACCATTTTCATCGGTAACAAGACCGCGTTTTACACATATGTTTTCTTTGTTGTACAAGTCAAACATTGCATTTGAAAGAGGATTATCGTTTTCGTCTACTTTCTTTATTGTGAAAATAGTCTCGCTGTTTTTGACAACGATTTCCGGATACCCTGTTGATTCGTTAACATTGTTTGATACATCAATGTTTCCGTATGTATCTGTAGTAAACGAATACACTGTATCGTCAAGATAATATCCGTTTGGAGCTTTTGTTTCTTGATACGTATAGGTTGTGTTGGCTTTTAATCCTTTAACAACAGCTATTCCGTTCTTGTCTGTAATTGTTGTGAATTTGTCGTCGTCAGAAGATTTAACCTCAAACTCGACACCGCGCAGAGCCTCATTTGTATCGGCGTCAACCTTGCGAAGAGTTACACCTATACGATTGTCAACGACCGTAAGCACATTGCCGTTAGCCGAAGAGCAGTCCGATAGCTGACCGAACTTTGCTTCATACGCAGTACCTTCTTTGTTGAGCTGTACTGTCAGACAAGCAACAATTTCATTCGCAGGGAGAGCACATCTGTCCGGGGCTTTTGTTTCTTTAATAACAAAGTAGCCGGGGGCAAGATTTTCTATCTTCAACGTTCCGTCGTCTTTGGATATGCCCGTAAAGACAGGTGTTTCGTCTGATATTTCAAACGAAGATGTGGCTTTGTAAACAGAAAATTCGGCACCTTTAAGCTTATTGCCAACCTCATTTTCCTTATTGATTTCAACATCAACGTCAAAAGGAATTTCTTTCGGCTTATTAACCAAATCAAGCGTTATGTTTGAATTTTGGTCGGCGATGGTAAACGGATATAATTCTTCATCGAGCATATATCCGTCCGGTGCTTGACCTTCTCTCAAAATATAATCGCCTGCCGGGAGATTGTTTGCTGTAAATGTTCCGTTCTCGTCTGTTACAAAATAATCGTCGTTCAAAGTGTCATTCCACACAAGATTATCCCAGTCCCAAGACGTTCCCTTACAAATCACAAACTCTGCTCCACTGAGCTTTCTGCCGGTTTCAGCGTCCGCCTTATTAACCGTCACAGAACCTTTTTTAGTAACGTTATAAAAATGGACGTTCGGAATTGTATTGAAATACAAAGTAACTTTCTGTGGAGCTACGGGTATGTAGTTGTTCTGTGTAATTTCGGTAATGGTGTACTCATAGCCAACAGGGAGATTAGTCACTTCAGCTACACCGCTTGCGTTGGTTTTTACGTTTTGACTGAAGCCCGTGGCATCGCAACGAACATTGAATTCGACATTGTTTACGTTCGAATCATCGGAATGTTTCGTTATCTTTAACGCACTTGTATCCGTATAAACGTTGAACATCACTACTTGCGGGTCGGGTATTGAACCGCAAATCAAAGTCTGAAGTTCAGGGTTAGCGGTAGCATACAGAGCCACGCCGCCGTGACAATCGGTCAGATTTTTCATCATTTCGATATGTTTAAGGCTTTTTCTGTTTATCGGAGCATCTGAAGTTATAGTTATAACGTTTCCGTTTTTATAAACTGACAACCCATCCGTGCTTGTAATATTAAACTCGGATAAAATGCCGTTCGTATCTGTAAACGTCTTTGTGTATTTACCGGTAGCCGCATCATAATCAAGTTTTAAATTCAAAGAGTCACCCAAATTCGGCTTTACCGTATGCTTAGACATTTCGGTTAATATGCCTCGATATGCCTCAAGAATATCTGAGTATCCTTTTGTCTGCATGCTCAAAATGAAACGACAGCACTTATTGTTTTCATCATATCCACCGGTAATTCCGGCGTAAATATCCGAGGAAGCACTTGTTCTATAACCAAGCATGTATTCCCAAATAATCACCTGAGTTGCATAGTAACCTGCATCTCCGTATTCTGAATATGAGTTTGGATAACCATATATAGAAGCTAAGACAACGCCTCTTTTGGCCGTGTTACTTGCGTTCTGCCAAGCGGCTGTATCAACAAGGTCTACGGCGTCTGTAGATGTACCATTGGCAAAATCTTTGCCAAACTCCAAACAGTAAGCCGCCTCGCCTGTTGCTGTAACCGTTCTCTTGTAAAACGTTTCCCAACCTCTTTGAGACGGAGATGCTATAGACCCGTCGTCGCCCCAATACTTTATGTATTTATAATGAGTAGGCGACTGCTTAATAGTGTATTTGTTGTTTACATTCGCCGCAAAAGCAGACAAAGAAAACGACCCAAGTATGATAAGCACAGAGAGTATCGAACAAAGAACTCTTGCAAAAACTTTCTGCTTTTTATTAACCATATTTTTTACCTCCTTCTTCTTTTTTTGGTTAATATAATACTGTTCATTTATGTTGCATAGCCGTCGGCTCACGGCGGACGGCACTGTAGCTGTTGCAACAGCGCAAATGTTATGAACGTCTCTATCGTTGTTATAACCAAAACATTTCCCTCCTTTCTTGGATGTTTGGTGACTATACCTTTTAGCGTGTAAAATATAATGATAACTCTCTTAAAAAATAAAAAAAGAGAAAACGAGTATTTTTCTTGTTGGTAATTTTTGGCAAAGCCAAAAAGCACCAACACAAATACACATTTTCTCCATTAACCATTGCTTACGAGCAACTTCTTAACATATAACTGCTAAGCACAAACCGTAGTAGATACGGCAATTAACTTATTAACTTATTACAAATAGAAAATATAAAAAGTGTAGTAACACACTCCCGGACCAAGGTCATCTCTCGCCTTGGCTTCATAATCGACATACATTTTTATCGGTGCGCCTCTATTCAAATATCCGGCGTTAACACACTCATTATATTCGATTTCTGCACATTCCTTTATGTCTTGTAAGACCTTCTGATTATTAAATGAATTAACAGTCAGCGTCCAGCATGAGTTGTTCTTGTTGAGTGCCGAAGACACTTCCACGTTGCTAAATGACCCAAGATGCTTGTTTGCCTCTGCTTTAAGCTGTTCCGGGTTTATATCTTGATTTGACCCGCAAGGAATATGCCTTTTTGTTGTCGCAGCAGCAGTAACAGAAGCGTTTGATGCTGTTGTTTTTTCTGTTTTGACTGTTGTTGTTTTCATCTTCGAAATATTGTTGGGGCAACTCTTTTTTTCGCCTGTCTCATTATTCGAAGAAGTGTCTTTTAGTGTATCCTGTATTCGGACATTTACTGCCTCTGTTATAGATTCAGAAGTAATCTCCGTTTCGTCCGTAGCGTCACTACAAGAGGAACTACAAGAGGAAAGAACTTCGCTGCCAAGCGTTTCGTCGGCTTTACATTTACTTTTGTTTTGCTTTGTAACAGCTGCCCCTATTGTTATTAAAGCAACCAGCCCACAGCAAATACAACATGCAACCATAACTTTTTTTCTTTTTTTGGTCTCCATAAAAAATTTCTCCTTTCGAATATATATGACGAAAGTACGAGAAAATTTGCCCTTTTTACGAAAATCCGATGTAAAAAATAACATAAAAAACCGCTTCCCGAAATGGGAAACGGTTTCATATTGTTTTCGCACTTTTTGTTATATTTATTATAACAGGCTGTGTTTGAAAAATCAATGTCGTCTTTTTTTCACGATTTTTTTCACGTGTCAATGTCAACTTTTTTTCATTTTTCGCAATTATTTTACGCAGCCAAGTCATCTTGTGTAATCGTTTCGCCGTTAGCAAGTTTACGAAGAAGTTTCGGGTCAGATGTTATAAGTAGAGTTTCCTTTCTTGAGTCCTTGATATTAACCGTGAAAGTGTTTTCATTTGCTTTAACTAACACTTGACCTCTTGAAAAGTTTGTTATTGTTTTCAGTTCGTTGTGTGTAAGGTTGAAATGTTCTTTAACGATTTTTGCTTCATCATCATCAAGGCGAAGTATCATTTTAATACGGCTGTTGTTTAATACAGCTTTACCGTATTTACCACCTTCAAGAGCAAAGAAGTCCTCAATATCCTGTGTTGCCGCTATACCTGAACCACCCATACCACGAATAGTCTTAAATACAGTAACGACAAATTCGGCTGCGAGAGGATTTTTGTTGAGCAACATCCAAGCCTCGTCTATTGCGACAACCTTTTTCTGTGTCTTATCTTGCCTAACAGTATCCATAATAAACTCAAGAGCAACAAACATACCCAAAGGCTTTAACTCGTCTGACAAATCGTTAAGGTCAAATATGATATATTTATTACTGAGGTCAACATTTGTTTGACCGTTAAAAGCACTTGCCGAACCTGTAACAAATCTCAACAAGATATTTGCAAGTCGCTCTGTACCCTTTTGTTGAGAAAGCACATTATATAAATCCTCCAAAATCGGCATTTCTTTATATACTACATTTGAAACAGGATTTCCCTGTTCGTCTACAACAGTTTTTGTTGTATCTATAAGAGAGCTGTTATCTTTTGTAATACCTTTAAGCGAATATGTCTTTAAGATAGCATCGTCAAGAAAGGTTCTCTCCTCTCCTGACATATCGCCTATCGCCAACGAGAAGAAGGTAAGCAAAGAGTCGATTTTGCTACTGAGGATTGATTGTCTTTCTCTTTTAGATGAATAGCCCAATTTCTTTGCGTTCTCATCTGCGCTTGGTCGAATTTCCATAATGTTTATTCGTGTTTTTGACCCCGAAGAAATAGTAAGGAATTCGCCATTAACTTCTTTACAACCTCGTTCATATTCGTCACCCTTAATCGGGGCAATAACAAAAGTTTGTACACCTTTAAGCCTAAAACGAAGACACATTGTCTGTAAGGTAAATGTTTTTCCTGCACCGGAAGTACCTAAAAGCGTAATATTTGCGTTTGAGTATTTTGAAGTGTCAAAATTATCAATCACGAGCATAGTTTTGTTATCACTGATGCCAAGAAGAATTCCGTCTGTGTCGGATACCTCAAACGAATTAAATGGATAGAAGGCACTAAGTCCCGATGTTGTCATGTTCCTCTTGCCCTTACTGTATATGTATGGGTCAAGAGTATTAAGCGGCATGTAAGAAGAAAAAGCTTCTTTAATTTTGTATTCGCACTCATTCAAGTCAACATCAATGGCTCCGAACATATCTTTAACAGCTGAATTTTTTTCATACAACTCTTCTAAAGAAGAAGCGGAAAGAGTGAACATTGTTGTGACATAAAAAAAGTCCTCGCCGCTGTTTAATCTGTTTCTTATGTATGCGCTCGACTGAATAGACTTGCCGATTTCCTCATAGTTTTCGCCCTCGGTGTTTTTCATAGTATTCATCCGAGCCTTGTTAATACGTATCTTGGTACGCAATTTATTCTTCATTGATTTAGAGTCTTTTTTATCGACAAAAATATCAACATCTATACCTTCTGCGCCGCATATTATCCCTGTAAGCCAAGCGTAAGAAATTCTGCTTGGGTACTCCTTAGAGGGAATGTACAGGAACGAATAATACGTCCCGTCCACAACACAATATTCGCTGTAAAACTCTATTTTCTCAGGTGAAACAAGCGTAGAAACGGGAACATTAAAGTTATCAAGCAGTTCTTCGTCATTATCCGTAATGCGCCTTGCTTCATCGTAGAACGCTTGTTTGCGTTCTTTAAGGTCGTATATTGTTTTGTTTTTGTTGGCAAACTCATAAAGTGTGTTAATCAGGAAGTTCTTTTCGTCACCGTGTCGAATAACAGCATTTCCGCAGTTGCGAATAAAACGCCTTATGGTTTGTTTAGCCTTGTCAAGATAATAAACAGCGTCATCAAAGCTTTTTATTTTTTCTGTGTCATTGCCGCAGGCTTCAAGAACTATGAAAAAGCGACGAGATAAACCCGAATAAACTCCCAAGCGTTTTATAAGCCGCATATAATCATCTTGATATGGCTTTAAATGAGAGTCTTTTTCGAGAGCAAAGTCGTGATTCAAAACGTTTATATACTTGTTTACGTCAGCACGGCGCGAAAGACTTTTTATCTGCATCGTTACCGGGCCTATCTTAGTCAGCTGAGCAAAGCCATCAATTATTTTTTCCTTATCCAACGCCGTCTTGTAGTCGAAGTTAATAGGGGCAATTTCAACGATTGTTACATACCTCTTATCCGGCGTTATAATAACGTTGTCTTTGATTTCGACGTTCCCGATAACGTCTTCAAAGCTCATTACCTTGTTGTTTTTTTTCAATTTTACCACCGCCTAAAAAAATCATGTTATTACAACAATATATGGAATATTTTTCGGCAAATTTGCCCTTTTTGCAAAAAAGAAAGCCAACGCCAATCGGCATTGACCTTCTTAACTTTTGATTTGTTTTGAATACCGCTTTCACTTACTTACGCTTCGAACTTTTTCTTTTTAACAAAATAAACTCCGATAACGCTAAGAGCTGAAAGTCCTGTGAAAGCACCGATTGCTTTTCCGGCTGTACCGGTTTGAGGTATTTCAACGGCTGGTATTGCCTCATTAGTCATATCAGCTTTAACGATTTCGCCGTCTTCTTTAATCTCAAACTCATGCGGCGTTTCATCAAGAATATAACCGGGAGCAGCATCAAACTCTTGATACGTGTATTTACCATATCTTAATGTGAATGTTGCTACACCGTTTTCATCGGTATACCCTTCGGCAACGACATTGCCGTCGGCGTCATAAATTCTGAAACCTGCGTTCGGAATAAGAGCACCTGTAGCTACATCGGTCTTTGTAATTTCAACAGTACCGATTATAGGACGGTCCTCAAACGTATTTTCGTCATTATTTGAAACAGTAACAGTCTCGTTATTATTTCTTATTTCAAAATAATAATATTCGTCGTCCGCCACAAAACCTTCAGGGGCTGTTTTTTCGTGAAGGAAATATCCGTTATAACGCAACCCTTCGGCTATGTATGTGCCGTCGTGATTATCTGTCATTGTTCCGTAATACGTATCAACACCCTCATCATAAGTTTCGTTGGCGTTTACGTCGAGGTATATGTCAAATACCGCGCCGGCAATGTTTTTATCCTTATATTCTTTATCAACCTTTGTAACGGTTACATTTCCGGTTATAATGCTGTTCAGAACTTTGATTTCAACAGTTTGAGCATTATCCGTAACAGATACCGGGGTAGACTTTTCGCTTAATACGAAGCCCTCAGGAGCTTCAATTTCTCTTACGATATAGTCTCCGTAAGGAACATTATCAAACACAAATGCACCGTTTTCATCGGTCTTGCTTACAAGATACGCCGTGTCTTTAGTAAATTCGGTTGTGGTTGTTGAGAACAATCCCATTGTAGCATTTGCGACGGAATTGCCGTCATCGTCCACCTTATGTCCCAATATCTTGCCGCGAATAATGTCGTTTTCCACGGCATTACCGTCATTGGCTGTTACGGTAACGGCAAGAACGGATTGACCGGCATAATTGAACTCTACAGGATACTTAACATCGGACGGTATATAATGCTTGTCTGTCGATACTTCTTTGACATAGTATTTACCAAGAGGAATATCGCTGTTAAATATTATATGTCCGTCTTTGTCCGCCGAAGCGATTTCTATAAGTCCGTCTTTCGGAAGAACCGTGTTATCGTCGGCAAGAATGTTCTCGTTCGCATAGAGACCAAACTTAACATTTGTTATTTCGTCTGCGTTACCTATGTTGTAAAGGTCATCTTTTTCAAGAAGCTTGTCAACTGTAACGGTAGCCTTCTGTCTTTCGTTTGTAAACGATACGGAGTCAGATACAATGTTTTCGTTCTGTCCTGCATACGAGAGTGTAACATACTGCGGAATATTGTTAAGGGTCATACCGTAAGGTGCTGTTTTTTCAACGATTTTATATGAGCCGAGATAAAGTTCTTTGCTCTTTGCAACACCTTCACTATTTGTCTTCACAGTATCGACAATTTCGCCCTCAGAAGCACGTTTTGTACCGTCAGAAGTATAAATATCTTCGTTAGCAATAATGTCATATACGGCGTTCTTGAGACCTTTTACGGCATATACGGGAGTGTATATTTTACCGTTCTTATCTTCATTCTTTTCAACGCTGCTTAACACTTCGCCTGTCTTGCGTACTTCGATAACACCCTTTTGAGCGATGTTCTCAAAGCTTGCATAGTCGGTAAATGTAACTACATTCTGGCCTTTGTATGTCAATGATATATTCTGTTTGGTATTGTTAATAACATAACCGTAAGGCGCGGTTTTTTCAACAATATAATAGTTGCCGAGATAAAGATATTTTGTAACCGCCTTACCGTTTTCGTCGGTAGTTACGGTATCGACCAATTGGTCTTTGGTATATTTAACTTCGCCGTTAACAACTACGTCTTCCGCAGCGAATATATCGTATACAGCACCTTTAATCGGTTTTTCGGTTTCAACGTCGGATTTGGTAATTTCAATGTTGGCTTTCTGCGGAGCATTCTGCGCTGTGTAGCTGTTCTGGAACACTTCGACTTCCTGACCTTGATATTCAAGGTTTGCCAATACTTCATCCGTATTTAATACGTATCCGTTAGGAGCAGTTGTTTCAATAAGTTTGTATGAACCGAGATAGAGTTCGGGTGATATTGCAACACCGTTTTCATCGGTGGTAAACGACGTTACTATGTCGTTCTTGTGATATTTAACATCACCGTTAACTGTTATGTCATCTGCTGCAACAATATTGAAAGTTGCACCCTTCAAAGCTTTGTTTGTTTCCTTGTCGGTTTTTGTAAGCTTGATAGTAGCTTTTTGCGCAAGGTTTGTGACCTCACAGTTCTTGTTATACAGAGTAATGTTCTGGTCTACGGGCGTAATGTCAACCGTATAGCTGTTCTTGTCCCTTACGTAAGGCTTTGGAGCTGATTTCTCGGTAACGATATACTGTCCTATATACAAAGGTTCGCTTGTGGCTTTACCGTTTTTGTCGGTAGTCAATTCGGCTACCTTCTCGCCCTTTCTGTATACGGTCTTTCCATTTACCTTAATAGTATCGGCAGCCTTAATAACATAGACGGCGTTTTCCACAGGGATATTCGTTTCCTTATCTGCTTTAAGAACTGTTATTGTAGCTTTCTGCGGTGCATTAGAGACTGTGGTTTCTGCATATACAGTTTCCTTTTCCGCATCATACGTAAGGCTTACATCATGTCTTTCTGTGTTAACGGAATAACCGACGGGAGCTGTCTTTTCCTTAACGAAATAATCACCGAGAGGAAGATTTTCCGTTGAAGCCACACCGTCTTTAGTCATTATTGTTGTTACAAGCTGACCGGCACTATATAAAATCTCACCGTTTACGATTATGTCGGATTTAGCATATACTTCAAATTCTGTGGTAAGGTCTTTGACAGTTTTATTCGTTTCCGAATCGGTCTTAGTTACTGTTATTCTGCCCTTCTGAGATACATCTTTGTCGGTAACTTTAAACGTAAAGATGCTTACATCCTGACCTTGATACATCAGGGGAACATAGTATACGTTGTTGTTCTTGTTGTATCCTTCCGGAGCCGTCAATTCTTTGACATAATATGTTCCGAGATACAATTTCTTGCTGGCACCTTTACCGTTATCTGTAGAGACTTTATCTACGAGCTGGTCTTTCTTGTACTTAACATCGCCGTTTACAACTATGTCAGTGCTTGCGTAAACACCGTATACAGCACCTTTTATAATCGGGCGGTCGGTTTCAGCATCAATCTTTGAAATTTCAATAATGCCTTTCTGCGGCATATTTGAAACTGTTTCAGATTGAATGTATACTTCAGCTTTCTGTCCGTCGTATTTCAATGAAACATTGTGATTGTCTTTGTTAAGGACATATCCCGTAGGAGCACTGACTTCCTTGAGATAATATTCGCCGAGATAAAGCGCATTTGAAAGAGCTTTCCCGTTTTCGCCGGTCGTTAATGTACCGACTTTTGTTCCGGCTTTAAACATTGTAACACCGTTAGCAATTATGTCTTCTCTTGCATATATATCAAAAACAGCATTGCTAAGAGCTTTGTTGGTTTCTTTGTCGGTTTTAGTAAGGTTAATCTGTGCTCTCTGAATTTTGTTAACTACAGTACCGTCGTTTACCTTAATAACATCGCCGTCATTTGATATTACAACGTCATAAGACCTACCGTCTGTTACATATCCGGTAGGAGCTGTTTTTTCGGTTACTCTGTACTTTCCGTCATTCTTTTCCGTTACGGGTAATTTGTTGACATAATAACCGTCGGTACAACCGTATCTGTCGTTGTCAAGTGTAGACGAATGAGACAAGTTGCACACGAAATCATATTCGTTTGTGTTTTTGTTATATTCGCTTACTGCGAATACAGCATCATCAGCAAGTATTATATCGCCTGTTTCCGCGTCCGTTTTTGAAAGAACCAAATCTCCGCGTTTGTATTTGTTATCAAAGGTTACGGAAGAGGTTTCGTTATATTTAACGGTAACAGTCTGGTCTGACGGCACTACCATATAGGAAGGACAGTTAAGTTCTTTTACCGTGTATGTACCTATAGGTAAGCCTTCTTTGGTAGCAACGCCCTCAGCGTTTGTAGTGATTGTTTCGTTTATTGTTTCGCCGTCAATTGCAGTACCGGATATGTTAAATTGGTATCCTGACTTAATACCGTCTTCGGCGTTCTTTCTGACTTCAATGTTGCCGCGTTTAAGATTGTTTGAAAACCAAACATTTGAAGTGTTGTTCGGCGTAACGGTTGTATACTGATAATCAGGTTCTACATAATACTTTTCGCCCGTTGCCTTTTCTGTAACTGTGTATGTACCGGGGCGCAAATCGTCTATAACAACATATCCGTCATATCCGTTTCCGCTGTTTATCGTTACATCCATATTGATGCCGTTACCGCTTATATTGAATACCATTCCCTGACTATCGCCTTGTTCGGCATGTTTGTTTATCTGTATTTTTCCTCTACCCTCTGTTTTGAGAGAGAAATACGCATTAACAGGGTCGTTTCTTGATACTGCCGTTGCCGTAGTCTGACCCGGACCAACGCAGTACATAGCCGTAAGTTGAGGCAACGGATTTGAAAACGAGTTGTTGGTTCTTTCACCTGTAACTACTTCCGAACCGTCAAACTCATTTGTTGTGAATATGTTAAGCCAGTTGCCCACAACTTCAAACTCAACGCCCGGCATGCTGAACGTATATCCAGATACAACGTGGTTATCATCAAATATGCTCTTTTCGTATCTGCCCGTGTTCGGGTTGTAGTCGAGAGTTATGGTTTTGCCTGAAGCTTGCCAGTCGTATCTTGTTGCAAAACTCGGTCTTGTTCCATGGCTCAACATCTGAGCTTCTATTTTGTAATATACGGCTTTACAAGCATCCCTGTTTGCGGAGCTTGTCTTGCCTCCGAAAGCACAGTTGAGGAACGTCTCAGTTTTATCGGTGTTAAACAGACCTTTAACAATAGCCCACATAATAGCCTGTGTAGCAACCTCTTCAACATCACCTGAATATCCGTATCGCGGAGTACCGTTATATCCGTAGATAAAGGCGTATTTAATAAGCTGCTGTTGGTTATCTGACAAGCCTTTAATAATTGAACTTGCTGTTTTATTACCTTCCTGCACCTGTACGCCCGGCTCAACGCAATAGGCAACCTGACCGTTAGCTTTAAGTCTTTGATGCTGACCGTGTTTACCGCCCAAGCCTAACTCTTTATGTGAAGTAAAGTCATAATAAAAGCCGCTTATCCAGTCGTTTCTGCCGGTAACTCTTACGGTTTCTCCGTCGCTTATAGCCGATGAAGTCAGCGGTATTACCGACAACATCATCAGCACGGCAAGAAAGACGGACACGATTCTTACGATTTTTGTTTGTTTTCGGTTGTTTGAATGAATACTTGTAGTGTTCATAGTTGGATTTCTCCTTTCGTATAAATTTTTGTTTTTTAAACACTTACAGTAATATTTTTTGCATTTTTGCATATGTGCTGCGGTGCTACGAAAAGCCCGTACCGTAATTCGGAAAATTCGGAACAAAGAGCATATTGATACCTCCTCTTATTTGAAAATTTGATTTTTGCTTGCACCTATATATGAAAAGGTTTTTTTCAAATTTGCCCTTTTTACGAAAATTCGATGTAAAAAAAGGCATAAAAAAACCGCTTCCCACAGGGAAACGGTCTAATATTTGTTATTTGATTGTTTTTTCGGTGCTTTGTTTTTTCGCACTTTTTGTTGTACTTATTATAACATATGGATTTCTTTAAAGTCAATGTCAACTTTTTTTCACGATTTTTTTCATAGGTCTATGTCAGCTTTTTTTCATTTTTGAAATAAAAAAATAAAGCCCTTTTGGGGAGGGCTTTATCTTCGTGAGGAGCGTTATCGCTGGGAGCGAATAACACTTTACTTTATTATACTTTACTTTCCTTGAAAAGCAAGTATTTTTCCACAAAAAACATCAATAAACAACATAAATGTAATACGGCTCGGCGCTGTCATTAGGACGGTATTTGTAGAAAATATTCATTCGAGCTGGGTGTTTTTTCCACAATTCAGCATATTCCTCATCGCTCAACTCCGAAAAATCTTGCCTACCGCCCTTATACGTACTATCAATCCTGTCACGCAAGTGTTCAGCATATAGCTTGTCATCTCCGGGTTCGAACTCTTTGGTTATGCCTATCTCTGGACCCCAAGAAGTGCCAACCTCGGTTAAAGACGAGTCTATAACAAAGCCGTATTTATTTCTTGCGTAAGCTTTAGCTTCTTCAACAATAGCCTTGACATCGGCTTCGGTCACAGTACGAGAACCCTGTTGCTGACTGCCGCCGCTGTTGCCTGTATTTTTATTGCCTGAGTTGTTTTTGTTACCGCTGTTTGTTTTATTGCCGCCTGTGTTTTTCTTGCCGCCCGTGCTTTTATTATTTGAGCTGCCTGTATTGCCTGAACTGCCCTTGTTGCCTCCGGCGTTATCATTATTTGCGTTATTGTTTTCGACTGCTGTATTATCAATAGCAGCTATGGTTGTTTCCGGTGTAGCGGTAGTATAAACAAAGTTACCGCTTTCGTCGGTTACGGGTACAATGTGACCTTCCGCATCGACGGTAGTTTCAACGCCGTCGGGCAATGTTGTAGTCTCGGTTTCCGGTTCAGCCTGCACGGCAACATTCGTAGTGTTTTCTTCCGCTTTGATTTTGTTGTTATGCACAACCGTAGGAACGGTTATCGCAGTTGCTACAACGATTACTCCCGCTACGGTAAGAGTAGCAAAACGAGCTTTAAACTTCTTGTCGTTTTTAAGCTTCTCGTTAAGGTTTTTGGCCGCTTCTTTTAAGTTAAATTTTTTCATAGTTTTTTACCACCTCAGATATATTGTAGTTGTTTTTGATTTTGTGTCAAGACAAAGCACACATAAAATAGAGATTTACTCTTTATCTTCACACGGTTTTTGTTTTTTTCTGAGGCTCTCCTTTCATTTATATATGACCGAAAATCAAAAAAATTTGCCCTTTTGTTTGAATTTGTGCGAATTTAATTTTTGCTTTTACCGATTACTTGTCAACTACCCACTACCTAAAGGTGGTGGGCTTCCGCTTATGACAAGCGAAAGGATTTAATTTATGAACAAATGCACAAAACAAAAGACGCCATGCAAAAGCACAGCGTCTTTAGTCTAAAAAAACAAAACTGTAAGTAAGGAGCCTTGACAACCGACAAATTAAATATTGACTGTTGCATTAAGGATGAAAACACCGATAGTTACAAGAACAACAGCGATAAACGCCCAAAACGCCCATCGTGTAGATTTGTTAGCCCAGAACTCTTTAAAACCTCTCTTATCACTTTCGTTTTTTCTTTCAGTTGAAGTTTCGGGTTTTTTCATGAAAAGCACCTCCTTTCTTTTTTTATATATGACTTAATTTTTTGATTTTTTGCCCTTTTTGGGCTTCTTTTTGGTTTCTTTCTCGGAAATCGACGAATCCGAATCAAGAACAACCGTCTCTACTGTTTCCGACTCGACGACTTCTTCTACGTTATCATTTTGTGTTTCTGCATCTTCAGTTTCGGCTATCAGGTTGTCAAAAACGTGACTATCGTCTCTTTCGACAACGTGGCAGCTTCTTTTAAACTTAAAGAACTTTGTTATAAACTCGGAAAGATAGCAGTGTTTAATGCCTATAACGCCGAAAGCAAACAACGCACCGCCGAATACAGCTATAAGAATAGCCCTATAAAGCAATCTGATAGGCAAGAAAATAAAGATGGGAATTGTTAAAGCTGCGAGCAGGGCACCCTCGCCAATACTTCTGAACGAAAGTCCGCCGGCGGTAATAAAGCTATCTTCGTAATTACGTGGTATGACATATGCGGGTGAAAGATTTTCTTGTTCTGTCATAAAAACACCTCTTTTCTTTCTTGTTAATTGACAATAGTTGCATGAAGACGAATATCCGAGCTTTTAGCCAGATAAGGAACAGGATTAACGTTAATTCCGGCACTGTTTTTTACACCGAAATGAAGATGTGGGCCTGTAGTGTTACCCGTATTACCTGAGAGAGCAATAACACTTCCTGCGGAAACGGTATCGCCTTCTTTCACGCATATTTGATTAAGATGAGCATATATACAGTAGACTGTACCTGATGGTGTATCTGATTGTATCTTAATAAACTTACCGTAAGTAGTTTTGCAAGCGTTGTCTATCTTTACAACAGTACCGGAATTTGCCGCAACGATAGGTGTATTGATAGGACAAGCAAGGTCAAGTCCCGAATGTGGCGTACCGCTCGGATACAAAGGATACAAAGCCGAAACGGTTACTGTTCCTTTAACGGGGAAAAGAAAAGAACCCTTATCAAAAACCTCGCCGTCGTATATGAGCGAGTCGTCCGTCCCGTTTGTAATGCTACCGTAATCGGGAGTAACATAAGCCACTATCTTATAATCGCTCAAATCAAGAGCCAGACGTTCCACAGCGTGATTTGCCGTATCACCGCATATAAACGTTACAGTTCCGCCCGAAACCGTTTCTACGAGGCCCAGAGCGGTTGCTCTGAGTTCTGTATCTGAGATGTTAAGTTCCGGACACGTTTCCGCCACTGTCGGAGTATCGACAGTAGTTATGCTGCCATCCGCGTTTATAGTCTGCTGTGGAGCATACAAAACTACAATATCGCCCATTTGGGGTACATAATTATCATTTTTGTAATGCCACACATAGTTGTTGTTAAACAAGAAGCCTGTCATGTAATCGACGCTGCCTGTGTTCGGTATAACATTGTCAAGCAGTTTCGTGCCGGTATTAAGAACCGAATCCACCGTGTTCGCACAATAGCTTAGGAACGCAGCGTTCCAATAGGCACTGTTAGTGTTGTTCCATTCACTGTAGGGATTGTTGTTGTTTTCTCCGGCAACAAAACCGACTTGATTTTTTGCAGCGGTTATAAACTCACGAATAATTGTTGCCGTGCCTGTTTCATCGTTATCGGCAATCAAGTGTTTATAATCTGACGGAAGCATAGACCAGATAAGGTTATCGTTACCGCCTACAAGGTTTGTGTAAACGTCAAGCTTCGGGTATATGTTGGATGATGATAATTTCTCCGTGCCTTCCGGAGATGTGTCATCACACGCGGCAAGGTACATATTTCCGGCAAAATTCAATGATTTAAGCTGTTCCTTTTGAGCATCTGAGAAGCCATAAGCCGCATAAATATCGTCTTCGGTAAAAATACCGTTTACAGAGTACGTAAGCTGTCTATACGTAAACCCGTCTTCCGTTACCTGAGACTCTTCGCTTACACTGTATGTAACAAGGCTGTTCATATTATCTTCAAGCCATTTTTTTAGACCTGAAGTGTCTTTGCTTCTCCATTTGGTATTGCTTGTTGTCTCAAAGAGTGTTTCGTCAGGCACAGCTTCACCCGACAGATATTCTTTAGTGTCTTTATATGCGTCTTTATAAGCGTAAGAATTTATCAAAGCTACCTTATCGGCTTTTAACGGAGAATAATCCGTCAAGTAAATTTGATTAACGGTTATTTTAAGTCCGGTAGAAGTCTTGTTGTTTTTAACGGTAATAACAGCGTCTGTTTCATTCTTACGCTGAACAGTAACGGTGTAGTTATCGTTCTTTCCGGCAACAATACGTTTCCACGCCGAAAAAGTACCGATTTCCGCCTCGTTTTTAGTTTGTTTAATAATATCGCTTACAACAGCGGATATTCTTTTTTCATATTCCTCTTCGATAACATTTTGAGCCTTGTTGATTTGTCGTTCCTCAACTTTTTCTTCAAGACCTCCGTACATAACTGACGGCAACATCCCGACCATACTGAATATAGATGCACCGATAAGCAATACACACAGAAGCAACACCGGAAGTATCTTTACCAGCTTTGGAAGTGTTTTCGACGCATAATCAACAGCATCGGCTACAATGCCGGGGACGTTTCCCGAAGCCGCATCCGCCGCAACTTTAGGAGCTGCCTTAACAGTATCTTTGGCTACGTCTTTCATGCTTTGTTCCGCATCTTGAGCTTCCGCCTCCTGTGCCGAAGCCTTGAGATTGTCCGTCACATTAAAAGCGGTCATAACTTTGCCCTTACCGGCTGCATCGCTTGCCGCATCGCTTGCTTCGGACGCAGCGTCTTTTGCTGTATCTTTGGCGTCTTTGGCGTCTTTGGCATTGTCTTCTGCGGTTTTGGCGTCTTTAGCGGTTTGTGCAGTCTGAGAAGCGTTACCGTCGGAACCTTTTGTTTTGTCGCTGTTTTCCATTGCAGACACATTGTCAGTATTTTGGTCTGAAGACAGTCCGGACATATCGTTTTGCCCGTTATTTGCGAGCTTCGAGTTATTATTTATAAAGTTGTCCTGCATATTTTCATCAATAACGCTGTTTTCACCGTAATCGCCGTAGCCGTTGGAACGAGCATCACGGCCGTTGTTTATGTCCGACTTGTTTGCAGAGTTGTCAACGTTTCTGCTATTTCTGTCATTATTGTTGTTTTCGTGGTTATCTGACAAAGATTTTGCCCCCTTTCTTTCTGTGTTTTCGATTGTTTGGGATTGCTATGGAGAGAAAACAGAAAACAGAAAGAGTCTTGCCCCTCACGCTATTAACGCAAAGAGCAAGACTCCATGTTATTTATCCTCCGGATATTCCGGATTATCCTTTGCGTATTTCTCTTCTTCTTGCGATTTCTGTTCGTAGAATTTACGCTTATATTCTTCTTGGCGACGTGTAGCTGTAGCCTCCGCGTCACTTAGACTGTTGTCCTTATAACTGTCGTCCAACGTTTTCTCAACATTAACGCCTTCGGCGCGCTCACGAATATTACGCTCGACGGTCTCTACAGTTGTGGTTGTATCTTGGGTTGTATTTTGGAAAGGCTCTACATCGTTTGATACAACTTCTTGACCGTGTGTACCGCTTTCGCCCGGTCTGTCGAGGTCAAATGTTCCTGAACGTTCGGGTACAGGTACAAAACCATTATTATTCTCGCCAGTAGTAGAAACAGGATTGGGTTCGTCCTTGCCACCGCCCGGATTGCCGCCATCATTACCGCCGGTGCCGGTATCAGTATTTTGACCCAAATCACCACCGGGGCCGGGAGTAGGAACCCGCTTGGTTTCGTCCGGATTATTGCCGTCCGTTCCGCCCTCGTCTTCGTCACCGCCGGTGTCGGGAGTAGGAACCCGCTTGGTTTCGTCCGAACTATTGTCGTCCATTTCCTGAGTATTCTTCTGATTTCTCAGCTGTTTATTCTCTTCGTTTATCTCGTCCTCATTCTGCCTATCAGCTAAAGCACCGTGACCGAGCTGTCTTGCCTCTTCTTTGCTTGCTGCTCTGTATTCGGTTGCGTTTTGAGACAAGTTCTTAGCCAAACCGCTTCTGTTGCCACCGAAGAAGCCTAACACATTGCCGGCTTTTTCACCCAAGTAATTACCCAAGCCTCCTGCCTGAGCCACTTGAGCGGCGTTTTTATTAGCCTTACCGCCGAGAGCAATAAGTCCGCCGAGGGTCGGTCCTGTATCGTTGCCTCCTATAGCCTGTATCTTAAATGCAAGCTGAGCAAGGTATACATCAAACTTTTCAACGACCTTGATTAAAGCTACAAAAACAACCATAGCGGTAATAGGTCTCATCCATCTGCCGCTTCCGCTCATTCCGACTATAGCCGTACAAGCCGAGCCTACGTTTACAAAAGCGACGTTCAACATAATCATACCGAGTGAATTAAAAATAAGAACCAAGCAGTTAGCAATCATCATTCGTATCCACGACAGGAATATCTGCATAGTGCTATCGCTTATCACGGTAGGCATAATCATTGGTGAACAAACCGTAAGCACGTTTACAAGCAAATATCTTTCAGCCATTTCGGCAATGAGCCTGAACAACGCTATAATTGATTTTATGAAAAAGACAATAAACACTATAGCGGTTATAATTGTTCCGACTGAACCGTATGAAGTTCCCGATATAGCCCCTGCCAATTTATCAACAAAGTTTGTGCCTTCGGACAAGCCAAAATCGCTGGCTGATGTTTGTTCCACAAGCGAATACATATCAGATATTGACTGAGAGACTGTTTTACCGGTGTTAATAGTTATATTGTTGACTTTATCAAGCATCCACTGAAACATCGGGAACACGACTTTATACACTATGTCTATAATCCAATAGGAGAGAAATATAGACATCACGGCACGAATACATAAAGCAATCGGAGACTCTACTCTTTTTGAAAAACCCGCAAAAAACAGTTTGAAGATGTTGACGGCAAGCATAAAAATTGCAAGCACGACTCCGGCACTTATCATTATCTTAACAACGATGTTAAGCAAGTCCGAGCCGAGCATCTCGACAAACCAGTTTGTTCCCTGCCCTTGTTCATAAGTAAACTGAAAAGGCCGCGTGAACGTGTCGAATATAAAAGTCATGACAGCCGAAGCTCCCGAAAATATAAGAGGCGTAACAAATCCGAGTATTACGCTGAAAAGAATGTTAACGCATATACTTGACATTGAATTTTCCTCCTTTCTTTGATTTGTTAATATATGAAGTAATTTTTTGCAAATTTGCCCTTTTGGGGAAAATTTCAGTCTTGGAAAACAAGAAAAGGTCTGCTCACAATCGCTTGCAAGCAGACCTTAACAGTACCCACCTTTTGTGAGGCTGCAAACGCAGCGTTAATTCTGAGTTTTACTACAGGTTGTGTTCGTGCAATCTCAGTACCAATGAATCACACGACGCTCAAACTTAATCAAGCAATCAACCCCAGTTGCTCTGACCGCCGATACCTGCCATAAGACTTGTACCGTAAGAAAGGAACAGTCCTATACAGTTAAAGCATACAAAGCAGATAACAACTCTTTTAATCCACTGAATAGAAGAGTCGGCACTTTTTGAATTTTTGCCAAAGATAAGGCTTAAAAGGCAAATGCCGATTACAACAGCACAGATAGGATTAAGTACCGCCGTCATTATACCGCCTATATCCTTGCACACTTTAATTACCGCATTTGAAATTTCTTCACCGGCTGCGAAAGCCATTGAAGAAAAAACGGAACAAAGTGAAGCTACAGACGCAGACGCAATGGCGAGAGTGCTTGTTTTACGCAGCTTGGTCGCCTGTGAAGTCTGTAAAGTTAAAGTCTTGTTCACAAGAATTCCTCCTTTCTTAATTTTTTTGGTCTATGAAACACACATGGTAAAATGTGTAGTAACCGAATTAGGAATTAGCTGAACGTATAAGTGTTACTGCCTACAATATTGCCTGCGACAGTAAAAATAAGCCCTATTAAATTAGCAAGAGCAAAAGCCCACACAATAGCTTTAATAGCTCTAAGTAATCTCTCCGACTGTTTCTGAGACGAAGAAAGCGTTAAACCGATAAGCGACGCTCCCATAGAAACAGAGGCGATTGGATTTACCAGAGTGGCTAATATATTTTTTATAGTTTTAACAACATCCGAATGAAGGATACTGCTCATTGATATATCATTACTTCCGCTATATGAAACGCTGACATCTGCAGCGTACACAGATACCGTCAAGACAACACTTAAAAGTGCAATCACAAGCAGTGTGTTTATTATCTTGATGCTTTTTCTTTTTCTCAGGTACATCGAATCCCCCCTTCCTTGTAAATGTGATAGATGATATGTTTTCTCCTTCCGCCTATATATGACAGAGAATTGAAGAAATTTGCCCTTTAGACAACTTTTTCTGTCCTAAAGTGAACGAAAATACTGACACCCGCACTTATTTGTAAAGCACGAGTGTCGGCATTTCGCTATGAAAGGAGAATGAACACTTGGCTGTTTTAGATTGTCGGTATACCGACTTGTTGTTCTCCCTTCTGTTTCTGATTTATTTCAAAACAAAAAAATGCCGATATTCAAATAATTGAATATCAGCATTTATGTGTTTCTTAGAAAGGAGACTGTATTAGTGTGAACACTTCAAGCAATTTTATTTTTTAATATAATTATCTTATACCAAAATCATACCATAGTATTTTTTGTTTGTCAAGTAAAAAAATAAAAGCTGTAAAAGCTTTTTATGTTTGTTTTTTTCTCGCACTTATCACTATAATTATTATATCGCAGCTTTATATTGGAGTCAATGTCATCTTTTTTTCACGATTTTTTTCACGTGTCTATGTCAGCTTTTTTTCAAAAATTCTTGCAAAAGAACAGGAAAACAATATAATTGGATACAAGAAAAGAGAAAGGAACCTTGAGTGTGGAAATAGAAACAGCATACAGTCTTGTAGACAACAAGAACTATTCGTCAGAAGAAATCAAGGAAGTTTTGCGGAACTTGCGAAGCAAAGACGAAGAACAATTCTTGAGCTTTCTGGTGTGCCCGTTTTGCAAAATAGCAAAATGCGAATATGTTAACGAATTGAAGTATCCGCACTTCTCAATGCCCGAAACAGCTATTCACAAAGACGGTTGTTACGCGAAGAAAGAAGAATATACTCAAGCGGAACTGAAAAGCAACCTAAAACGCGGAAACGTAGCTTTCATAGAACGAGCTATTGACGAGTTTATAAGTGTATATTGCGGAACCAAAACCAAATCCCGCGTAAGTGAGTTTAAACGGTTGCCGCTGAAACTCGCCACGCTCCCTCTAAAGCGTTCTGAATCCGGCAACCTGATTATGTATTACGGAAACGTAGATGTCTCTGTGAGCCGCACAGAAGACGAGAGCGGCAGAGAACTTGTCCTATCAAGTTCTCTCACGGGAAAAGCGATGTACCAAATTACGATAACGGACAATGTATACCGGTATATGTCTGAGGATGTAAAAGAGAAGCTAAAGGAAAATACAACTCGTTTTGTTTGCTTCTTCGGCAGCTTTAGTGCTTACGGCTTGCAGGAAAAGAACCGTAGCGACAACAAAAGTGATACTTGCTTGCATACATCACTTTTACGGTCGTCATTTTTGAAAATATTGTAAAAAGAAAACCCCTTTGTCATCGTTATGACAAGGGGTTTGTTTTGAAACACCAATCTTGATAAAGTTTTGATTCGCAGAAATGTGATTAGTAAAATATGTAAAACAAAATATTGAAAACCCGAACGAGGGGAAAAGAAATGCCAATCTTGATAAAGTTCTGATTTACAGAACCGCGATAAATAAATCGCAAACGATGTCAAGAAAAGTAGAATCAAATGTCGTAAACAACAAAGCATAAGAACTTTATCGTACCCATATGATACCATAGTATTTCTCGTTTGTCAAGAGCTTTTTTCAAAACTTTTGCAATTTTCCCCGACATAAAGACTAAAGTCATCTGTTTTAGTTGCGTGGAGTGTAAGCGCATATAGACAGATAAGAAGATACCGCTTGGCATTTTCTCTTCTTTTCTGTTTTGTTTCTACTACTTACAAGTGTGGCTTAAAGCCACTACTGAATAAGAACATTACTATGTAAATCCAATACAGATATATTATATTATAATTATATATATTATATATGCAGAAATAAAACCGTGTCGAGGAAAATACCCGCATTATTGAGAATAGCTGTTACTTTGTTGAGAAAAATCGTTTCTTTATTGAAAATAACGGCTTTCGGAGAAGATGATGCTCTTTCAGCGAAAAAACGGCAAAAAAAGAGCCGTCTTGCAAAGCCGACCGACAGCAAAGCAAAAACGGTTATATTAAGACAGCAAAACAAGACCGCCTGAAGCAGTCTTTTTCCAAAATATTGTTTTTACGATTTTGATTTAGAATTTATCGGGAACGAGTTCGTTTAGAACGGTGGGTTCTCATCACCGAAGTCAAACTCTCTTATCCCGTTCCATCTTCTCTTTCAATTCCTCATCCTGCTCCGGGTCATAAGTTGCCTCCGGTATTAAAGTTACATTCGGAGAAAGCGGCGAAATTTCTTCCGGTCCTGCCGCCGTTGCGAGTACGGTATTTGAATTTGTCATATGTGGCTCGTCGAACGGAAGAGGTATATTTTGAGCAAGGCGATTGCAAATCTCGTCAAGACGCGCAAAAACGTCCGCTTTCTTTTTTGCAAAGTAAACCTTAATATGGCCCTTAGTTCGTTTATTGACATAATTATATTTTGTGAAACGTTTCTCGGCGCGTTTCATTTTGTACTTGTAAGAGTTGAGTTCTATGAATTTAAAAATACGGTTTATAGTGGCATCATAATCCTCATCATCCTTGTCGGAATCCAACTCTGAGAAGATAATAGCTGTTCCTCTATTCCGGACAAAACATCTTTTTATGTAGCCTAATCTTTGGAGATAATCTAATGTTTCGTTAAGTTCCGAATAGGACAGATTCAGATGTTCCGCCCATTCCCCAATACGAACAACATAGTTTGCTTCAGAGACAGTATCTCCGTCAGCAGCAATATATGTCTGTCCGAATTGAGCCAAATGATGTTTAAAAGCATCATCATTCTCGCACTCTTCGTCTTTGAACACAACGTTGTTAAAAATGTGAACAAGGACGTCTTTATTTCCGGGTGCATAATTCGGGAAAGCTTTCATTACATCATTGATAATTTTCCTAAGAGGAACGTATAGAAAGCCCTGTGAATTTACCGCGTTGTATATTCTTGCATCGCGGTCACATCCCGGGCCTTCCGAATTTGCAAAAAGGTATTCGGTGTACTTTAACATTTGTACATTGAACCTTATTCCGCCTCTGTTGAGACAAGTGCCTTCAAGTCGATACTTGATAAAGCCCGCCTTTTCAAGTCCTTTTAAAATTTTTGTCACCGAAACGAATCCGTTGACACCGAAAAGCTTACAGAGCTTTTTCGTTGAAGCATAAAAATGCTGATGAAAACCCTCCGGGTCTCTCAAGACAGCAATCCCAATGTCTTCTATAACAAGGGAAAGAAGGGCTACTATGTAAAACACCCAGTCATTACGACGGTCGCCCCTGCTTTTCTTGACATCATTTGCGACTTGCTTAATCGCAGCTCTGTAAATCAGAACTTTATCAAGATTGGCATTTCTTTTGCCCTCGTTCGGATTTTCAATGTTTTGTTTTACATATTTTACTTTACTCAACATAAATCCATTCATCCCCACTTTCCACAAGATTTTACCTCTGCGAACTTTTCGACTCCCGCAAGGGCTATCGGGGTGCCTGTAATTTTGTTGTATAGTAAGAATCTTTCCAGTTTGACTCTGTTCTGCAAATTTCGTTTCTTTTGGCTCATGACAAGAACCGTCCTTTCTTCTCTGTTAGTGTTAGTCTTGAAGAGCCGTCCTTTACGGACGGCTCTTGCCTTATGCTTAGCTTATGCTGCTTTGGCTTCTGCCACCGAATCGTCTTCAAGTATTTCCGTCATCGGGCCTACATCGGCAAGCAGTTCTTGATAGCAAGCTACAATCACCTGATTTACGGGTGCTTTAAACTTGTTTGTCGGGATATACACGTTTGCGCTTCTGACTTTCTGTGTAGCCTTGACTGTAAATTCTCTTGACGGGAATACAACCAACGTATTACCCTGCCAGTCTTCTTTAATGCGAATATCGTTAAGGAAAAAGCCGAAATAGCTAAGTCCTACCACGCCCTTGAGATTACCTCTGTCTTTAATAAGCGAAACGGTAACTCCGATGGGATATTCAACACCGTCTACACAGATGCTTTTGTTAAAGCTCCTTTTTGTAGGTGCTACTGATTTTGTAGACATACTTTTGTCCTCCCTTCTGAAATATTCGAGCTTGTCTGTTGCTCACTTATATATGAAATTTTTTTCTGTAAATTTGCCCTTTCGCGGGTAAATCTTTCAGAAACAACAAAAGCCTCACTCATACATGAACATATGAGCAAGGCTAAATTTTGTCTTACTGTTTATACATAACACACATTTACGCGGAAATGACCGTTTTCTCCGAGGCGAACAGTGAATAGCCGATAGCGTGGAGAATGTCAACCACTATAGCATCTGGATGGTCGTTCTTGTTAATCACTTGGTACAAGGTACTCACAGGAGAATTAACTTCGTTGTATACCTTGACAGCTGTGCCGCCGTGCTGCTTCCAGTCGTCAAGATTTGCATTGTAATCGTCCAAAAGCACGTCGTCAAACGACATACCGGGGCAAATAACGGATTTTCTGCAGCCGCAGTCAACAAAAAATACGTTTTCGTCCGCAATTTCCGGCAAATATTTCTTCAGCCAACATCTTTTCTCCGAAATCGCATGGTTGTTGTCCGGGTAAACCGCAGACAGAATATAGACAGAAATGTCTGGATACAAAGATATGATTTGTCTTACGGCGTCAACAACATTGCAGTACGGACGCAGGGTTTCGAAATAGCCCTTTCGGTATGTGTCTTTGGCTGTTTGGTCCTCACGCCACTCTGCAAGTACACCGTCCATGTCGATAAACAGATTCTTCTTTTCCATTGTGAAATCTCCTTTCAAAACGCAAAAAGAGCCATAACCTCGCCAAAAGCGAAGATATGACTCTTTGTTTTCATAAAACAAAAAATCTGCCAGCCAAAACGGATAGCAGATATAGATTATTTTATGATTATTTAATATGGTTTTATCATACCATAGCATTTACTTTTTGTCAAGAAGATGCGCAGAAAAAGAAAGCCAACACCGAACGATGTTGACTTTCCAAAGTTTTATACGTTATCGAACTCATCCCGCTCTCAAATCGTTTTCGTGCAGTTCATATTGCACACCTTTACGTCTGAGATTAGAACCTTCGACGATTTTAAATATTTCTATTCCATCCATAACTTTGTCAAAGAAGGCTGTAATATCTGCATATGACAGACGCACGGTAAGGTAGCAATCCTGTTCATATGATTTACCGTTATATCCCACACCCTCTTCCATAAGAAAAGCCCAACCTTTCTTAATGGTAATAGAATATGGATACTTAGATTTAACGCCATTAGACATTACGCTTTCTCTCTTTATTTCGAAAGAAACGACCTCTCCTTTTCCATCCTGTCGTTTGACAAACGAATGAGTTTTTATATTGCTGAACAAAACTCCTTCGAATTTAAGACCTCTCTCAATGTTTCTTGAAATTGTTTTAATGTTGTCAACGGACAGATTATATTCAAGTGAGTTACCAGTTTTTTCTCCCGAAGTTTTATTTTTGTTATAGTCGATTATCTCTATACCGATAAGGGATGTCAGTTTTCTTGACGTCCCGTCTGCAGCGGTATAAGTTTCATCTGTACCGGCAAATATCCTACGCCAGTTTTTTAAACTGGCAGGATGTAATTTGTCGTTTGCTCTTATTATTTTATTATTAAGCATAAGTTTAGCAAAGCACTTGTCTGTGTACATTACATCACTCATTGCGTTTCTCCTTTAAACAAGTTTTTTCTTTAGTTCTCTTGCGAGAATAGTATTTAATTTTACCGGGAACTTCTGTAAATCAGTAGCGTCAACCAACGAAGAGCCATAAATAAACGACAATTCTTTAAGGCAGCTTTTCTCTATACAGATAGGAACAATAATAATGCCATTGTTACGGTTTCTTTTGTTCATATCAGCGAGGTCAGCTATAAGCTCGTGCGTGCCGTAATTGCTATGGTTAGGCAATCCGTCTGACACAATAAAAAGAAGTTTGGTTTCTTCCGACCTTTTTGCGAGTTTATTAGCTACATAGCGAATAGCGTATCCGTCTCTGTTACATCCTCCGCAGGAAATGGCGGCTAAACGTTCTTTGGCATTCGGATTTCTTTCGCCAAAGTCGATATAGTCATATATATTAACGGTGCTGGCACTTGTGCAGTGTCCTGTAACAGAACAAGGAATATTAAGGTTACGGCAAAAGTCTTCAAGCATCATAGCAGCCACTGTTGCTTTATATATTTTTGTCCCGCACATAGACCCTGATTGGTCTATAAGAACGGACGCAGCCAAAAGCGGCTTGTTGTTAGGAAGTTTGTTTTGCATAAACACTTTATTGCTGCCGTTACAAATAGCTCTTAAATCAATGTTCTTGCCGGAATAAAGATTATGTTTAACAGAACCTTTTCTCCGCTCAAACAAATCCTTTTTGACCTTACGTTGAAGGTTTTTTGATATTCTCAAGACATTTTCCTTTGCAACAATGTCGTTGTAAGTATCACGATTACCGCATCGTATATGATACACATTCGCGTCCACATATTTGTGAAAATCAGTATTTCTGATTTCTCGAAGTTCAACAGAATCGGCGATTTTTTCGGCATAGTCGGGAGTATTGCTTACAATCTCATTAAGAGCCTGCGATATAAGTCCCGCCTCGTCTGAAAAAACATCACCAACGTTTGTTTTCTCGTTGTCAAATATGGCATCAGATACGGAATTAAGGTTGTCAAAGTATTCGTCTTCGTCGATTTGTCTGATTTCTCCGTTGCCTATTTCTGCGTTATAGTCTTTTCCATTGTCAATAACCTTTAATTCGACATTACCGGTATTGTCGGTATTATTCGACTTCTGGCCGTTGTAATCCGAATCGGAAGAACCGTCAAAATCGAAGAGGTCATCAAACAAGCTTCTTTGCTGATAATCCTTCTTACCGTTCGTACTGTCGTTTTTCTTATTTCCTTTGTCAGACTTGCTACTTCTCTCTGTTTCCCCTGTTTTACCGGTTTCATTAGTTTGGTTGTCGGCACCTTTAGAATTATCAGCACCGTCAGAACCGTCTTTATTCTCATCCGATTTGTTACCGTCGGCGGACGTCAAATCTTTTTTGTCATCTGAATTATCGTCGGCTTCATTTGCCTGATTGGAATTTGATGACGATTTTGAGGACGATTTTGAGGACGAATCGGAATTAAAAGAATTAGGTGGAGCAGTTTGGCTTGAAGCCAAACCGTCTTTTTGTTCTTGATTTTTCAAATTTTTAAGAGCATCGCCAATCATATTCGAAATATAATCAGCTATTTCTTGTTGCTTAATTGCCTCTTCAATTTCTGGCTTTATTTTCTCCCATAAAACAAACATTACTGAAAAAGCTCTACCCATACGGTCTGTGTACGAACAAAAGCCATTCATATTTGCCTCGTGGAGTTTTTTAACCTTTTCATATTCAGGCTGTTTATCATATATTTCTTTTGGTAAACAGTCACGGGCAATCATAATGCAACAATTGCCCCAATTAAAATCAGCTTTTTCAAGCTGCTTTTTCCTTAATTTATCAGCTGCATAATCAATAGAAGTCAAAATACTTCCCTTATACAGCTTTTTTAATTTATCTTCAATGTATGCATCCTCGAACACATTTGAAGTGAACAAAAAAATGCTCTCAATAATCTGAGGATAGTCTTTAAAAATATCATTCATTTCCTTGAAGATATTTTTATCAAAATATGGAAAAAGATTACAAGCGAAAAGTATCTTTTTTGCTTCTTCCCAAGATTCTAATGTTTTCTTGCAAACATCAAAATCGGTAAAAAGAACATGACCACATTCGTGAGAATACAAGCCTTGTTCTATTCTTCTTTTTCCTTTAATATCTTCTTCCGTTGTAACCATCTCATGACCGAGATTGACTACGATTTTTCTGCCGTCTGTATATGCGACAGCTTCATCTTGAAGTGTCGGCACATATACAGCTTTTTCAGGCCCATAACGTCCTGTAATAGCATTGATAACGTTTTGTCCCCTACGTATATTTTCCGCCGACAATAATATCTTCTCGGCAGGCAGTTCGTCTTTGTTTTCTTTGAGAATACGCTTAATAACTGCCTCTCTGTCTTTATTACGCTTTTTTATACTCATAAAAATTCTCCTTATCTGCGTGCGAAGAGAAGAAAAGAGGCGAACCTCTTTTCTTTCTTATGCCGCAGGAATAATAGCCGAACATATTGCTCGAATGTCGTGATGATATTCGGAATCCAAAGTTGCCTTTGGAATAATACAATAGTCGGCAAGGTCTAACAGCGACTTTTTAATGCCAACCTCGTTATAAGCGAGATACATTTGAAGCCAGTCCTTTATACATCTGAAATCACATGAGCCATCCTCAAGGTTTTCCTCCTGAAGAAACTCGTTGATTTTTTGCATGCATTGAACAGCCAAATCAATAGCCTCTGTTGATTTACTTTCAGGCCAATTTAATTGCGTTTTAAGTCGGCTTATTGTTTCCTCCTTCGAAGGCAACTGAATTTCCGCAACAAACTGATTGCGTGAAATAAGTGACTGATTCATCGCATTGCAACCCTCATAGCTGACGTTCGTAGTAAACACTGCAATAAAGTTCGGATGCGGTGTTATCATACTGCCGTCGGGCAGCTGAACAAGCTCTGTTCCGTCGAATAAAGAGTTGAAAATCTGGTGTACCGCCGTTTCTTTAACAACGGAAGCCTCCTGAATTTCAATCACCCAACCATTCTTAATGGCTTTGGTGAGTTCTGTTTCGGTATATACAATCTTACCGTCTCCCTCACCTGTTACGCCGAGAGATATAGGTTTGCCGAGCAAATCATATTCATCGGTGTTTGCGGAACACGAGAATGTTGTAACGGGAAGCCCAAGCTTATATCCCAAATACTGTACCATTTCTGTCTTACCTGTACCTGACGGGCCGTAGAGCATTGCTGCTCTGAGCGGAGAACCGAAGCTACATTTATTGGTCGCGTAAAACGCTGCTACCATATCGACGGCTATCTGTGTAGGAATGTAATTAACCATCCTTAACGCAGTATTTGCCATCATTTCCTGCTCTGTTTCATCAAACTTACGGGAACCGGTTATCGAGAAATCGGTCTCGTCCATTTTTTTCGCAATTTTCGCTTTTATTTCTACATCCGTTTTCGGACGGATAAAGGTAAAGTATTGCGCGTCCGGCTCTTGCAAGAAATAGCTTTGCATTGAAAAAATTGCCTTACAGTCATCAAAATCCGTGGTGTTTTGAGCATACTCTTTGGTAATCGTATTTAAGTCAGATGTGAACATAACACGTTCATCTACATCCATAATTTTCTCAAAAAACGTCTCAACCAACTTAAAATACGCCTTAGTGGTACCAGCTTTATCAGGAGCGGTCTTGTCAACTTCATTTTTTGCTGCTGTAATAAAATCGGTAAGCAATGCCATTTTGTTGTCGGCTATTATAACACCGACTATTAGCGAAGCAAGCCACTCAAGACTATTCTCCGGTAATGCGTTACCACCTTTGTACGAACAAATCCGTACAAGCTTATCCGATGTACTATCTTTGTAGATTACAATAGCCGAATTGTCACCCTCAACATCAGACGTATATTCAACAACGGTAGTTTCCACTGTCGATGGAGCATTGCTTGCAACGTCAACTTGGAAAAAGCCATAAGACATAAGTTTAACCATTGCGGCGTGAATATAGTTCGGTATTTTTCCTCCTAAAGCATTCAGATAATACCCTGTGCTTTCGTTTTCGAGCGCCGATAGAAGAGATTTGTCTATGCCTATACGAGACAACGTACTATCAGGATATTCCAACGAAGAGTATCTGGCATTCATATTGTCCTTAAACTTTGTGTTCATAATAATAGACTCCTTTTGTTTTCATGATTTTTTTAAAAAAAAGAGCCGCAACATTGCGAAAGTGCAATGGTACGACTCTATTTTTTGACTTATAAACAAAAAAATCTGCCACCCAAGACGGATAGCAGATATAAGTTATTTTTTATGTTTATATTATGCTTTAAGTATATCACCAAACACATCTATTGTCAAGAAAATGTGTGAAAAATAAAGAAAGCCAACACCTAATTGATGTTGACTTTCTAAGTTTTCGTTACACGGCTGTTCTGTATTTTACAGCTTGATTATGTGTTTGATGTGTAATCTCAGTACCAACGATTCGCACAACTCTCAAGCCTCAAACTCTTAGAACGGAAGGAGGCTGTCATCATCTAAGTCCGCCATTGAGCCTGTAACCGGAAGCGGCGTAAAGCCTTTGTCACTGGCAGGAGCTGTAGTTGCAGCAGGAGTCGCAGCAGTCTGCTCAGTTCTTTTTACGGCACCCGGTACAAAAGCGACATTATCAACATTTACATTTGTAAAGGTTCTCTTACCGTTTTCGGTTTCTTTTGTTGTAACCGAAATATTGCCGATAACGGAAATCACATCTCCTTTATGGAAATGTTCGTTTACAAACTCGGCTGTTTTACCGGAAAATGCAACATTGATGAAATCAGTGTCGTAGTCACCGTTTGCATTTTTGAAACTTCTTTGAACAGCGATGCTGTTGGAAAGAAAACTTTTTCCGTTTGTGTTAGTTCTAAGCTCGTTGTCCTGTGTGAGTCTGCCTATAAGACTTACAAAATTAAGATTGTTCATAAAAAACAAATTTCCTTTCAAATATTTTAATAAAACATAAAAAAGCTGCTATCATTCGCCAGCACGAAAGATAACAGCAATATAATTCTTATTTTATGTATTTATTATGTCATAATGATACCATAGTATTTACTTCTTGTCAAGTGATTTCTTGATTTCCTTGTGTTCTTGTTTCTTTTCGTCGGGAGAGTCGGCCTCTTGACTGCCCTTAGTGATAGTGAAATGACCCTTAGCGAAATAAGAAAGCGGGCCATATGTAATCAGCGTAGCATTGCTAAAACCTGACATATCGCAAGGAGCATCATTGTTAAAGGCGGCTTTTTTAAACACAAGCTCATATTTTCCTCCGGAATATACTTTTGTTCCGTTTCTTTTGTTACCAAGGTCGTTTGCTATTTGAAGCATTATTTCTCCGCTGACAATCTCCCCGTCAAGCGGTTTAAAAACACATTTGCGCGCGTAAGTAGCAGCACCAAGACCATTAAAAGATGTTTTAACGCACTCAGCCTTTATACATATGTAATCGTTGTTTTTGATTGCTTTGTAATACATAATCGACTGATAACCGAACAGCAACATAGCTGCTATGCCGACAGAACAAGCGAAAGCATTTTTCAGCACTATCGGTAATATTACGGCGAGTGCAAGTGCAATCCCAAAACACATCAAGCTTGATTTTAATTTTTTAATAAGCAAATCCAAAATAAATCCCTCTTTTCTTTCTATTACTTTCTTACAAACGTTTGAACATTATCGCCCGTCGCTGAAGCAACCTTCATCTTGTATGAATTTGAATCTTGTACCCAGAACGTATACATAAGCCCGTCAAATGTAGCCCCATCCGCTTCTTCCTCGGAAGAGTTTAAAGCGTCAAACGGAATTTCCTGTCCGGTCGCAGAATTAACAATCTTATCGTATTTTAATTCTATATAGTACAAATTTTCTTTTACAAAAGAATTGCCGTCAATACCCATATACCTAAACAAAGCGTTCATATCATTGAATTTGAACTTCAAAAACGAATCGGTATATTTTTCTCTAATATTCACCTTGCCGGAATATTCCATAAAATCGTATTTACCGGCATCGTTTTCATAAGGAACATAAATACTGAATGTTTCGTCGTTTCCGAATTTATAAACAATTCCCGTGTCATCACTTACCCATGTGCCGACCAGAGGAACGATTTTTTGTTGAGAAACCTTTTCAAAGCCTGCACCGACATCCGACCTTTTATATAAGCCGTCTTGGTTAACTACAAACTCATTGCCATAGGCATTGGTAGACACTTCGGTCTCCCCTGCTTTAGCCGTAGGCATACTGACATCCGACTCCGATGTCTGATATTGTGTCTTATAATCAGGGTCTTCAAACTTATCACTAAACACAAGTCCCAATATCGCCGTGACTCCTATTACAGCTGTAAGTACACAAACCAGAACAGGTTGTTTTCCGTTTTTGTGGTTGTTGTTTGGACCGTTGTTTAAGCTTTGTTTTTTACTTTTCTGTTTCAAAATAACACCTCCGTTTAGAAGTAATAATTATTAAAGTCGAGTTTGCTCACGTCTCCGTTAACATCATACACACAAGGAACATTGTTATCGTCATACAATATAATAACGTTAAACGAGTCTTTTTTTGCATGAATGTTAGAGTTAAAGTAACAAGTTACCGTTTGCCCGTCTTTAACAAACTCGTGTTTGTCGTATTGTAATTGAACGTAAATCATTCTGTTTTTATCGACCTGTTTTGGGTCTATTCCTATCTTCTTTAACCGACGGTTACTTACCGGTATATCATCTCCGGTTTTTACATCTCTTATATTGCCTGAAAACGCTGCGTCTCCGACTTTGTTTGTTAGCAAGTATTTGTTGTCTTCGGAAATAGACAGATAGGCATTGTCAAGTTCAAAAGAACCATAAACAGTTGGCTTTATAGCTTCGGTTGCAGCATATGTCTCAAGTTCTCTCGGTTCTTCCGATGTTTCAACAACTGTTGTTTCCACAGCTGTTGTTTCCGACGAAGGCTCTTCGGGGGATTCTTTTGTTGTTTCAACGGTTGTCGTTTCCGATGTTTCGACAACGGTTGTCTCTGTTGTCTCTGTTGTTTCTGATACGGTATAAGAAGAACCGAATTTATTTCCGCCGGTTTTGTCTAATATGTTTTGGCTGAAAACTATAATTATGACAGCAACGGCAAGCAATGTTGCAAGCAGTATTATTGACTTTTTGTCAAGATTTTTCATCAAGTGCCGTCACCTCCCTCAAGTTAATTGCAGAAATTGCTCACGGTATTGTACATCTCCGGGCATAAGCTTTTAATGTCAACTTTTTCTCCGGTAATACAACCGGTGTAGTACGCATCAAAAACCATCGCAAAAGCTTCCATGTTTTTGTTGTCGTCACTCAAACTTGACATTCCGGGATAATAACTGTATAACCGGCTCATTTCCGCGCTGCTTACATTTCGCCACTCATCGTGGCGCGTGTAGCAGTCTCTGAGTGTAAATCCTGTACTTGATGCATCGGCATAATGTCCGAATTCGTGATATACAGAAGAACGAAGCATCGAATTTGATGAGATGTTTGAGTTAATATAAATAGTGTTCTCGGCGTACACCGACATTCCTCTGCAGTTTTTCCCGTATCCGGGGATAGAGTCTACTACTTTGATACACTTAACATTCCACGTAAAGAAATTATTTGGCAAGCCTTCGATGATTGACATAAGATACGACACTTTTTCATCGCTCATCTTGCTACCGGACGCTGTTACATAGATGTTTCTTATTTGTTTTTCTCTTACTGCAGTTGATTTTTGCTGTTTTGCGGATACGTTTGTTTTAGGCTTTGAAGTTTTAGCAACGTTAGTGTTTGTTGCTTTTACCGTTGTGTCCGAAACCGCCGCCTTTGTTGTTAATGCTGTGGTTGTTTCAACTACTTCGGTTGTACACGTCGTTTGTTCTACAGTCGTGTTTGTTTGGTCGTTGATATAGTCCCCGGCAGGCAAAGTGTTGTTGCGTTGTGCAGAGGTGCTCCATACTGTAAGAGTACATAACGCTGCAAGTAACACAAAAACTGCTATCGCGACTAAAAGTTTTTTTTTCGATTTTCTCATGTTTTTCTCCCTTTCATTAGTTACAACTATATATGAGAGAAAAAGCACGATTTTTGCCCTTATTTGGTTTACAGGAAACTATTTTGTTTCCTCGCTCTTTTGGGTTCGAGATTGAACCTCAGATATTTTTTCAACAGTGTATTTGGGGAATTGGCTGTCTTCCGGATATGTTACAGATATTTTTATTCGGCAAGGCCTCCATTTGCCATTCTTATCTTTTTTCTTGCTTGCAAAGGTTATAAATCCGTTTCTTGCGAAAGCAGACACAACGCTTTTAGTAACTTTAACACCCCACTTCGATAAAAACTTATCATCTTCGCCGAAGCGGAATTTGCATTCCCAGTCGCCTTGTCCGTTTGGTTTTCGGTTTTCACAGTAGTAGATTTTGCTTTTTGGATTATACTTAACTTTTCCGCCGCACAACGGACATATGGCTATCTGGTTGCTGTCGTCAACATACAAAGTAACATGAGCGTTATTTGCTATTATATTTTCAAGCTCGTTTTTTACGTTCTCAACATTTTGCTCAAGCGTTAAAGATTTATTTCCGACAGCAATTATGTCCTTGTTCATTTGAATATTGCGCTCTTTATATAGGTTAATTTGAAGCGAATCAAGCAACTTGATAAGAGTTTTGCCACGTTCTCCTATCATAAAGCTCTTCTTGGACGCGATAATATACTTATCCTGAATGGCATTGTTAAGTATTGTGTTTATAGTTGCTTGTGTTCCTATCGACACTCCTTCTTTTAAAAGCTTGTAATAAACCGCATCGTCATTCGGATTTGCTTTCTTCAGTTCTTTTTCATATGGGTTGGAAAGATAATGCAACAATTCCGTAAGGCTAACAGGTTTTGGCGGTTTTGTTTCTCGCTCTACGACTTCAAACTCCGTATCAAGCACCTGTCCGATAACAAATTCGGGTAATTTTTCAAGGATATTTCTCTTTTCGTAAGGCAAAAAACCATAGTCAACGACTTCATTTCCGGTGAGTTTAAACATATATTCGCCACATTTAAGTGTGACGGTAGTTTCTTCCACAACAGGCTGCGTGTAGAAGTTTGAAATAAATCTGGAAAGAATCAACTTATATCCATCTTTACAAGCTTGGCCTAAATCATCAAGCTCCTCTTTGGTCGGAAGCTTAATAGTCAGCGTCAAGGCCGTGTGTCCTTCCTTTGACACTTTATCGTCATCAAAGATAGTTTTCGTATCTTTGAAGTTGAGATTTATATTATAAGCAGCACTGACGAGGTTGATTATATCTTTAACATTATCCTTTTCTTTAGTGCTGAGGTATTGTGTGTCGGTTCTCGGAAACGTGATAAAACCGGCCTCGTAAAGTGTTTGCGCAACTACAGTGCTTTCGTCAATCGAATAGCCGTAAATTTTGTTCATTTCACACCTAAAGTCAGTTTGACTCATAAACTTTTTCGGCTTTATTTTAAATTTAGCTTTTTCAATATTCTCAACGGTCATAGGCTGTTTTTCAAGCTTGCTTTTCAGCTTTTCGCACTCTTCTTTTTCCGTTTCGGGAAATGATATTTTAGGTATGCTCGAAGAAATTGTTCTTGAAAAATCGCCGTCGGACACAATAGCGTTAATGCCTATTGTCTTAGTAGACGAAAAGTTCTCTATAGCTTCGTTTCTGTCATACACATATTTAACTATAGGCACAATAACTCGACCGACGCGCCATAATGTTCCCGTGTCAGCCTTCATTGTTATGTATCTTGTAAGATTTATACCGAGAAGCCAGTCCGTCTGTTGTCTTGCCAATGCCTCCTGATACATATAGAAATAATCTCTGTCGTCTTTTAAATTCGTATAAAAAGCAGATGCTATGACGGACGGCACAAGACTATTTGTAAACAGTCTTTTCACGGGCTTTGTGCAGTTTGCTTCTTCCAACACTTCCCGCACAAGAAGCTCGCCTTCATTATCAGGGTCTCCGTAATGAACAATGAAATCCACATCATCACGGTTCACCAGTTTCTTAATAACTTTGAACTGCTTTTCGCAAAACCCGCTCTTATCATTCTTTGATGTCAGTTTCCTTTTGAACTTGTCCGGAACAAACGGTAAAGACGTATTGCTCCACGATTTTTGTTCTTTAGACAGTTTAGCGTTTTCACCGTAAACGTAATCTTCTACATCATACAACGACATCAGGTGTCCTCTTGTATACGCTATTATTACGTTGTCATTCTCGTAATATCCGACTTGAGCGGCTCCGATAGCCGATGTACCGCAACGCACAAAACTGATATTGGGTTGGCTTGGAGACAGCCCTTCTCGCAACAACTTAGCAGTTTTCGGTTTCTCTGCTATTACCAATATTTTACCCACACAGACCGCCTCCTAACACGCAATTTGAAGCTTTTCGTGAACTTGGCTTAAATCTTTGCCAAGGCGTTCAAACGTCATTAAAAGCCACTTGAGGCCCTTTCTGTATGACAGTTCCGGGTCTTCGGCAGTCAAGATGATACAAGCAAGCGTGTGTCCGCCTACCGTAACACTGAAATTCCATGCGGGCTGTTCGTCCTGCACAAAAAGATTAAGGTTAAGATAGACTATTTTAATTCCGACAGCACAACAACAATCTGTTTCTTCAACAACATCTGTTTCGTAATGCCAACCGACGACAGACGTTTTAACGATAGACGGTTTTATAACTTCATAGGTCGGTATTTTAATTTTTTTAGTGTTTGTGTTTCCCATTTTTTACACCTCCTTAAACGCAATATTAGGAAACTTCTGACGTATTATTGTCTCTTTTATTTTGTAAGCGGGCGTTTTCTTCCCTTTGTCTTCTCTGATTTCGTAAGTTCCGTCGTTATGAAATACGACAATATCCGGTCGATACGTGACTGCAGGTTTTTTTTTGCTATCTCCGCCCTCAACCAGTACCAACACGCCTTGCCACAAAAATCCGGCGATTTCTCCTGCCATAAGCAAACGCTTTTGGTCCAAATAGTCATCCAGCTCTTTTTGTGACTGAAAATAAAGTCCGTCATACCAAAGAGTTGTGTTTTTATATTTGTTTGTCGATTTTGAATTTTGCCGTTCGAGATATGCCTTATACTCTTCGACCGACATGTGTGTTTGTTTTTGATTTGCCATAAACAAATGTCCTTTCATATTTTTACCTACCTATATATGAAAGGGAATATAGGAAATTTGCCCTTTTCGCAAAAAAAAGAAAAGCAGACCGATTAAGCCTGCTTTTCTTGCGTTAGCCTATTACGCCGGTAATCGCTGCAGCGGTAGTTTCAACAACTTTTCCCGACAAGGTGTCGATAATGGAACGGCACAAGTCAAAGAAATATGCAACGCCGAGATTGATGAGATTGACTATGTAGCCCCACAAATCCGCAGCAGTAATTCCGCAAGCCAAAGCCACAACGGCGATGAGAATGATAATTCCCCACTTTTTCATAAAAAAGACCTCCTGTTTAATTTCTCGCGAAAACAAAAAAAGCTGCCACCCGTGAAGGTAACAGCTTGTGTTTTTTGTTATATTTTACTTTTCTTATGGCAACAGTATACCATAGTATTTATTTCTTGTCAAGCCCCGCATTCATATCAAATCCGGAAAGAAATCCATTTACTTCTTCCTCTGATACAACATAATCATCCCTGAGCTTTTCCTTTTCAGCTTCCGGAATATTGTCTATGTTATAATCCGGTTCGTTATCAACGACACTTTCTGCCATAGCAAGCAAATTGAGGTCGAGGTCAAGATTAGCATTATTATCGTTTTCTGCAGATGCAGTCCCGTTCTTTTTCTTTGCCATGGTATCACCACCTTCCTAAATTTTGTCAATGCCGGTTTTGTCGGCAACAAGGAAAACTACGGACGTAACATCTTTCTGGTTGAAAAAGTGGTCATCAAGATACCGCGAATCATACGAGTTATCTCGGTTGTCACCCATTAAGAACAGTTGACCCTCCGGTACATAAAAAGGGCCAAAGTTCCCGTTAGGCACATAGTCTGCCGGAAGATACGGTTCATCAAGAGGTGTTGGACTGTCGTTTATATATATTTTGCCATCCTTTATCTCGACTTTTTCTCCGCCAAGAGCAATTACTCTTTTACACAAGGGCAATTCGGGATTAACGGACGTTTGCAACGCCTGTGAGTCACTCATCTTGATGCAAACGACGTCAAATCTATTTATCTCATGACCGTTTGTCCGTATGCCGGTTACAATACTCGGAGGACTTATAGTCGGCGCCATAGAACCCGTCGGTATTATAGCCACCTCGATAGTAGCAATTAAAACAGACACCACGGCAAGCACGACAATGAGGCCTATGCACTTTTTTATCGCCAGTTTCCTTTTTTCCTCAACAGACAAAACCTTTTTTTCTTTTTTCTTTTTTCTCTTTTTAAGCTTATCACTCACTTTTTATATCTCCTTTTCCTCTTTTCTGTTTGTTTGCTGTACTTGTTACAACTACGCACAACTATGTTTGCCGTCTTCTCATCGCAACCAGACAGTATTTCCGCAAATTTCTTTACGTCCTCTTTTGCACAGTCCGGATACAGTCCTTTCAATGCGGTTGCGGCAGAAGTTACATCCAGCCGTTTCAATAAGCTACACCCCCACATCCAAGTAAAACGGGCACTGAGTTTCCTCGTTATATTTTACATCAGAAATAGGTGTTGGGACAATAGAACTTTCTTCTTTTTGCAATCTTTCTCTAATTTTTCGAGTAGTTCTGTCTACCAAAGCGTCTATTCTGTTTCCGGATATGACAATACCGGGAAAGTCAGGCACAGTAACAATATACTTGATTCTGTCACCGGTTGTTTTCATCAGCAATGCAACAAATTTTCTTTTTTCTTCCATGAATTTAACCTCTCTTCCTTTTGGTTTGTTTTTAATTTATCTGCCTCACCTATATATGAAATATTTTTTTGTGTATTTGCCCTTTTTCGCAAAAAAAGAAAGCCAACATCAAAAGATGCTGACTTTCTAAGGTTTCATTATAAATTGTGAAGTTTTAGAACCCGTTATAGTATGCTCTTGTGATAACATACGACGGCTCATAGTACGCACTTGAATTGTAGTTGTCGATTGTCTCACAAACAGAACTGTTATAGACGCGAACAATAGCTTGTGCGTAATCTTCTCCTTTTTGGAGTGTATTGAGTATCAGTCTCTTATAAACCTTGCCCATTTGTGTTTCACTCGGAATTGAAATGACTAAAGAGCGGTTAACATTCGTTATATCGAAATTACCATATCGTAATGAATAATCCCTTATCCAATCTGCAGCAACCTTATCAGGGTTTTCGCAATGCAATACGCTTGCGACACTCAAAAGTTTTCTGAGTTCGGTAACTCCGAACGTGTTTACGACATATGCATTTCTTTGATGGATTTTACGAGCCACACGCTCTATCATAAAGCACACAAAATACAAGTCGTTTTCCGAGACTTCTTCATCGGGGAAAAACACATTCTTCATTCTACCGTAAAGCTCCTTTCAAACGAGATAGTATGCAAAGCCTCTTCTGTACAAAACACAATTTGGTGCGTAGGATGTCTGAACCGAGCTAATTCCCAAAACGCCTCTCTGGTGATATTCCCGTCCACAAAATCTTCGATATAATCCCATATTGTGTCGTCTGCCATAGGACCTTCTACAATATCGTAGTTGTGAGGAAGCCCCCTGCGGCAACGAACGATAAAATCCAACCATTCATCGGTCATAGTAGCGAATTTTTTGATTTTTAGTTTCGGTTGCTCGTTATATTCATACGCACTTACAACATGGTCGCCTCTTTTGGAAAGGGCCCATCTTTGAGCTTGTCTCTTTATTTCGGTGCAATAGAATCCATATCCAAAGTCCTTATAAAATCCGTTTGATAATATTTTCGGACTTTCAACACGAACATTGCTTCCGTGATAAACTATCATCCTTGCCACCTCGCAAACATTATACTGCTTTTTTCTCTAAATGTCTATCGTTTGTTGTCTTCCTCATTTTTTCGGCAAAGCGATTGTTTTTTATTTTTTCAGCAAGCTCTTCGGAGGAACGACGAAAACATATTGCAGAGACATCTTCCTTGTTCTTGCAATCGCTACCGCATCCGAGATACTGTAGACCGGCAAAGAAACGTTTGCACAATTTCTGATATGACAAATCGTTAGTGCTGGTTTCATACATGTTATAATCTCCGAACCAAGTCGTATATCTCTTTTCATCGTCAATCTCAAACGCTACCTCAAAAGCAGCGATAATTTTCAGTGCGTCATACCCGTACTTGTCGATGAATTTCTTTTCATCTGTATTCGTATTCATTGAAATTTTTCCCTTCCTTATCCTTACTTCCTTATGCTGCAACAGCTTCAATATTCCATAATGTATGGGCGAACTCGGTATCGCCATCGCAGTCGATTTCAGTGATGATGCCGTCTTGAGCATACAATTCACCGCAGTTCGTTCCGATTTCTTCATCAGCATAAAACCATTCTATATTTGAATTTGGAAAGGCCTTTGCGAGAGTAAAGAATATGTTACGAGCTATACTGTCATTCGTGAAAAAGCTGTAAACAAGCTCATCGTCGGCTTTTCTTACCTTTTCCACATCATAACATTCATACGGTGTACCCCAATTATTCTCTCGCCATTCATGCCAATCAGAGGCTCCGTATCGCGTTACATTTTCGGCTATCTTCTCTCCGAAAGCAATAAAGTCGGCTGTTGTTTTAGGCATAACGTCGCAAACGCCGCCGGAAAACATATACGATATTGTATCGCTTTTTTCTTCAGAGTATTGAAGCGTTTGTATACACGGACGATTTAGAGCATTTGCGATTTCTTCCTTTGTCTTTTCCCATTTTATGGTTTTAGAAAATGAAAGAGATTTGTTGTTATTGCTGATAAGCAATTGTTTTTGTGATTTGGTTAAGTCAGGTGTTTCTTTGATATAAAGATTTCCCTCCCCGGTTTGACGCCAAATATAAAATGACGTAGCTAAACCGGCCATTATTCCGATATTGAAATTTAAGGTTTGCGGCATCGGAACCACCTTGTTAAATGAAAACTCCTTATTTTCTGTTGACACAAAATTTTCAAAGTCTTTCAAATTTTCTCCTGAAACGTAAACTTTGTTAACATAACATTCCGACATTTGAAATTTACTCTCCTTTGTAATTTAGTTTGTAAGCGTTTTGAATTTGAGTTGCAAACTTAGTGAGCTTGTCTTTTTTCCATTGAGAGTCATCCAATAACGCCCTTATGGAATTTGGTACGCCATGCTTTCCTCTTATGTCGATGTAGATTGCAGCTTCATCTTCTACCGCGTAATTGTAAGAATATTCTATAATTTGATTTACCAAATCAGCAATATTCTTATAAATGAACTCTAAGCACCAATCTTCGCCCAAAGGTGTACTTTGTTCAAGAAGCGCGTAATACCTTCCGTCTTTTTCTTTTTGATGCTTGAAATAAAAACCTTTATCTTCAATTATTTTTTCAAGTTCATCGTAACGCATAAATCATCTTTTCTCCTTTCTAAAAATCTTCTCTGCTTGAAATCATTTTGTTTTCTCCTCCGATTTGTATTTTTCTTCAACCATTTTTGCATATGTAAAACAGCGTGATAAGAATTTATACAATACGGTAAGGTCGTTTGCCGGAAAGCACGAAAAATATATCGCATCCTCGTCGTTATACAACTCGCCTTGATACCTTTTCCATATCTCTTCATAAGCAAAACTCTTTCGCCAATATGCTAAGTGTTTGCTTGCGTCTATAGGGTCTGGATATTCTTTGTCAAAATTAAAAGGACTATATTTTTCGTTATAGATTTCCTTAATCTCGCCAACATCTTTTGTTATCCATTTTCCATATATTTCTTCAAATTCTTTTACTCCATGCCAATGTGGAGCCTCATAATCTTGGTCGCAAGAATCTTGAAATTCAATTGACGCATCAAATAAGTCCTTCACAGCATTTGGCACTCCGAAGACACCAAGAAGGTGATATTCAGTATCATAAAAATATCTGAATGTAAATAAATTACACGTCCAATTATATGAGGCATTAAAAACATCAGATTCTTCTTTTATGACTAAATCCGAATACTTCTCTGGTAAATCAAAAAGATGTTTCTTTACGAAAGGACAATAAACGTAATTGTCCTTTGCAATTTTCGAAAAATCAAAAACCAGTCGTTTTTTCAAGCTGCGAAGGAAAGGAATTATATCCTTCTCTTCCATTTTCTTAAAATTTATTTCGCACCAATAACTCATTTTACTTTCTCCTTTTCTTAGTTTTTTGACGGAATGTGAGCCAAACTCACTTCCGCAGGTCGCTCTACACAATCTCCGTTTACGCAATGGTAATCACCCGAATAAGCACAACCTTCACAGTCGTTGGTACTGTCGCCGCCCAAAGGGCATTCGTTGACTTCTCGGCAAGTTTCCTTTGACGGAGACGGAATATGAGCCAAACTCACTTCCGCAGGCGTTGTCGCCTTTGTTATTCTTTCCTTGTATTCTTCTTGCTTTTGTGCTTTCTTACAATCGTCACAAAAGCTGTACTTTGCGCCGGAACACAAAGTATGGTCTATATAGCAATCTTTTCTTGCCATATGTTTTCACTCTCCCTTCTGAAAATAAAAAAAGAGCCATAACATTGCAAAGATGCAACGGTACGACTCTATATTTTTTGACTTATAAATAAAAAAATCTGCCACCTCAAAAGAGATAGCAGATATGAATTATGTTATATAATTTATTATGTTAATATTTTACAATAAAAAATGATGATTGTCAACAGGGAAAACTTTCATGCTGCAAACATACCATCTTTCTCCACGTCTTCTACATTCGCTATTTTCAGTTCGTTTTTCAAACGCTTTACCGCTTTATGGAAGTATTCTTCTGACAGCTCACATCCGATAAAATTACGATTTTCGTTTATCGAAGCAACAGCCGTTGTTCCCGAACCAAAGAAGCAATCCAAAACCAAGTCGCCTTCGTTTGAATGTTTTCTTATCAATTCTGAAATAAGTCCTATCGGCTTTTGCGTCGGGTGGAATCTTCCTTTCTCATGGCAGATGGGAAAACGATATATCCCGTTATCGTATTCCGAATTGAAAGTCGGCTTATTTTTCTTGACCGCAGAAATCATTATTTCCCTGCAATTTGTGAGATAGTTAATTTTACTGTTTATTGGTACAGGATTCGTCTTTATCCATTCCAAAAACCGAATTTGCTCAAAGCCTGCAGCTTTAAGATAGTTTTCAATAATCGTGATTTTCCATAAGTCGTAAAATGAAATCAGCGTACCTCCGTTTCTAAGCACACGATAACATTCTTGCAGAACAAATTGAAAATCTTGAAAATCCTTATCCCATTCTCCGAATTCCATTGAAATCCGAAATCTATCGGTATCTTTTCCTTTTGGACTTCCGCTTTGGAAATTTGTATTCCTTGAAATCAAGTATGGCGGGTCAATTAGAATCAAATCGACCGTCTTACTTTCAATTTTAGGAAGAAAATCAAAGCAATTTTCGTTGTGTAATTCTATGCTGCACATAAGAAATCACCGCTTTTTTCTTTTAATTTTTCATCACCGAAAATCAAGTCACAGCCCAAGAACAGCCTACCCGTTTCAATGCAACTGTCATAAACCGAAAATCCGCCTGCTGCGGGGTCTAAAACAACATCGTTTGGTTCTGTTGTTGCCGTAATCAGTCTTTTTTGCAATTCAACAGGTTTGCTGTGAGGATGCTTTTTAACAACTTTTTCAAGCCAAACATCAGGAATTCCGTGGTCGGTCCAACAACCTTTTGCTCTTACAGGACTTTTCTGTAAAACAATCAGATATTCCGAGCGTCGTCTTGACCTATACCCCATTCCCATTTTACCTTTATCCCACACAATCATATCAACGATATTGTAATCGGTATTATCAATCCATTTGTCTATACCCGTGCATAAATGAAATTTATCCACCCATAAGAACAAATGTCCGCTTTTTACGGTAACACGATTGAGTTCCCGAACAAAATCAATAATTGTTTCTTCACTCATCTGAGGCAAATCACATCTTTGTTTTCCCCGTTGCTTTCCTTCATTCCCGTAGTTTAATTTGTCCAAAACACCTCTGTACTGAGGGTCAAAAAACGATGTCTTGATTGTATTATCAGGTATCATCAACAACAAGTCAAATCCATTAGCACAATATTTCACGTTTGTTCGAACCATCATATTTCTATCTTCCCCCCCCCATTTCTATTTGCTCGTATATATATGAGCGAGAAAAGGAAACATTTGCCCTTTTTGCAAAAAAAGAAAGCCAACATCTTTCGATGATGACTTTCTAAGTTGTTTTTATTCTTTACTTACTAATAGCCATAGTGAACAACATGAAGTTCATCCCACTCTGCCGGGTCGATACCTTTAAGCAGTCCGAGAAACGGCGGTATCCTGCGATATTTTTTCAAGGATACGGGAGCAACATTTTCAAGCCATTCAATAATAGTCTTTATGTTGCCTTCTTTCATGATTTCACCATATTTGTCCTCTTTGGTTGTCTCTTCGTCATTTTCGGCAAAAAGCTCAAAATCAATTTCTTTAGTAAAAAGTTCTTGCCAACCATTGTTGTACCCCATACAACCAAGGTATATGTCAGCAACAATATCGGCATACAAAACCTTACCGAAACTTTCGCTTTTTGGGTTTTTATCTCGAAGAGCGTTTACAATCATTATTCTGCTTTCATCAGCCATTATTTTCCATCTCACTTAAATAAAATGTATTTCAACAGCAACTATTTTTCCTTCTGATTTTTCGACGTAGACATCGTATTCTCCGTCCCCGTCTCCGCTGCTTGAAAAGAATCCTGCGTCAGTTATGTAAAAATCGTTGTCTTTATCGCTGTTCCATTCAGGCGCTTTGGCATTATCATGCATCCAGTCACACAAGTCGGACCACTCAGAATCGGTATAATCCTTTTTCGGACTTACAAAGAAGCCCGCAAGACCGGCATCAACACCGATAGAATCAAACCATTCGAGCCTTTCGGGATTACTTTTTGAAAAGTCTGAATTACAAAGAGCAATTCTTATAGCACTTACCCCGCGGCCAAATATTCCGTCATTTTGCTTTTCTATCTGACAGACATATTTGCCGGGAACAACTTCGACGTCATTTACACGACACCATACATCTCTGTCATAACAAGGGTCTGTTATATCTATCTTTCCATTGTCTATTGAAAGATAGCCTACATCTGTGAAGTTTCTTTTTTCCATAATAAATCTCCTTTTTCGTTTTATGCTGCATCATAAGAAAACATCGTTTTTTCGTTATTGCAAGTGACAATAGAATTATCACAATCAATGTACTTTTCGTTCTTCAGAATAAACACTTCCGCAAAGAAGGTACTCGTTTTTTGACCGGATAGCTTAATCAAATGTTCTACGTATTTCGGAACAATCTCTTTAGCTTTATCTATATTTGATATTCCGGATACTTTGTAATTCTTAACTCGTTTTCCCCATTTTCCGTTTTTGTTCAACGGCGTAACATGTAACTCAACAGAGTATTTTCCGTCACTCAAAAATAATCACTCCTTATTTAAAATTTAAGCTTTCTTTCGCGGCTTTTCCGCACTTCTTAGACTTAAACGATTCCATATGGCCTAAAATAAACGCCTTGCTAAAATCGTAAGCCTCTAAAAGCTGCTTTATGCAGCCTGTAGGCAATGTAAAGAAAAGGTCAATATGCTTTTCGCAAAAGAGCTCAAAATTAACTGTTGTGTCCTTTTCGTACATTTCTTGTAAAAGTTTTTCGATAAAGATTGCATTATACACATCTATTCTTCCTTTGTAATTGGCAAGTGGAGAATTTATGTCATTTGAAAAATACTCGTCGATAAACCAATCTGAAATATGTTGTCTTATATACCTTGAATCGTATTTAACAAAAGGCTGAACTTCTTCAAGAGGCTTTTTGCAAAGGCACAAATAATAAAATATTTTTCGATTAGTGCTTCCGATGTTTTCCCAATAAATGAGGCCTGCAAAACGACGTATAAAGTCAGGGTCGATATTGTGGTACATTGAGATGTTTTGCCAATTGAGCCTGCTGGGACGTCGTTCAATAAAATGAATCGGCAAGTTCTGTACACAAGACACTTTTTTTAAAATTTGACTACTTGGGTTTTTTATCCTATCGTAGCAACGAAGGATATAATCGACAGGAAGTCTATTAAGTGTTGCTGCATCACTTAGTTTGAGGAACAATTCCGGATGAGTCAGTTCGGTTTCGTGAGAAATCTTTGATAAAAGCGCATCACTAAGGTGATACTGAACCTTACAAGAAGAAATAAAAAAACAAGGCGCAGAAATAATATTTTCTAAAATTTCATAGTCTATGTTACAAAAACGATAAGTAAAATCGTCACCCGCATCATTAAGTGTATTAGTAATTGAAGCCATAACTTTTTGGTAATTAAAATAACGATAATAATCATTATCAGAACAATTCAGATATGACATCCACCATTTTCTATAAGATGACAAAGCAGGAAAATATCCTCTATGTGGGTCAGAAGCCGTAATTATCTCCGGTGTCTCTTTGACAAGTTTATATAAATAGTTCTTGTCTATCGGATAATTTGCATATGTTACCTTAAAGAAATTAAGCAGTTCGTTTTCCTTTGTCATTTTCGTATTTCTCCTTTATTTTTTCAAAGCACAAATTAACCTGTCGTTGCTGAAAAACTCCTTCGAAGTCAATATGATAGTCACAAACATTGGTGTCAGCGGCGAAACCGTTAAAATAGTTTGATAATGCTAAGACTTCGTTTTTTACAACATAAGCTTGTTTCTCACAATCATAGTCATCCGAAAACATTGGTGTAATCTCGGTGTATTCACTAACGTCGCCCAACACTTCTTTGGGTCCGAGTGAAGATATAACAATACTGTTACTTGTAGTAGCCCACAAGCCTATCATATCATCATCCGGTCCTTTGTAATCTCCGCCACCTAAGCCGTTTCCTATTGCAACAAGCAACGAATAAGCGTCAAGTTTTTCGAATGATATTGCTTTGTTTTCCGTATCCTTCCAAACATTTGACGGAGGGATTTTAAACGAATCCACCCATTCTCTTCTTGCGGCATTATACAAATAGCGAAAATCCGACAGTGGAAGGTGTTCTCCGTCCGTTCCAAGCGGTTCAAATATATGCTCAGTCCATTTATAGTCTGTTGAGCTGTTTCCCATTTCAACATTCTTGGATATGTAACGAAGCTTATTTTTGTCGTAATACTCTTCAAAGCTCATTTCCTTATACTCTTTGCTGTCATATAAGTTGCTCGGAACTTTCAAGATTTCTTGCAACATCTTTGAATAATGCTCTTCGGAGTTTGCATAATCACCAAGCTGTATTATTCTGTCGTTTTTCCACTCAGTTTTTACTAATTGAAGTAAAGCGAGGACCTCGTTGTTTCCCATCCAACTGTGTTCGGTAAGCTTTAAGCCGCTCGGTGAAAGGCAAACCTTTTTGTCTAAATTAAAATATTTGTAATATTGTCCCATAATTAAATCTCCTTATCTTTTGTTTGCTATGTTTGTTGTTAAAAGGCGCGTCCGACAGTCCAACTTGTTTTTGTTGAAAGGTCAGTAAGGGCAACATAACAACCACCATATATGCCGTAACAATAATATATTTCGGCAATATTCTTTCTAATGACAGCAAATCCGTCATTATCTACTTCTTCTACGTATATCGTATACTTGTTATTATTTCCGATACCGTTAGCGTGATAGACTTCGGAATATTTCATACCACCGCTTTCGACGGCACTACGAAACTGTTTTAAAAGGTCTACCGCCCTTTTATCCGAATATTTATATGAACGAAAGACGTCCTCTTTGTGTACGATATATTTGATAAAGTGTTCCTTTATCTCTTCGAAATAATCACTTTGTGTTTTTATTTGAGACAAAAGAAACTTTTGTCCCTCTTCATCCATGGAAAGCTCCGTAGCCGCATCCAATATATTCTGTGAATACCAACCCTCCGGGCTATCACATCCGGCAGTACGGTAAACCAATATATTGTTTTCGTTGTTCGGGTCTTTCTGCAAAATACCTTTTTAATAAGCTTTGACAAAAGATTTATACACTGGCAAAAATTCAGCATAAATTGTTTTCCTCCTTAAAATAAAAAAAGAGCCGCAGCAGCACAGTTTGTACTGATACGACTCTTTGTTTTTTGTTTTGAAAATAAAAAATCTGCCACCTCAAAAGAGATAGCAGATATAAATTATTTATGAGTTTATTTTATAATAGTATGTTACCATAGATTTTCTCTTTTGTCAAGCATTGCAAGAATTTACATTATCCTGCATTATACCTTGTGCAAGAACTATTGGCGTTCATTTACTTTTATTTGGAGCATACTTTTCTTTTGTGTTGTTCAAGCAACATTTCAAGTTTTTTAGACTCTAAAACGCCCTCGGCGTTTAACTTATATGACAAGGTTATACCCTGTTTTTCTTCTTCTTCATCACTCAAAAACCTTTGCATAATCAACGCTTCATTTTCAATCGGTTTGTGTTCGCAAAAGAAAGGAACAAGTTCGGTGTAATTTACAACTTCAGAATTTTCTTCAGCGTATTCTTTAGGTGACTTTTCCGATATAATTATGCTGTCGGAAGTCGAAGCCCATAAGCCAACTAAATTTTCGTCCGGCCCGAAATAATCACTGTCACCTTCACCGTTTCCAATCGCTATAAGTAACGAATACGCATCAAGTTTTACAAAAGTTATTTCTGATTTATATTCTCCAACATAACTCGGAAGTATCTTAAAACTGTCAACATATTCTTTCCGCTTTGTGTTATACAAATAACGGAACTGGTCGCAAGAACATTTTTGACCTAACTTTAAGTCATACGAGTCAAAAAGCTCTTTTAAAGTGTATTCTTTGAATTTCTCTCCTTCTTCAGCCACATCGCCCCAATACAAACGTTGGTCGTTAGTCATTCCAATTTCTTTTTTAATTTTTTCGATAAACTTCAAATGTTCTTTTCTCAACGCAGTTGAAGCAGCCATTCCATCAGCATAATCACCAAGTTGAATAACTCTGTCTCCTTGCCATTTGGTTTTAACAAGCGACTCTATCGGAATAACAACTTCATTATTGCCAAGCCAACTATGCTCACATAATTCAGAGCCACGATGATTTGCGCTGACAATAATTCTTTTATCAATGTTTATGTATTTGTAATACTGCTCCATATTTTTGCTCCTTTCAATTTAGCAGTGATATTCATAGCCGACAAGCCACTTAATCTCTGCTTTTTTCTTTTGTTTTATTTGCTCAGTTTCAATCTTACTGAGCAATTCGTCTTTCTTTTTGCTAAAGCTGTCAATTCTATTGAGTACGGTTGCTGACCTCAAATCAGAATAGCACAAAGGACAACTTTCTCCTCTTAACTTATCTTTGTTGAGTTTAGAACCGCACGACCGACAACCTATGTATGCGGCTTTTTGGTTTTTTACCGAATTTTGTTTGATATATTCGATTTTCTTTTTATTGTTTTCAGAAATCTTATTTCTCAATTCAATAATTTTCGCCGTAGGTTTTACGTTCGTATAATCATAAAATTTTACGGCACATCTGGCATAAAACTTATCACTGCAATAATCGTCAATGAAATCTACGGCTTTTTCTTCCGTGTCAAAGATTTTATCGGTGGGAAAGCTTATGCATTCTGTTCCATATCCGTCTCCGCTGTTTCTTACTTTAGCTAAAACAGAATTTGTAATATCGGTTTTAGTAACCTTTCCGTTAAAAGTATCTTTTACACACTGATGCATGTTTTTTTCTCCTTTTCCTTTTATCTACCTCAACCTCAGTGAGCTTCTTTATCGGCAGAATGTAACAACATTACCTTTTCATAAAGTTTTTCTCCCCAAAGGTTAAAGTATTTGTTTCTCATTTTTTCGTTGCCTTTCTTTTCCCAATAATAAGGTGTCATGTGCCAACGGATAAGTTCAGAAACTTCTCGTTGTTCTTCTTCCGAGTATTTAGTATTAAAGAAAAATGAATTATACGCACCTACATTTTCGTGAGAATAATAGTGTGCAATTCCAGTTCTTTCTCCCTTATTATTTTCATAGGTTTTGCAGAAGGGCTTTCCACAGTCGTGAATCAATCCCGCTGTGTATAGAATATCTTTTCTTGTAAACCTATACCCCGTACTTTTACAATGATTACCCAAAGAGCAATCGTGATGTGGATTGTCTTGACTGTAATCTATATATCTTTCTATAAACGCACTTGGTGTTCCGTAAAAACTACGATACGCTCTTTTCGGATAACATATCTTAATTTCATTCCAACCCTCAAAATAGGAAGGCGTGTCGAAGTGCCTGAACATATTTTCAATAACCTCAGTAGGAACATATCGCTCCCTTTTAGCGTTATTTTCCAAACACTTTTCAAAAGGTGTTGCTACAAAAATACAAACTTTCTTGCAAGGAATGTTGTTAAGTTCTTGCAAGAACGCCATTCTTCTCTTGTAACTGATATTACAAGCGTCGTATATCGTTGATTTACCATCACGCAAATCTTCTTTTATACGGCTGTGAAGAGTGTTAAAAACAGTATTTCTGTCTCCCTGTATTCTTTCATCGCCATATAATTCTCTACGTATATCATCTGGCGAGTGAATACTTGCACCTGTTTTCTTTGCAAGTTTTCTTGTGTAGTAACTTTTTCCGCTTGCCGGAAGACCTACAAACATATATAAAACAGGTTCTTTCATTTTTTTAACAAATTTTGACATTTACATCTCTCCTTTCAGAAATAAAAAAAAGAGCCGTAACAGTACAAACCTGTACCGATACGACTCTATGTTTTTGTTTTGAAAATAAAAAAATCTGCCACCCTTTCGGATAGCAGATATAAATTATTTTTTATACTTATATTATACGGTAAGTATATCACAATAGCAAAGTGCTGTCAAGATGCAGCTGTATCTTCGAAACGCACCCCGCCCGGCCTTTCCGAGACTGTTTCTGTCGGATTAGTTGTTTCTGAAGTTTTGATTGTTTTAGTTGTTTCGGTTGTTTTAGTTGTCTGCGGTGTCTTTTCTGCCTTCGTTGTATCAGGCTCTGTAGCTGTTGTAGTTATTCTTTTAGTCGTTGTTACTGTTGTTGTAGATTGTTTGTTATCAGTTACGGTATACAAATCGAAGAAGTCGGATGTTGACGGCGTGTATTCCGTCGGCACGTATATACCGCCGGAATATTTTTTTGTTGTGGGGTCAAACCCTATAACACTATATCTCATTGTACCCGCGCTTACCTTATTATCGACCCTTTTGTCTGTAACAGCAAAATATATGCTCAAGACAACCGAAAACAAGACTATGACAACGCCCGCTGCAATTAAACTGCATTTGATAAATTCTTTTCGCTCGGTATGTTTGGTACTTTCTGTACCGTTTCCTTCTTCGATTTTACTGTATTCGTCCTCCCGATTATTGTTTAACATTTGATTATCCTCTTTTCTCTTTTGCATCTTACGCAGCGGAAATGCCTAACGCGCTTTTGGCGAGCGCATCAGCCATATCGTTGTATTTGTTGTTGGAATGGGCTTTGACTTTACAAAACTTAACGTCACAGTTGACTCTTGCGCCTTTAACATAATTTTTGTAAACGCGCGTATATACATTATTTGCTTTCCACTCGTCATCAGCCCACTTTCCGACACCTTCATAATCGTGATAAATAGTAACGCTCGGAATTTTCCGTTCTATACAGTATTGTATAGCGACAACCGCGGCGCAAATCTCACCGGAAACGTTTCGCATTGCAGACATAGATAGAACGGACATGCCGAAGAATGATTGTATATCTTTGGAATTTCCGGACGTTTTAGCGACAACCTTTCCGTCTTTTACCATGACAGCACCATAAGAAAATCTGTTTGTGCTACCGTCGTAGCTGCCGTCAACATATGCCTTATATTCATCATCCGAATTACAACGTGTTTCGTGAGAGTCTTTTAGAAGATGATTGTCGGCATCTTCTTTGGCATTGAAGCTTTCACACTCAACACTTCTGCCTTCTTGGAGATAATCTGCGGCACTTTTCTCGTCACCGAAACTTTTATATTCAGCGCCGCTATACCCGTGTACTTGCACTTTGCAGTCTTCCCAACTATGATAAAGGCCCGGTTTTCTTCCCTTCCTCACTGCATATATTTTCCCCATAAGTACCCTCCTGTGGTTGGTCTGTTGTTTTGGTCGGGGCGACAGGGTTCGAACCTGCGGTTTCTTGGACCCAAACCAAGCGCGATGCCAAACTTCGCTACGCCCCGATATTTACTTACACTTATATATGAAAATTTTTTCTGTAAATTTGCCCTTTTTGCAAAAAAAAGAAAGCCGGTAAAAGCCGACTTTCTTTATAAGTTTTATAAAATATTTTTTTCGTAAAACCACATACCTTTACGGTGTGCGGTAGTTCACTGAGTTATCTCGCCAAGCGGAACATCGGAATTAAGCTCGTTTTTGTCCGTGTCTGCGTTTTTGCATGAACCATCTTTTACCGCCAATTCACCTTTAATAACTCCGTTTTCTCTCTTTGAAGTTATCTTTTCCCTTGAATATTTAATTCCGGGAAGCAAAGCATCTTCACACTTTACAAGATAAAATGTTCCTAAGTCATCACGGTAAATATATTCGTAATTTGACTCATCCGGAATTATTATGTCGTAATCATCATCACTGGCATAATCATAAACGAGAGTGACTTTTTCAAGTCCGTTCGTTACTCTTGATAAAACATCCTTATTTTTTGAGAGTGTTATCGAAAAGACAGTTGCAAATAAGAGAACGCCGACAAAGAAAATTCCAAGTACCCAACCATCTTCGTCTGTGACAATCTTAGCAATAATCATAGAAATTATTGTAATCACCGAAACAATAATAACCGGTAAAAACATTTTGAACGTTAAACTCATAGCTTTTCTCCTTTTACCTCTCATCCAAGTAACTTGCCTTCAAGTCTGATACCTGTAGCAATGTTACAAGCGGATATTTTTCCGCAGCCTTACTCATTGAATAAGAACCACCCTTTACAGCTTCATCAAAGCCGCCCATATGCCAACGAATAGCAGCGACTTCTTCCACGGATAGTTGAAGTCCAAGTTGGAGGAGAATAATAGCTGATTTCTCTCCGTGTCCGTAAGGCAAGGTATCATCAACAGTGTAATAAGGTGCTTTTTCCCATACGCCCTCACTGTTTTTTACATTCCTATAATCTTTTTTATAATAATTCGCTTTGCATATATCGTGCAAAAGCGCAACAATAGCTATGGACTCAGAGGAATACTTTTCCCCGGTCTTCTTCTCATATATCCACGCCTCATTTCCAAGTTGTTTGTAGACGTTTATACTGTGCTGAAGAAGTCCTGTTTCTTCCGCAAGGTGAAATCTTGTAGATGCCGGGGCAGTAAAGAAATCACTGTCTTCAAGCCACGCCAAAACAGAGTCTGCTCCCTGTCTTTTGATATTGTCCTTGTAAATCTTAATAAATTCTTCTTTATAACTCATTTCAGCCATAATAAATAACCATCCTTGTTAAAAGTTTTCGTCGCACCACGGGCAAACGTAATCATATTGCGGCAAGTCGCTTAGATATAAACGTTTGCCACATTTAGGGCATCTCTCGTTTGTGAGAAGAGAGTTTCTGACATCGAACATTTTTTTCACATCTTGTATTGCGCTGTAACGATTGTCTTTTTCGTATACGCAAGAAACTCCCGGTCGCAAATTGTTTACGAAAAGCGTAATTGCTTTGCACGTCTTTGCGATAGTTTCTATATCTACATCGGCAAGAATTTTTTGGGCTTTTACAAAATTCTCCGAAGCATCAGTCGGATTGTCATATTCGTTTATCCCAGCCGCGTCCTCAATTGTCAATGGTTCGTATTTCGCAGCCTTAATCCCTTTATCCGTGCGGAAGAAATACTCAGGGCAATGGAAAAGCTTCTCGTATTTCTCCAACAAGTCATCCGGTAAACTGCAAAACTTATCCGAATCAAACGGCGCGTATGCTATTAAGAACGTGCCTGCTATTATATCAACCATATCAGGTGTTTTTTCACCCGAAGCATCGTTAGCATAAATTGCACGGTTCAGCTCTTCTCCGTTAATTTTACCGTCCTCGTTACAAATAATAGCAACGTCAGCGTCAAACGGCATATACTGTTCGATATACCCGTTTACAATCCTTTGCATTGTATGTAAATCGTTGTCGATATGGACGGTACGGGGGAATTTCCCCGGTTCTACCAAAAGAACTGTAATCTTATTGTTTTTCATAAAAATTCTCCTTTTCACACATTATGTTTTTTACGCTGCGGAAGCATCAGTGGGTGTAAAGCCGCAGACGTTTGCTTTTTTCTTAATCTCTTCTTGCGACATATCAAAGACTTTGCTGATAGCCTCTTCTTTTGAAGTGGCTTTAATCACAAGCGAACCGACACAGCTAACTGTAACCTCATACTTTTTCTCTCCGGGGATATAGCTGTATACGTACAGATATTCTCCGTCCCGAAGAGTAGGAATGAGTTTAGCTGCCGGTAACGAACTCTTTAAAAACGTCGGTCCCGTGGGTCTTCCAAAACTCAAAAGTCTCTTGTTGATTTCCTTTTGCTGTGTCGCACCGTCGAAAAATTCGCTGTAAACACCGCCGACGTTTGTTTCAAGAGCGTTTGTAAACATATCTTCAATTTTGTCGTTCTTATGTTTAATCAGCTCTTCGACAGGTACATATCCCCAAGTAAAGTAGCTTATAGCGGGACATCCGTTAATTGTGTCTCTACACGAAAGAAATTTTATCATTCGTTTTTGGCCCTTAAAAGTTTCAAGGGAAAACAGAAAAACGCTTTCCTTTTTGTTGTTTTCAATAAAGTCTTGTATATCCTGCATAAAACAAAGACCTCCTTATTAACTGTCTTTAATATGCAATTTGAAAGGATGATATTGCAATCGCAAAACATCCAATTGCAAATATGACCTTGCTTTGCCAACGCCAATGTTTATAATTTTTTTCCTTCTCCTTTTTGCATTTTTTATTTTCCTTTTTGTTTGTTCCCATTTTCAAAACTCCTTTTTATAAAAAATATAAAAAAGAGCCGCAACATTGCGAAAGTGCAACGATACGACTCTATTTTTTGACTTATAAACAAAAAAATCTGCCACCCCAAAAGAGATAGCAGATATATGTTATTTTTTATATTTTTATTATGCTTTAAGTATATCACCAAACACATCTATTGTCAAGAAAATGCACAAAAAAAGAAAGCCGACATCAAGAGATGCCGACTTTTTCAAATTATGATTATGTGATACAGATTATTATGCAGCAAGCCGCATTTCTTGTGGCGTAGACGGGTCTCTGTGGTAGCAGCACTCATAATATGCTATTTTTCTGAGGTCTGATTTAGGAATAATTATGTTTATCGGAGACTCGAAAAAAGTAAGATTTTGTACTATCTTAATACCGCCGTGGAGCTTTAGTTCTCTGCGTTTGTTATTATGAGAGAACAAAGCCTTGTCCGTAAAATCTTTAAGCGTTTTAGGTATATCTATATTTCTTTCAGCTAAGTATTTTCTTATTGTTTCTTTTTCGACAAACATTATGTCGAGGTAGAAAACATCTCTCAAGGTTTCTTCTGAAGCTCTGAGCCAAACAAGCATATAGTCCTGTGTGATAAGTGAAGATGAGGAAAACCAACCGGAATTGTTCGTGTTGTTTCGAGATGCCAACTCAAACGAAAACGTGTTCAGTGGTCTGTTCCAACAGCTTGTAGCGTATTTTTCATCGACGCTCACGGGTTTGCCGTTGCGAAATATAACAAGGTCCACGCCCTGCTTCTGCAACTCAATGTGTGTGTTGTTTCGTATAAACGGCACTCCCGCCTCGTTCAATACGTCATCAACAAGGTCGTTTACTCTACAAGTTTTTTCGTAGTCTTTTTTTCTTCGAATTTTGTATTCCTCTTGACTGTCCTTAGTGAAATTAACTATATTGTTTGCCATTTTTACAACTCCCTTTTTAATATAAAAATAAAAATATATAAAAAAAGAGCCATAATATCGCATCTTGCAATAGTATGACTCTTTGATTAACTTATTTAACACAAAAAAAATCTGCCACCCGGAAAGGATAGCAGATATGCAACTATTTTATATTATTTATTATATTGGTATTATATCACTATCGTACAAAAATGTCAACATAAAAGCTGAAAAAATAGTGAGAAAAAGAAAGCCAGCACCAAAAAACGATGCTGACTTTCTAAATTTAAATTATACTGCTTTTTTTAAACACGCACGAGCCATCAGAACATCGTTAAAATCTTTATATTTTTTCGACATATTTACTCTATACTTAATTTCGGGAAATTTTGTATTAAGCATGTCTATCGTTACTTCAGTTGCCTTGCGTCCGGCATCATCATTATCCAACGACAATATAACGGTTTTTATATGAGATTGTTCTTCAAGTATGGTTGCAACGCACTCTGTTTTATTTGTGCCGATAAGCGATAGATAGTCATAGCATTTGAAATCAAGTCCCTTTTGGTCCAAGATTGTCATTATAGCCATACTGTCGAGTATACCTTCAGTAACAATCAACGTGTCTCTATCGTTGTTGATGTAAAACCCATGTTCCCAGTCCGAGTTCGGAACCGTCATCGTTTTTTTCTTTCCTTTTGCGGGAAATATAGTACGTCTTTCGCAGAACGAGGGAACACCATCATTTTTGCCGGTCGGAAAGCCGACAAACACGCAGCAACTTTTAAAGCGTCCACGAGTGAATTTCTTCTCTCGCATAGACTGCTGATACAATCTACCTGAAGAAATCATATACTTAACCACAGAAGAAGAGATACATCTTACGTTCACAAGGTACTCTTCTATCGGTTTTGTATGAATCTCGCCGTTCAGATTAACCGCTATTTTGGGCAAGCGAAACTCTGTGTTTAAAGCATCGCTTTCAGTTGACAAATTGCGGCTGTTTCTGTAGTTCATCTGATTACAATTGGCACCAAAACGGTTATTTATTGCTTTAACAGCTTTTTGATAAGAAAGTCCGTTAAAATGCTGTAGCATAGCTATAGTGTCACCGTTAACGTGCTGACTGTTATGATAAAAGAAATTTTTCTTGGTGTCAATTACCAGCGAGTCGTGTTCTTTTGAGGTGTAATAACGCCCGCGTTTAACGATAGTCAGTCCGGTCATGTTTGCGACATCAAGGATAGGGGCCGTTTTTGCAGCCTCCTTTTGTTTTTCCCATTCAAGGTCCGTCAAAAACGCACCCTCCTTTCTTTTTCGAATTTCTTTTTCGAAACTATTACTTAATGAGCTTGTTGTCTCTCAAGATTTTGCGAGCAGCAAGGTAAATAGCCTTATCCGTATCGTCTGCGGCGTAGATATACTTCAAACAAGTCTTCGCCCATTCAGCTATTTCCGGGTTGCCTTTATACTCGTTGGCTATCCAAGTAAGATTTTTATTTAAATCCGGTTGTTCTAACAATTCATATAAAGGAAGCTTAGGCCACGGCTTGAACGGATATGGTTTTTCGAGCATTTCCGCCACTTGCTGTTCAATCTTTACTCCTGCCGTTTTTGCTTTTTTAGCGTCTGACGGTTTATCAATTTCCTCCGTCATAGCTGAAAGCTTTTCCACAGGCGTCATAGGCGGCATCTGCATACTCATTGGCTGCGGTATAGTCTGCGGCTTAAAACCGTCAACAGGGTTGTCCTCGCTGTCGTCAAAAGGAGAACCAAAACCCGCATTACGCAACGCTCTGCCTATAGCTCTTGTTTCGGCACTTTCAATATCGTCTCCGCTGTATCCTTCAGCCGAATCAACAAGCCTACTGCCGTACCCCGTGTAGGCACTTGTACCTACCATAACGGTAGCCTTCATTGTAATCATTCCTTGTTTTGTCAGCTCAGGAACGTACTCTGTGGCTATACCTACCGTAACGTAACCTTTTTCTTCGCAATACCTTGTGTACCATTCTATGCGCTCATTAACACACAGATAAGGTTTTTTTCCGTCTTCTGTGTCAAGCCAAACAGCTTTGTCATAAGGGTTATAGTTTTCAACAAGCCTACAGCTGTTAAACAGCCCGTTGTTTTTTTCTTTCTCCATTTCAATTACCTCTTTTACCTTTCCTTGTATTATAAAATTTTTGTTTTGCCTGTTCTATGTTATTTTGGGGGGTTATTGCTGCCAACAGCAATATCTTTAGAAACAATACTTTGCTTATATGTTGTCGTTTGCAGGCTTCACGGATTTTTAAGCAATCTTTCTTTACCTTTTGCTCAAAATCTATGAATGTTTCTTCTTTTGCAAACCCGATTACGAGAAAGACAATAAAAGCAAGCTCTGCAGCAGTACGTATTATTCCTGCGCCCATTAAACATTATCTCCTTTCAAAATAAATTTTTATATAAAAAAAGAGTCATAACCTCGCCGGAAGCGAAGATACGACTCTAATTTTTAACTTATAAACAAAAAATCTGCCACCTCAAAGAGATAGCAGATATAAGTTATTTTTTATGTTTATATTATGTTTTGATTATATCACCAAACACATCTATTGTCAAGAAAATGTGTGAAAGAAAGAAACTTTGCAATGAATTACAAACGCTTTTTCATCACACCGATATAACACGGAAACAGTTCTATATTATCTTCGAGTTCACAACTGTTTCTGAACTCATATTCTTTTATAGAGTCTTTTATTTTCTCAAATTCAGCTTTTCCGGGTTCGTTAATAAAAAGGACCTCTGAAAACAACAAATTTCCAATTATAACCGTGTTTATACATCCATCTTTTTTGTCGAACGACATAAAAAGGTTTTGTCGCAGTACAGCTGCCAAATCCTCGACAGCAAACTGCCTTATCTCCATGTCCGATGGAGGCCTTTTTTCCGCCGCTGCCAGTGGAAACGCATTGTCAAAATCAATGAGCGGAAGCATCTTCAGTTCTATAATCGAAGGGGCATCCGGTACTCCCATCTTGACGAAAAATGCCATATTGTGTTCGTCAAGATATTCCTGTATTCTATACTCCGTAATTTTTCTCACAATAAAAAATCCTCCTGTTAACATTCTAATTATATATGGACTAAAATCAAGATAAATTGCCCGTTTTTTGAAAGTTTTCGAAAAAAGGAAAGCCAATACCAAAAGATATTGACTTTCCTAAGTTTTGTTATAATTATGCGTTCGATGTGTAATCTCAGTACCAACGAATCACACGGCTCTCTAACTCGCTTTCTTTTTCTTGTCTTCCTTCCTCTCCTTGCGTTTTGAAATTTTATAGCTTTTACTTGTCGAAAAAACAGTATAGCTGTCAATCAAGTCTTTCAAATCGGGTCTGTCCTTGATAAGCTTTTTACGTTGCGCAGCCGTAATTGAGGCTTTTTCGGTTACATTACAATCAATATTATAATATACTCCGTCGTCGCTCTTCAAGATGCCATGTTCCCTATTCTGAAGTAACATAGCAATGTTTGACTTGTTTACTTCTGCTTTTTCCTTATACTCATCCGCTTTTTTTCTGTACACCGCTTCTTGGCTTTTGTTTGCGAGATAAGACGTTATTTCATGTTTAGCAACCAAATTTCTTGAAAAGTCAGCAGTATTGCCGTTTGGCTCTATATAAGTAATAAGAGTCTTTTGAACATCCGTGTTAACGGTCTGCGGAGGCGTTTTAGTCTGAACATTGTTGTACCAAAATTCAGATGCAGCCGTCATAATCCTTTTATCCGTTTCTTCATCTCTGAATTCAAGATGCGAATAAAAATTGTTGTAATTGTTGTCAGCCGCACAACAGATAACGGCAAAGTCGTAATCTCCGACAAGCATATAATCGGAAATTTGGTCCTTGTAGCCTTCAGGATAACCATCGGTCCACTTTTCTGCAATCTGATACGGAGAAGAAGTTTTACATTCAAAAATGCCTTCAAGCACCTTTCCGCTATCGAGAGTAAAACGAATCAAAAAGTCAAAGTCGGCAATCAAAGCAGGACATTCGGGGCAACGATACATATTCGTATCTCTGACGCACTTAACATCCGTTATATTTATGATTTCGCCGTATTTTTCTGAAAGCTTTGTTTCAAAAATGGATTGGTATTTGTCCCAAAACAATCTTTTTTCAAACTGTTCGGCTACAAACTCTTCCATTTTGTGCCCAAAATCAAAGAGATACTCTTTAGCACTGTCAGGTTCGGGAGCATCTACAACGGGTAACTCATTGGTTTTATTGTAATACAAATCAAGAACCGTCTGATAATGGTTATCTCCTAAAAGAATTCCGACATCGGAGCCTCCGATACCGGTAGTCCTTATGCTTTCCCAAACGTTCTTTCTAAACCGGTTCTTTCTTTGAAGTTCCCAGTCTATAGAAGACATTGAGCCATCAGGATTGTTAATGGACTTAACATCAATCTCGTCCTGAGTATATAAATGTCCGTCCGGTGCAGTTAAATCCGCACAATTACAAATGACGTCAGGTATACGCCTTTTTCGATTAACGTCAAAAACGTGCATTTTAATTCTCCTTTTTCTTTAAAAACATTGAGTTATGCCGAGAAAAGAGAAACTTGATTTTCGTCTCTGCTTTTCTTGAGCCATTCGCAAGACTTTGTGTCGTAAAGCTTGAAATCAAGCGACATAGCGTGAGCTATGTTATTAGCCAAATTCCAACTATCCATTTCATTCTTTTTGATTGTTTTTTCAAGAATCCTTGTCAGCGCCAAGTAAATGAATTTGGCTGTTGTGGTTCTGCCTCCTGTAAACATATCTCCTATTTCCTCTGCAATTTCCATTGCAGCGGGCTTCGGAAGACATAGCCTTTTGGCTATATTCAAAAAGCACTGTTTGGGATAATTTACTTTAATATAAGTAAGTCTTATAAGGTTCTCCGCACTCTTTTTAAACATATCCATCGACATTTCAAGGTTTTCTCTTACTTTTTTTATGCTGTTGCAGCCCTTGTGTATAGCGACAAGCGGAGACCCGGCAAGTATGCTGTAAAATGCGCCGTTCTCATCTACACATTTAAGACAAGGGTAAATGTTAGCTCCGCTGTCCGATGTGTTGCTTGTGCATATCCTTATCGTGGGGGCTACCAGACGAAGGCTTTTTTCGAACGTTTCGCCAAGAGCCGTCTCATAAACATCTCTGACCTCTTGCTCGTTTGCCAAACTATACTCACAAAAAGCAAACTCAGGTGAGAGCGACCCGCAAACATATGTGATGTTCGGAAATCTTAAATGCAACACCTGTTTAGCTGTTTCGAATACCTCGTCGATGTTTATAATCGCGTATTGCTCTGAGTGCGCGGCGTATACTTCGCCTTCAAGCTCATTTAAAATCATATTGCCTGCGCGATACGGAAAACAAGTGTTGAGGACTTTAATCCAGTCTTCATTATTGAGTTCTCCTATTGTCACACCGCCTATTCCGGCTCGTATAGGAAGACTCTGCTTGCCGTTTCCGTTAAGCAGATGAGAACTTTTACTTTTCAAGAAAAGTCTTTTCTCGCCTTCTTCGTCATAACCCTCTGAAACTCTTGCAGAGTTTATAGGTTCATAATACCATTTTGTTGCATCCGTAAACTCTTTTGTCATTTTGACAAACTTTTCTTCATCCATTGTGAAAAGCTCTCTGTTAAATTGTTTATCCATAAATAATTCTCCTTTTTAATACTTGCGATTTTTGTAGCTGTTATGCCGCAATATCGCTGTAATCACTGTATTCCGAATACATTTCCTTAATTATTTTCCGTCCTTTTTCAAGACGACTTCTGACTTGTTTAACAGTCATACCCAACGTTTCAGCCGTAGCCTGCAGCGTCTTTTGACAATCCTCAGCTGCAATACCGTAGTACGTAAGCACTACATCACCTATTCTGTCGGGCCAGCTTTTTATGCTGTTGACAAACTCTTTGTCAAGTTCTACATCTTCAAACTGCTCATATTCATTCGACGGGTCGGGTATTTCAATTCTGCTCTCTTCATCATCGAGCTTAAAGCCGTCAATGTAGAGATATGAAATTTTGCTGCCGGAATTATTTTTTGCAACCTGTTCCTGCTCGCCGTTATCGTTTTCAACAATGGCTGAACCTGCACTTTTAATCGGTGCGGAATCAATTTGAGCAGACTTTAAGTCGCCGATAACCCAAGCCTTCAAATATCCGGCGAAGTTTTTAAAGCAGTTTTCTTCAATCTTGAATGTCTGTATAGCAGACAAGACTGAGAGACATATTACTTGTGTAACATCGTCACTGTCTGTATTGCCGTTCCACATATGGAACTTCTGTACCATAGCGTTAGGGTTCCAAGAATGAAGCGCATACGCCATTATTTCGAGCGTCGCTTCTCTGTTGCCTCCCTTGGCCTTTATAACAAGGTCGTCCAGCCTCTTGTAATACAGATACTTTTTACTTTGGAATTCAGCCACAAACACAGATTTGTAGATTTTATTCATTTCGCGTAAAAGATTAAAACCGCATCCTGTGTCTCTTTCCGTATATTCGTCATTTTTTGCTTCTACAAGTTTGAGCTGATTTTCTTCAAACTCATCGCGACTCATTCCGCAAATATAGTCTTCAAGCGAATACTCTTTTGTTGTCTTTTTTGCCATAGCTTAATTTACTCCTTTCGGTTTTTATTTTTGTTTTATAATTTTTGCAAATAAAAAAGAGTCGCAACATTGCAAAGATGCAACGGTACGACTCTATATTTTTTTTGACTTATAAATAAAAAAATCTGCCACCCTTTCGAATAGCAGATATGAATTATTTTTTATATTTTTATTATGACATAAGTATATCATTATGTTCTCTGTTTGTCAAGAACGCATTTGCTCTCAGACCCTTATTTGGGAAACAACATCATATAGTTTTTGCAGATGTCTGTCCCTTTCTTGGTGTGAACTACTCGGTATTAAAATACCGAGTAGTTCACGATTTGTTGACACGAATCAAAAAAGGTGATATATTATTAGTATAATAAATAAAATAAATAAGATGCATATTAGCTATAATTCTCATTCGTGGGAATTATGGCTTTTTTTGCGTTCTGAGGGAGGAAATAAGTTATGGAACTTATTATTAACAATTCAAGGGAAATGAATGAAATTGATGAACAAATCAAAAAGTTAAAAGAACTTCTTGAACTTCAAATGGAAGTAAAAGATAACATAGTTTATTTAACTTTTATTGGAGTCGAAGATTTAGTGGAAATGACAGGATGGGGAAGAAATACTGTGAACAAATTGTTTGACGAACCGGATTTCCCTTGTTGTGATTTCGGTAAAGAAAAGAAAGCGGAAATACACGCCGTTTTACAGTATTTTAGCAAGCCTCATAGGAAAACAGCTTAATAAATTGAAAGAACAGCGGTATTGTGGTATATTAGTTATACGCAATATCATTGTTCTTTCGGCGTGAATAAAAGGATTTTTGAAAATTGAAAGGAGTTTTAATTACAATGGCACGCAGAAACAACGGTGAAGGTACAATTTATTACAGCGAATCAAAGAAACGCTGGGTAGGACAAATCGCCCAGAAAGACTATTTAGGAAATGTTAAGAGAAAAACATTCTATGGGAAAACAAAAAAGGAGGTATCGTTAAAGGTAAAAGAAGCGTCTATTGAAAATGCAATGGGAATAGTAGATGCTAATAATATTACTGTCGGTCAGATATTAAACAAATTTATTGTGCAAGAAGAAGCACTTAATCGTCTCACTCCCAACACAATGCTGCGAAAAAAGGCAATTGCAAAAATCATTCTTGCTCACCCAATATCCGATATGCCGATAAACAAAGTGTCTGAAAATGATATAATTAGATTTTTAAGCACTTTGGTTGACTATTCCGATTCTGTTATAAAAAAGGAATATCAACTATTAAAAAAAGTCTTTGCGATAGCAAGATACAAAAAAATAATATATGATGACTTCTTTTGTAGCGAAAGTATGGTAAAACAGCCTAAAAGCTCAAAAGAAACAAGAGATGTAACGGCTTTTACACTTGAGGAAGAAAAAGCATTTCTCAAGGCTCTTGAAAGTGAGTCAAGAATAATAAACAAATTCCCAAACGATTACACTGTTCAGTTTTTAATTGAATTATTTGCAGGCTTGCGAATGGGTGAAATAAATGGATTGTATGTTGAAGATATAGATTTTGAGAACGACAAAATTTATGTTCGCAGAACAATAACTTCAAATGGTAATGATAAAGGCATTGTGGGGAGAACTGCAAAGACAAAAGCGGGTGTTCGTCAAGTCGCAATGGTCGGTTTTTTACGAGATGTCTTAGCTTGGTATATAACATATCAGTACCCAAAGCTAAAAAAGTCTAAAGAATACCCGAAATTATTGTTTGTAAACCAAAGTAAAGGTTCAACAGGAGTAATAACTACATGTCAAGTAAACGAAAGATTTAAGAGGATTTGCGATAAGTACGGAATACGGTCAGGAGATAGCGTAAATCAGCACATGCTTAGACATACTTTTGCTACAAGAAGTATGGAAAGCGGAATGGCTTATGATGTACTTCAAAAAATGATAGGACACAAGAGTATAAAAACTACAATTGATACCTATTGTGATGTGTTTGAGGCAAACGAACAAAAAAATGTAAATATTATGAATACATATTTACAGGAAAACAACTTAGTTTATACGCCTGAATAA